GTTCTGAAGAGTGGGCTGGTGTGGCATTACCATTGGTAAGAAGAGTTTTCGGAAGCATCGCTTCTAAAGAATTCGTTTCTGTACAACCAATGAACTTGCCTTCAGGTCTTATCTTCTACATGGACTTTAAATATGGTTCAAACCCAGCGGGTAATCCAAACTTTACTGGTTCTTCATTGTTCGGTAATAGTGGAACTTTTGGTAAAGATTCTTTAGATGCAAACACAAACAAATTAGGTTCAACTCAAGCAGCTGAAGGTGGTTTGTATGGTGCAGGTAGATTCGGATACACTATCAATAATCAAACATCTGCTGTAGTTGCAACTATTGCTTCTGCATCTTTAGCAGACCTTTCTTATGATTTATCTGATTCTACTGTTTCTGCATCTTATGCAGCTGACAAATTAAGAAAATTAACGGTAGCATTACCTGCAGGTGCAGATTGGAATGGTGTAAGAGCATTTGAATTAATTCATTCTGGTTCTGGATATGTAACAATTCCTGAATTGACGGTTAAAAATGGTTCAAACGTATCATTTGTTGCATCGTATACTTCGGCTAACCCATTAGCAGGTTTTGCAACAGTTGGTACAACTTTGTATTACCACGCTCAACCTACAGCAGCTTTAAGAGGTGACTTCGAAGATAGAGGTAATGATTTAGCTATCCCAGAAATCGAATTAGAATTGAAATCTGAGCCTATCGTTGCTAAGACAAGAAAATTAAAAGCTATTTGGACTCCTGAATTAGCTCAAGACTTAAACGCTTACCATAGTGTAGACGCTGAAGCTGAGTTAACTCAAATGTTGTCTGAGTACATCTCTTTAGAAATCGACTTAGAAATCTTAGAAATGTTACAACAAAATGCTTTCACAACTGACTACTGGTCTTCTAAAGTAGGATATGACTGGAATGGTGCTGGATTCTCTATTGATTCTTCAGCAGCAGCAGCATCTGCTTACACTAAGAGTACTTGGTATCAAACTTTAGGTATCAAATTACAAAAGGTATCTAACAAAATCCATCAGTTAACAATGAGAGGTGGTGCTAACTTCGTAGTAGTATCTCCAAACGTTGCAACTATATTGGAATCAATGAATGGTTTCTCTGCTAACCCAGGTAAAGACGCTTTATCTTTCGCAGCAGGTGTTTCTAACATCGGTTCTATCTCTAACAGATATGACGTTTACAAAAACCCATACATGACTGAGAACGTATTATTAATGGGCTTCAAAGGTTCTAACTTCTTCGAAACAGGAGCAGTTTACGCACCATATGTACCATTGATTATGACTCCATTAGTTTATGACCCAACTAACTTCACTCCAAGAAGAGGTGTTATGACTAGATATGCTAAGAAAATCGTAAGACCTGAGTTCTACGGTAAGATTATCATTGATGGTTTAGACACTCTTTAATCTTTGAGTAGATTAGATAAGTAATAGACTTACAATAAAAGAAAAAGGGAGAGTAGAAATACTTTCCCTTTTTTGTTTTATATTTATAGTAAATTATAATACAATGTCATACCCTGAACCACGTTATCATAGACAAGAAACTGCAAAAGAATATACAAAAATTTATACATTACGACAAGAAGATGGTATGTTGGGATATATTTCAGCAGGCCAATTTGCAACAACCGGGTCAAACGAATTAATAGGAACACAAATTATAAGTGGTAGTTTACAATTGAGTGGTTCGTTATATGTTAATGGTCATAAACAATATAATTATGGCCAATTCTACGATTTAAATTCACAAAGCGGTTCATCTGGTTCTATTCAATCAATGCAAATTAGAACGACAGACTTATCAAACGGAGTATCAATAGTAAGTGGTTCACAAATAAAAGTAGAAAATGCAGGAGTTTATAATTTACAATTTAGTGCTCAATTAGAAAATACTGCAAATGTTAATATAGTATTTTATATTTGGTTTGCAAAAAACGGAGAAAATATTCCAAATTCAAACACACATGTTGATGTTGCAAAAGCACAATCGGCACATTTGGGTAAACAAGTAGCTGCTTGGAATTTTATATTTGATTTGGAAGCAAACGATTATGTTCAAATAAAATGGTCGTCTGATAATAATGGTGGAATATTACATTATGATGCAGGAACACCATCAATTCCAGGAACACCATCGGTAATTACAACGATTACACAGATAGCATAACATTCTTTTTTTATTCTTATATTTATAGTAGTAAAACTATAAATTTTAAGTAATGTCTGTAAACACATATTGGACGGGTTCATCTGCATCAGAATTTTCATCATCGGTCGTATTATCAATTGCAACTCCATTTGGATTGTATGATAGTGATACTGATTTTAGAAACGATGCTCCAAAAACAGCAACTTGGGTAGCTAGAAGATTGGGTTATCCTATTGTAAATATTGAATTAGATAATCAACAAATTTGGGCATGTTTTGAAGAATCAGTTTCCGAATATTCCGCACAAGTTAATCAATTTAATATTAGAAATAATATTGACATTCTAAGAGGACAACCTAAAGGTAAAGTTTCAAATTATTCACAAACACTTGTAGATGGTTCATTTTTACCAACTGCAGTTCGTATGTCTCAACAATATGGAACTTTGGCAGGAGTTGGTGGTAATACTGCAGTTAAAAAGGCATATGTAAATTTAACATCATCTGTTCAAATATATGATTTAATAAATAATGCATATGATGCAACAACTGGAAATAGTATTTCATCATCGTTATCAGGTTCAGCATCGACAATAGATGTATTCAAAGTATATCATGAAGCAGTTCCTGCAATTACAAGATTCTTTGACCCATATTCAGTAGGTGCACAAGGTACATTGAATTTAATGAGTGAATTAGGATTTGGTAATTTTTCACCTGCTGCACAATTCTTAATGATGCCAATATATGAGGATGTATTGAGAATGCAACAAATTGAATTTAATGACCATATTAGAAAATCAACATTTAGTTTTAATATAGTAGATAATAAATTAGAAATATTTCCAGTTCCAACTGGTATGGGAAAAACCAGAGTTTATTTTGAATATATTAGTAGAGATGAATTTGAACACGATTCACAAACCATTCAAGCTGATTCACTTTCCGACTATTCCGACATTCCATATGATTTTATTCAATATGCAAGTATAAATGATGTGGGTAAACAATGGATTAGAAAATATACTTTAGCACTTGCAAAAGAATTATTAGGAGCAATTAGAGAAAAGTATAGTTCAGTTCCAATTCCAGATGGTGAATTACAATTAGATGGTGCAGCATTGAGAGCAGAAGCTCAAGTTGAGAAAGATATGTTAGTTGAACAACTTAGAGGAAATTTAGAAGAAATGAGTAGAAAAAATGTGATGGAAAATAAAGCACATGAATCTACACACCACCAAGAGATGTTAAGAAAAGTTCCTTTAAAATTATATGTAGGATAATATGCCAAAATTTGCAGTCGGTAGAGATATCGAATTATTTAAGAGTTTTGCCAGAGAAGTGGTAGACGATGTTGTAGAAAACATTGCAGTTTTGTTTAAAGTAAATTTGAATGAAACTAAAGTAAACCTATATGGTGAATCTACAAATAAAACATGGTATCCAGGAGTAGAATTAAATGTACTAATCAACAAATCAGGCCAATCTGCAGGATATGAAGGATTTGGTTCGGATGTATCACAAAATGTAGAATTTAGATTTGATAGATGGATGTTAGAGGAAAAAAATACATACCCAGAAATTGGTGATATCATTTTCTTTGACCAATCTTATTATGAAATCGATAACACTACTGAAGTTCAATATGTAGGTGGATTACCATCTAACAATTTTAGTGTAGTATGTTCTACATTTATGGTAAGAAAATCGTCTTTAAACATTGAAGAAAGAGTAAAATAATATGTCTACAAACCCACTTAGGAAAGACCTAAATAGAGCAGAGCAAGTCAAAGTTACTAAACAAGATTTGAAACAGAGTGTATCTCTTTTTGATATAGACTATGCAATGATGTCTTATTTAGAAGAAACTGCATTACCAAAATTGGACGATAATGGTAAGTCAATAAGTATACCAGTTATCTATGGTAATTCGGAAAGATGGAAGGGTGCACAAAGAGATGGTATTTTTAGAGATAACAAAGGTAGAATACAATTACCCTTAATGATGATTCGTAGAAACTCAATCTCAAAAGATGAGTCTATGCCAATGTTAAATCGTCATGTGTCATACCCAACGGTTACTAAATGGTCTAAGGATAATAGATACGATAGATTTAGTTTATTAGGTTCTGCAGTAAAACCAAAATATGAATTGTATAATATAACAATGCCTCAATATGTGGAAGTTACTTATCAATGTATGGCTTGGACTGCATATACTGAACATTTAAATAAGGTAATAGAACAATTACAATTTGCAGGTAGTTTCTGGGGAGATAAAGATAAATTCAAATTCAAAGTAACTATGTCCGATTTTGAAGTTATAAACGAAGTTGGAGAAGGAACGGAAAGAATAAATAGAATTGAATTTTCATTAGCAGTTAAAGCATATTTACTTCCAGAAAAATTTGACGGAGAAAATACTATTAAAAAGTCATTCTCAACTAAAAGAGTTGTTATGTCTACGGAAGTTGATATTACAAGTGGTACTGGTAGATTAGAAGGAATATTGACTACACCATCACCATACTACGACAATAAAGATTTAATTGATTACTTATCAATTAACAATAACTTGTCACAAAACCCAACAATGGATAATACTATAACATTTCAAAATATAAAGTTAATTGCAACACCAACAACATTATCCTATGTGGTGACATCCGGTGTCGATATTGATGATGTGTTATATGATTTGAAACTTTATATAAATGGTGTAAGATATTATGACCAAACACATTTTACTGCATCTTATTCTAATTATAATTTGACATTTAATTTTACTACACCATTTGATGTAGATAGTGGGGATGAAATTGTAATTGTAGGTAAATTTATTGAATTAACATAATGAAAAGAACATTATTAGATATAACTCAAAAGATGTTCAGAAAACCTGGAAATGCAATATTAACTCCAAAAGATTTATCACATCCTGATTATTGGATTTTTGAAGCTACTGGTTGGAGATTTGTAGATATATTGAGAGAAATAGAATTAAGAGAATCACAAGATAGATTAAGGGTTTATATAAATACTCAAAACATAAGTGCAAGAGATTATATAGTTGAACAGGGTGGTACTGGATTGTTATTGAAATTTAAAAGAGATAGTTTTGGATATCAATTGGACTCACAAGATTTTATTGAAATTAAAGGTGACATAGAAAGATATGCTTAGACAATTTAATTCAAATAGTAGAAAACTAAATAGAGTAATCAAACAAATCAATTTAAACAATTTGAGTGGTTCTGGATATTTGGATAATATATTAAGTGATTATACTTCACAAATAAATTTTTCGGCATCAATAGACGGAAGGGGAACTATATTAAATCCACTATCAGAAATAGAAACTGGTTCTGCCGGTCAAAATGGTTATTCAAATTTACCAAATGAATTAAGTGCATCGATTGAATATGTGTACAAACCATCATTTGATGCAAGAATACCGACTAAATTTAGTAGTAGAACAAAATCAAATCAAAATTCTATTAAATTAGTAAATAATAAAAATAAAATAAATAATTTTTATCAAGAGATATTACAACATAGTGCAAGAATGGTTGAAAGACAAATTGACGAATTTAACAACTCAGAAAATACACTTACAATTTACAATGTTAGTTTAGATTATGGAACCGAAGGTGCATCATCGGATAACTTTGAAGTTTTAGTTTATGGTTTACATATTCCTGGAGATTATACCATTACCCAAATTGGAAATAATGTAGTTGTAAAATTGAATGATGAATATATAGATTTTGATTCTGTCACAATAAATGATATTTATGTTATAGGCAAATTAAAAGAATAAAAGATATTTATAAATAATGGCAAGTTTAATAAGATTAAAACAAATAGAAAGTGGTTCTTCGTTACAAGATGCAGCCGATATCGGACAAGATTTTAGTTCGTCTGTATTTGAAATTATAGATGGAGCAGGTTTGTTTTCATCATCTGCACAAGTCAATTTAGTTTCGGCATCTAATTATGATGGATTTGTTGTTCAATTGGATATGACAATGAGTAGTGATTTGGAAGCATCAATAATAAGTTCGTCAATTTCACAATCAGTTGCATTATTATCTCAAACATATGTTACAACTGCATCATTGGATACATTAAGTTCTTCATTGGCAGTAACAGATAGTCAAAGTTTATATTTGATTGGATTATTAAGTTCATCCGTTCAGGCAACTACTGGAGACTTTAGTTCATCTGTTGCATCTCAATTTAGTAGTTCTTACGCAACGATTTACTCAATCAGTTCTTCAATGAATACAACTATAAATGATTTAAGTTCTTCAGTTGCAACTTCTTTGAGTGCGTCAGAAGCTGGCCAATTGGAATTAAGTGGAGCAATTGCAACCACAATAACAAACTTAAGTTCATCATTTGATACAACTATTGACAATCTAAGTTCTTCTATATTCACATCATTAAGTGCATCGGAAGCTGGACAAACTGCATTAAGTGGAGCAATTTCGACAACTATTGACAATCTAAGTTCTTCTATATTCACATCATTAAGTGCATCGGAAGCTGGACAAACTGCATTAAGTGGAGCAATTTCGACAACTATAACAAACTTAAGTTCTTCAGTTGCAACTTCATTGAGTGCATCGGAAGCAAATATAATTTCAATCAGTTCTTCTATCAATACATCAATTAGTAGTAGTGATGCAAGATTTGCAGGATTTAGTAGTTCAATTGATACCACGATATTGAATAAGATAAATGCAGTTGGTGTAATTAGTTCTTCTGCACAATTAACAGGTGCAACATTGAAGGGTATTACGATAGCACCGGTGGATTCCGATTCTTACTCATTAATTATAAGTGGTGCATTGGCAGTAGTAAACGCAACTGGATTACAAGATGGCACGTTTGGAGATACGGATTCGACAGTTCCAGCTCAAATTTACTTAGATGGAAATCCAACAACAGCATCGGTTCCACCACCGCCAGACCCATCAACAAATAATCAACCTAATTCAAATCAGATAGATATGGGTGAATTTTAATATAATTGAAAAAAAAACTAAAATAAAAAATAGGATTTCATAATAAAAATCATATTTATTACCGAATAACCTTAATTAAGAGAATAACAATACAATATGGCACAAATCATTAGACACAGACGTGGTAGTTTAGAAGCCCTTTCGGCAGCAACCTCATCGTTTCAAAAAGGTGAATTAATAATCGTATCAGGTTCGTCAAACATTACAGCAACCAATGGTTCTGGTATGGTGTTTGCAGCCGTAGAAAGTGGTTCGATACAAGCAGTAAATAGATTTATGATTGGTGATAACGCACCAAACACATTTGCTTCAAGTACATACAACGGATTAGTTAAAGGTGTTCCTTACTACGCGAGTGGTAGTTCAACTTTATATTTACTTGGTTCTGACGGAAATGATATTCCAGATTTAACAGGTAACATTAGTAACTTCAGTGCATCAGTAGTAACATCATTCTCAGCAAGTAATGCAAGTATAACTTCATTATCTGCTTCAGTTGCTTCGGTAACTGGTGATTTTAGTTCTTCAGTTGCAACTTCATTCTCTGCAAGTAATGCAAGTATAGTTGCTTTATCTGCTTCAGTTGCTTCGGTAACGGGAGATTTTAGTTCTTCAGTTGCAACTTCATTTAGTGCAAGTGAGGCTAGTTTAACTGCATTATCTGCATCGGTTGCATCAGTAACAGGAGATTTTAGTTCTTCAGTTGCTCAAACATTTACAACTCAAAGTCAAAGAATTTCTTCGTTAGAATCATTTAGTGGTTCTCAATTGACTCAAAATAGTGATTTAGCAACTATTACCGGTTCATTGATTAGTTCAGCATCAGCTGCTAAGACAACAAATGACTCACAAGATGTTTCTATAACAAACTTAAATTCATTTAGTGCAAGTACAATAACTTCACTTACGGAATTAAATTCATATTCATCTTCATTAAAACAAGCATTTACTGCAAGTGGTACAAGTGTAACATTTAGTGGTGATGTAACTATTCCTGGTAACTTTACAGTTAGAGGTACTCAAACTATTGTAGATTCTACAACTGTTCAATTGGGTGATAATATTATCGAATTAAATGGTTCATCGGTAGCAAATGGTGGATTATATGTAAAAGATGCAACCGCACCAAATACTGAAACTGGTTCAATAATTTGGGATTCTACAAATGACTACTGGAAGGCGGGAGTTAAAGATTCTGAATCTAAAGTTCTTTTAGCCGGTGGAGATAGTGTAGTTAGTGGTTCATCACAAATTACTATTTCTAATACAACCGGATTTACTGATTATAGTGGTTCGGTTTCTGCATCATTAGCAGAAATAACTGCAAATGTTGGTAGTGGTGTAGGAGTTTCAATAACAAATTTAAACTCATTTAGTTCTTCTACATTAGGTAGATTATCTAATATAGAATCATTCAGTTCTTCGGCTGATACAAGATTTACTGAAATTGGAGTTGTTAGTGGAAGTTTAATTACTTCAGCATCGGCAGCAAAAACAACAAATGACACACAAGATGGTAGATTAACAAACTTAGAAGCAACTTCTGCAAGTGTTAATACATCGGTTTCAAATTTAAATTCAACAACTGCAAGTTTAAACACTTCGGTATCTGCTTTAAATAGTTCATCTGAATCACAACAAATTAGTATAGATGCATTAAACACATTTAGTGGTTCTACATTGGGTAGATTAACAAACTTAGAATCAACTTCTGCAAGTGTTAATACGTCAGTTTCTAATTTAAATACATTTAGTGGTTCATCTTTAATTAGATTTACAAACTTAGAATCTACATCAGCGAGTGTAAATGATTCAATTGCGGCTTTAAATTCTTATACATCTTCTAATACTTCTACAACCGCATTAAATGCACATACTGCATCTGCAAACGAAAGATTTACTGAAATAGGTGTAGTAAGTGGTTCATTGATTAGTTCAGCATCAGCTGCTAAGATAACAAATGACTCACAAGATGTTTCAATAAGTAATTTAAACACATTTAGTGGTTCTCAGTTAACTCAAAATTCAACTTTAGCAACTTATACAGGTTCGGTTGAAACAAGATTAACAGAAATTGGAGTTGTAAGTGGAAGTTTAATTTCTTCAGCATCAGCTGCTAAGATAACAAATGACTCACAAGATGTTTCAATAACAAACATAAATTCATTTACACAATCATTCTCTCAATCAGTTGCAACTGACTTCAGTGCAAGTGATGCTAGATTAGATGTAATTGAAGCTTCTTTAGGTGGTGGTGGTTCATTGGGTAGTAGAGTACTTGCATTAGAAACATCTTCTGCAAACTTAAATACTTTCTCTGCAAGTGTATTAACACAATTAACTGAAATAGGAGTTGTAAGTGGTTCATTGATTAGTTCAGCATCAGCTGCTAAAACTACAAATGACTCACAAGATGTTTCAATAAGTAATTTAAATACATTTAGTGGTTCATCTTTAACTAGATTATCAAATTTAGAATCTACCTCAGCAAGTTTAAATACTTCAGTAAGTAATTTAAATTCTACAACTGCAAGTTTAAATACATCGGTAAGTAATTTAAATTCTACAACTGCAAGTTTAAATACTTCCGTTGCAGAATTAAACTCTTATTCATCTTCATTAAAATCTGCATTTGAATTTACAGGTTCTAATGTAGTAGTATTAGGTGATTTAACTGTTAAAGGTACAACTACCGCAGTAGAATCTACAACTATCCAATTAGGTGATAACATCATCGAATTAAATGGTACAGGTGTAGCAAATGGTGGATTATTAGTTAAAGACCCAACTGCACCAAATACGGTAAGTGGTTCTTTACTTTGGGATTCTACAAACGACTATTGGAAGGCAGGAGCATTAGGAGCTGAAAGTAAATTATTAAGACAAGATGGTGATTCAGTAGTAAGTGGTTCATCACAAATTACAATTTCATCAACAACTGGATTTGACACATTTAGTGGCTCGATATCAACTGACTTTAGTGCAAGTAATGCAAGTATCACTTCATTATCTGCAAGTGTTGCAAGTGTAACCGGAGACTTTAGTTCATCAGTAGCAACTTCATTCTCTGCAAGTAACGCAAGTATCACTGCATTATCTGCAAGTGTTGCAAGTGTAACCGGAGACTTTAGTTCATCGGTAGCAACTTCATTCTCTGCAAGTGCAGCATCTCAATTATCATTGAGTTCTTCATTCGCAACTTCACAAGGAGTACAAGATGGTAGATTAGATTTATTAGAAACATCAACTGGAAGTTTAAATTTATTTACTTCTTCGATTGATACTACTATTAAAACTAAATTAGACGCTGAAACGGTTGTAAGTGGTTCATCACAAATAGACATAACTGCAACTACCGGATTTACTACATTTAGTTCATCAATTGAAACAAGAATTTCATTAATAGACGGAGGAACGTATTAATAATAAACAGAAAGAATAAATAAAAATATATGGCAACAAATAATCCAACTTCATCAATTTTACTGAAACGTTCAGGTGTCGCAGGTTCAGTACCTACAACCACATCGTTACAGGTAGGTGAAATAGCTTTAAATACCTATGATGGTAAAGCGTTTTTACATAAGTCAGGTTCAACCGATGAGGTAGTAGAAATCGTAGTTGCCGGAGCAACGGTAACCGGTTCAATTAGTCTTACCGGAGCAGTTAGTGCATCAATAGTATCAGCATCTACTTTCATAGGTAATGGTGCTCAATTGACCGGTGTAACCGCATCAATGAGACCTGATGATTTTGATTTCAACTCTGACCCATTTGCTGGAACAATAGGATATATTCAAGGTAGTGGTTCTCTTTACAAAGTAGCAACTACTGAAAATGCAATTGACTTTAGATATAACGATGTAACAATTGCAACTATCACAACTGCACAAGGATTTAGTGGTTCTCTTTACGGAATCGGTGATGTATTGGAATTTAGTGGTTCAGTAGCAAATAGACTATTCAATTTGGAAATATCAGCATCATTTGGTCCAGATGCAGGTCAATTTTAATATTACAAAAGATTATAATAAAACCCTCACCTTAAAAAGTGGGGGTTTTTCATTTTATAATATATTTATGTTCGTAGTATATACTACATTTGTTGTTAAATAACTTTAAAGACTTAGCCATATGGCATCAATTGTTCAACTGAAACGCTCTGCGTTATCGGGAAAGGTACCTGATACGGGTTCACTTAATTTAGGAGAATTAGCTGTAAATACTTACGATGGTAAGATTTACTTTAAAAAATCGGGTTCAATTGAATCGGTTGAAAGTGTATTAACAACAAATTCGGTAGTAACGGGTTCTATTAGATTAGAGGGAACTGCCTCTTTTGGTTCTCTACAAGTAAACGACACACTTACCGTCAATCATGGTATTAGTGTGATAAGTGGTTCATTGGGAATTACATCCGACCTAACAGTATTGGGTACGGTCAATGCAAGACAATTTAATATTGCAATAATTTCTTCATCTGTCCTTTTTGAAAGTGGTTCATCCAATTTTGGTAATAGTTTAGATGACACTCATACGTTCACAGGTTCGGTAAATATTACCGGTTCATTTTTATTAAACGGACAAGAAGTAGGTGGTGGTACAACTACCGGTTCATTTACTGGTTCATTTACCGGTGATGGTAGTGGATTAAGAGGAGTAGTAAGTGATGATATACCGAGAGATGGTTGGGATTACAATGCAAATAGTTCGGCATCTATAAGTGATTTTAATAGTGTATCGGATAAATATTATATAGATTTTGAACAATCACAATCAACTGCAGTAGGAACACCGGTTGGTTTTAAAGGATTTATGACAAATGTATCGGGTAGTACACAAATATTACCTACATTGAATAGTATTGATTTTGTAGTTGGAAATAATGTTGTTGCATCAATTGGAATAAATGGTATAGAATCCGTACCACCTGCAGGAACTGTAAGTGGTTCATCACAATTGACATCTTCATACGATACAAGATATGTTTTAAGTGGAAGTATTACTCAAACAACTTGGGATAACATTGCAAGTAAACCTTCTGGAATAGTAAGTAGTTCTTCACAATTAACATCATCAGTATTAGCCACAACGGGTTCTAATCTATTTGTAGGAACTCAAACTTATAGTGGTTCAATTATACCTGCAACGGATAATACATACGATTTAGGGTCTCCTACATACCAATGGAGAGATATATATGTTTCATCTGGTTCACTTTATATAGATGGAACAAAAGTTTTAAGTTCTACAAATCAAGAATTACAAATCACAACCGATGAAGGTCAATCTATTAAGATTTTAGAAGCAGGAAGTGATAGTATTATTTTACAATCTGCAGACGGAGATATTCAATTAAAAACATCGGGAGGTGGTAATTTATTATTCGACCCAACAACTGGATTAATTGATGTTAGAGGAACATTACAAATACAAGATGGAAATAAAGTAACATCTTCAGGAGGAAATGGTGTTGTTTTTGGAAATAATATAGTAGTGAGTGGTTCATTGGAAAGTACAGGAAATGTGAATGGTATAAATTTGACTACATTTAGTTCATCAATTGCAACACAAATATCAACAATTCAAACTAATACAGGTTCATCAAATGAAAGGTTAACAAACATAGAAAATAAAACAGGTAGTTTTGCAACAACAGGTTCTAATACATTCTTTGGAACTCAAACATATAGTGGTTCGGTTTATATTGCAAATGATTTAATTGTACAAGGTTCTTCGTCAGTTCAATATATCTCTGCATCATCGGTATCAATTGGAACAAACATAGTACAACTTAATACGGCAAATCCATCAGTTAGATTTGCAGGTTTAACTATAATAGATAGTGGTTCAGTAGGTGGTTCTGGGTCATTCTTATATGATTCGGTACAAGATGAGTTCATATTTGTTCATAGAGGAAACGGAACGAATGTAACATCATCACATTTTGTTTTAGGACCTGAGACATATGATAGTTTAGGAAATGAAACATATCTTACAAACAATAGATTACCAAAAGGAACAGGTAAAGAACATCTTAACGATTCAAATATTACCGATACAGGCACATTAATTACTTTGGGTTCAAATACAACAATAACCGGTACATTATCTGCAACTGGAACAACATTAGTAAGTGGTTCATCTCAAATAACTTTTAGTGGAATAAGTTCCCTTCCTACTTTAGTAAGTGGTTCTTCACAAATAGATGTGATGTCTACAACAAACATTACAAGATTAGCAACTACGGGTTCAAATACATTTATAGGAAACCAAACAATAACTGGTAACATATCATTAGGAGCAACAAATACTTCGTATGTAGGCCCATCTCAATATGGTGGGGTCATGTTTCCAAGAGGTGGTATATTATTCTCAAATACCAATAGCCAAAACCAAATGTATATGGCATCAAATGCATATTTGAATGCAAGTGGTGTATGGTCGTATAGAAATTCAGCACAATCAGCAGGATGGATGGCCATCGATGGTGGTGCATTTAGTGTTGCATTGGCCGGTAATGGTACTGCAGATGGTGCAATAACATTTACTACACCACTTGCAATATCAAATGCAGGAGTTTCAACATTTGGTGGTAATGTAATACCTGATGGAAATGGAACAAGAGATTTGGGTTCATCATCTGCAAGGTGGTCAACTGTTTATACATCGGATTTATCTTTAAATAATGGAATAGGTGATTGGACAATAGTGGAAGGTGAAGATGATTTATTCTTATATAATAACAAAAAAGGTAAAGTATATAAATTCGCATTAACCGAAGTTGACCCGAATGTGGCAACTCCTAAAAAATCATAAAATATGCCGTTAAATATAAGTGGAAATGTTGTCAATAGTGATATAGTAAAAACTTTTTCATATAAAAATATAATAATAAGAGGATTATATTTACATTTGGATGCAGGAGCTCCCGAATCTTATCCAGGTTCTGGTACAGTTTGGTATGATATGAGTGGTAATGCTAGAAACTTTAATATAATAGCAGGTGCATATAACTCATCCGGCCCACAATATATGGATTTTAATGGTTCATATGGCATGGCAAAAAATGCAGCTGATTTTTCTTTAGATGATACAAATGGTCTAACATATGTATTATGGACTAGAGTAAAAAATGCAAATGCCGATTGGAGAACTTTAACTCGTTCTTATACAAATAATCACCATGTTATTATTGAAAACGGTGGATGGGGGATTGGAATGTATGATAACGCCAATGCTACGGGATTTAATAACACCGGTTACTCTCAACAAAGTTTGCCAAACTATGGAACAACGAATTGGATTTGTATGTATTTTAGATGGAAATCAACTAGTCCTTATTATGAATTTTCATACAACGATACACCAGGAACAATACGTGGTTCTTTGACAAGTACAAATGCAAGACATATTAATGGATTCGGTGCAATTGGTGGGTATCATTCACAAAGTACAGACCCAAGTGTAGGAAGTCAATTTTGGGGAGATATTTCATCATTTATGGTATATAATAGAAGATTGACGGATTCCGAATTATTACAAGTATATAATGTTCAAAAAGCAAGATACGGTCTATAAAAATAATAAACTATGCCATTCGATATTGGAGGACAAATATACAACACAACTCACGCTGACTTACAAGATTATAAAAATATAATTACAAGGGGGCTGGTTTTACATTTGGATGCATCCGCATTAGAATCGTATCCAGGTTCCGGTACAAGTTGGTTTGATATATCAGGAAATAACAATCATAGTACATTAGTAAATGGTACAACCTATAATAGTTCAAATCAAGGAAACATTGTTTTGGATGGTGCAGATGATTACGTTGCAGTTGGTTCTTTTATGAATTATAATACATTTTCTATTTTATTATGGGTAAACCCTGGTTCAACTCAAAATATATACGCTGATATTTTTGATAATAATCATACAGGTACACAAAATTTTGTTTGCCAACAAAATGTAAATAATTTAAATCAATATGAATTTGCAATGTTAGGAACATCTACATCAAGTGGAACCGGGTTATTTACATTAACAGCAAATACTTGGACATTTTTATCATTCACATTTGATGGTAGCGTTGCTAGGGCGTATATAAATGGTTCATTAAGTGGTACAGGTGGTTCTATGACTCCAAATTATGTTTCACCATATTTTAGACTTGGAGCTTGGGCAGGAGTTGGTAATATACAAAGATATTGGAATGGTAGGTATGGAAATTGTTTACTTTATAGTAGACAACTATCAGTTAGTGAAATTAGTCAAACCTATAACGTACAAAGAAGTAGATTCGGACTATAATAAAAGAAAAAAGATATTATTATATTTATAAGAAACATAAAAGAATTAAATGGCAGCTATATTTCAATTAAGAAGAGGTTCAGGTTCAGTATCTTTAGTAGATGGTGAATTATATATAAACAAAGGTCCGAATTCGTTACAATACGCAGTAGGTGATGGAACCGAAATAACTTTAGCAAAATTAGATGAACTAAATACTGGTTCTTTATATTTAAAAGGTGGAATTTCTGCATCTGGAGATATTACTGCATCTAATTTATTTGTGAGTGGTAATGTTGTATTGGGTGGAACAATTACAATTGGTGATAATGATTCGGATAGTGTTATTTTTAATGCAGATTTAAGTTCTTCAATTATACCTGAGACAACTAACACTTTTGATTTAGGTTCTACATCTAAAGTTTATAGAAATATATACGCAAGTAATATATCAGCATCGGCATTTACTGGTTCTCTTTTTGGTATGGGTGACCCTTTATCTTTTAGTACATCGGTAGATAGTAGATTGGATTATTTAGAAGTCCCGTTTAGTACATCGGTTGATAGTAGAGTAGATTTATTAGAAAACGCAATGTCTGGTTCTAAAAGATTATATGTTTCTCCTGAAGGAAGTGACACTAATAATGGTAGTCAACAAAGTCCATTTAAAACGATTAAAGCAGCAGTTGAATCATTAGGTTCAGCAATTGCATCAAATATACAAAGAACTACGATTTTTGTAGGTAGTGGTAATTATACCGAAAACAATCCAATAGCAGTTCCACCCGGAGTTGCAATTGTTGGTGATACATTAAGAACGGTAAGATTAACTCCATCAAATCCAACAAAAGATTTCTTTCATGTACACGATTCAAACTATTTTTATGGTTTGAGATTTTTAGATTTAAAAAATCCTGCATTCTGTTTTTCATTCCCATGTTCTACTGCAACTGGTACAATAAGTGGTGGTGGTGTAAGTGGATTGACAATGATACATACCGAAAGTGGATATGTTGATGGTGAAAGTGTTAATGTAATTATAGAAGGACCTGATGCAAGCGGAAGTGTTGCAACTGCAACGGCAACTGTAAGTGGAGGTACTCTTTCAATTAATATGGTAAGTAATGGTAGTGGATATGTTGCAGGTGAAAAACCACATATATCAATCCAAGCACCAACATCAAAAAGACCACTCATTGGAACATCACCATATATTCAGAATTGTTCGTCAATCACAGGTCCTATAACAACAGATGGTACTGCTTTGTCTTTAAATCCAAATAGTCCAAATTATGCACCACTTCCATATAACATAAATGATGTAAGAAATACATCCAATGCCGTAATTGGTTCAGGTATAATAGATGAACAAGGAGCGGGTGGCGGTATTAGAATCGATGGTAACTTAGTAAGTGGTTCATCACCATTGGAATCATTTGTAGCAGATGCATTTACACAAGTTAATCAGGGTGGACCTGGTCACTTAGTAATTAACAAAGGATATGCACAATTCGTATCTTGTTTTACTACATTTTGTACCTATGGTTTCAAAGTAGCAAATGGTGGTTTTGCAAATATTTCAAACTCAGTAATTGACTTTGGTGCAAAAGGTTTAGTATCTAAAACATATTTCCCTCAAACATATAATACCGGTTCATCTTTACAAACATTGACATCAACAGTAGTTGGTGCAGTTATTTTAGAAAATGGAGCAGGTTATACGGGTTCAATTGCAAGTGTGACTATTAGTGGTGGTACAACGGGTACTCCAGCAACAGCGGAAGCAACTGTTAATGCAAATGGTTCAATTGATGAAATTGTAATTTTAACTACTGGTAGTTTATATACATCACAACCAAATCTTACAATTGCAGCACCAACTGGTCCAGGTGCAATCCAAGCAACAACAGTTGCCGGTAAAGCAAATATTAGTGGTATTGCTGCAATATTATTTCAATTAGAAAGTGGAAGTAGAGGTGTTGATGTTTCTTCGAATATGATTTTAAGTGGAACTGACTATTTAGTAACGAATGTTGCAACAGGTAGTAATTCAACTGAAAGATATGTAACAGTTTATCCTGCACCACCTTCAATTACAACCGGAGATAATGTTTATTTCCATCAATTATCAAATATCTCAACTGGTGGATTGGTAATGGAATATGTGGGTAGTGGTGTAACATACAACGCACTTCCAAAATTTGGTGGTGTTCCAAATAGAAATAGAGAAATTATTGAATATGCTCCAGGTAGAGTATTTTATTCAACGGTTGATAATATAGGTAATTTAAAAATTGGTGATTTCTTTGCAGTAAATCAATTAACTGGAGAAGTTACAATCGATGCAAACCAATTTAATTTATCAGGTTTAAGTGCAATCGGCCCATTCAAACGAAATGGTGTAGGTGTAGGTGTTGTATTAAATGAAGTTAGTAATAATACAACTTTATTAAATGCACAGGGAATTAATGGTGAAGATACCGTTCCAACACAATTTGCAGTAAAAGGATATATTGACATTAGAGATGGTAGAATAAATAATTTAGAAATATCATCGGCATCTTTAAACACATTTAGTAGTAGTGCATTAGATAGACTAACTAATTTAGAAACAACAACCGGTTCACATAATGGTAGATTAAATAATTTAGAAAGCAAATCTGCAAGTGTAGATATTTCAATTTCTAATTTAGATTCTTATACATCATCATTAAATAATGCAATTCAACTAACAGGTTCAACTGTTTCATTCTTAGGTAATATCGTTGTTTATGGAACACAATCCATAATCAACTCAGAAAACTTAGCAGTTGCCGATAACTTAATTTATCTTAACAATGATTCTTATGTAACAAACCCTGATTTGGGTATTGTTGGTAATTATAATGATGGGACATATGCACATACTGGTATTTATAGAGATGCATCCGATGGTGTTTGGAGAGTATTTAAAGGATATGTTCCTGAACCAAGTGGAAATATAGATTTATCAGACCCATCATATAGATATGCTGACTTTTATGCAAATGCATTAAGTGCATCAACATTAAGTGGTATTGGAAATATAACATTGTATTCTACATCCGTTAATAGTAGATTGGTTGAATTGGAAACAAAATCGGGAAGTATAGATAATTCGATTTCAATCTTAAATCAATTTACTGCAAGTGTAACGGCTTCATTGGAAAAAATATATCAAACAACATCTTCATTAAATACTGCAACTGCAAGTTTATATACTTCTGCATCTTTAATGACGGCATCGATTGTTTCATTATCATCATCAGTTGTTGCATTACAAGATTTTAGTGGAAATGTTAATAGTAGATTTACAACATTGGGAACATATACAGGTTCGGTTGATAGTAGATTTACAACATTGGGAACATATACAGGTTCCATTGAAACAAGATTGACTCAAATAGGAGTAGTAAGTGCTTCTTTAATAACAACTGCATCTAACCATGAACAAAGATTAGGACAATTAGAAAATAAATCTGCAAGTGTAGATACATCTATAACAAATATAAACACATTTACTCAATCGGTTAATGATAGATTTACAACTTTAGGAATTTATACCGGTTCGGTGAATAGTGATTTAACATCGATACATCAAACTACTGCAAGTTTAAATTTATTTACTGCAAGTGCATATGTATCGTTCTCTTTAATGACCGCTTCAATTGATGACCATGAAGATAGAATTACATATGTTGAAGGGACTCTTGGAATAACAGGTGGAAACCCATTAGTACCATTGAATGCATTCTCTGCATCTGCAAAAATTTCAATTGCAAATTTAGAAGCAGCAACAGGAAGTTATGAAACAATGGGTAGAGGAATTATTAGTGGCAGTTCTCAATTAAGTGGAACTACTATTACAGATTTAACTATTCTTAATTTAACAACAATTAGTCAAACTGCTTCTGTTATATTTAGTAGTGGTTCTAATAAGTTTGGTGATTTTAGTAATGACATACATTCATTCACAGGTTCAGTTGAAATAAGTGGTTCACTTACAACAATAGGAACACAAACATTAAATTCATTTACAGTATTAAGTAATGTAGGACAAAACTTAAACTTTGCAAATGACGATGCAGCAGCAATAGGTGGGGTTCCTTTGTACGGACTTTATAGAAACGGAAACTTTATAGTAATAAGATTAACTTAATAAAATATGAGCAATAATTTTTTAATATTAGATGGTGTAATTTCAGGTTCACAAACATTTACCGGTTCAATGGAAATAAAAGGTGGATTTAAATTACCATCTGTGGCAGGAACTGCAGGAACAACTGAAACAAAAATATTAGTTACGGATGATAATGGAAATATTCGTCAAAGAAGTAATTTAAGTTTAACAGGTCCAACGGGCCCAACTGGTCCAACGGGCCCAACTGGTCCACAAGGCACTCAAGGTATACAAGGACTTACCGGACCAACTGGAGCTGCAGGTGCTAAAGGAGATACAGGTGCAACTGGCCCAACTGGACCGGCAGGTACAAATGGAACTGCAGGAGCAACAGGACCAACTGGACCAATCGGCCCAACTGGACCAAAGGGTGATAAAGGTGATACAGGTACAGCAGGTACAAATGGAACAGCCGGAGCAACCGGACCAACCGGACCAACGGGAGCAAAAGGTGATAAAGGTGATAAAGGTGATACCGGTGCAACTGGACCAACCGGCCCAACCGGTGCAACTGGAACAGCAGGTACAAATGGAACTAATGGAGGTCCAGGACCAACGGGTCCTATTGGACCAACCGGTCCAACTGGCCCTGCAGGTGGATTTACTACCAATTCAAATGCACAAGTAAACTCTTTAGGAGTTGGTACCGCTGCAAGTACTACTGCTGGTGAAATTAGAGCAACTAACAACATCACCGCATACTATTCGGACAAAAGATTAAAGAAAGATATAGAACAAATATCGGATGCATTATCTAAATTACAACAAATAAATGGTGTTTTCTATACTCAAAATGAATTAGCAGAAGAATTTGGATATAATGATTATTCTAAACAAGTCGGAGTAATTGCACAAGAAATACAAGAAGTATTACCTGAAGCAGTTACATTTGCACCTTTTGATAGAGATGAAAACGATAATTCAAAATCAGGTGAAAACTATTTGACTGTTAGATATGAAAAAATAGTACCACTTTTGATTGAAGCTATAAAAGAATTATTAAATAGAGTAGAAAATTTGGAAAAGTAAGATATATTTAGTATATTGAATTTATATGAATATAAAACCAATTTTCAATTTAAATAATTCAATAGACCAGACAAACTATTATTCATTTGATAGTGCATTTACTGAAGAACAACTCGGTTGGATTTCCAATTTAGTTGAAAAGTATCCATTTGAAAAGGCAACAACGGTAGGAAATAATTGTGAAGATGTTGATATAATTAGAAAATCTAATATAAAATGGATACATCACGATAATTTATCGTATTGGCTTTACGATAAAATAGAAAATATGGTAGTTGAAGCAAATCAAATTTGGAATTTCAATATACATAGTGTTATCGATTCAATACAATATACAGAATATTTAGAAGGTGGTGGCCACTACGATTGGCATATAGATATTGGTCCTGGTTCAATAAACCATAGAAAAATTAGCATAACCATTCAATTATCAGATTCAGCTGATTATGAAGGTGGTGATTTTGAAATATGGACAGGTGGTGAATTTAAAAAATTACAAAGAAAAAAAGGATGTGGTATTTTATTTCCATCCTTTTTAATGCATAGAGTTACTCCAATTACAAGAGGTGTACGAAAAAGTTTAGTATTGTGGGTTGGTGGTGATTCATATAAGTAGTTTTTTTATATTTATATAAAAGTATAACATGCCATTATCACCAACAGGAACAATATCATTTGCAGACATAAATGTAGAATTAGGAAGAGGTTCTACGACTCAAATTGGGCTTAATGAAGCAGAAGCCGGAACTTATGGAACAATTAATACAAATAGTTCTTCTAGACCAGATGGTTCAACTCCAAATTCAATAAATGAATGGAGAGGGTATAATCATTATGCACAAGCATTAACTTTATATCAAGGTGCTGGTAGAGGAAACACACCTGCAAGTGCTTGTAATGATACGGAAAATCTTAGAAACTTCTATTCAAATTGTGGCCCATTTGAATTAGGTATTGGGTGCACAATATATACTGATACATTCCCTAATCCATTAATAGGATATGATTATGTAGTATTAGAGGGGTCAACATATAGTCTTTATAGTGGTAATGGACAAATATCAGGTCTCGCGGGTGAACAATGTTAAAAATAAATCTATTTACAAATCATTTATAAGTTATACTTATACAAAAGTAGATATATGCCATTACAATCATCAGGACAAATATCATTCGCAGATATAAATACAGAATTAGGTAGAACATCGGATGCTCAAATTGGACTTAATGAAGCAGAATCTGGCACTTATGCACCACTAAATCCAAATAGTCCAAATCGTCCAAATGGTTCAACTCCAAATTCAATAAATGAATGGTGGGGATATGACCATTATATTCCACCATTAACTGTGTATACAGGATGTGGTAGGTCAAATACAATCACTGGTGTATGTGATGATTCAACTAATGCAAATAGAATATTTTATTCAGATTGTGGCCCATTTGATTTTGGTGTAAATTGTTTTGTGTATATTGATACAAGTGCAACTCCATTACAAGGTTATGATTATGTTTATATCAATTCATTTACATGGCAAATAAACAATAGTACAGGCCGTATTATAGCATTTGCAGAAGACCAACCATGTTAAAAATAAATCTATTTACAAATCAACTTATTTAGTATATATTTCTATATTTATAAGGGTATAAGCAATTTCTTATACTTTAACTAAAAAAAAGAGTAAACTAAAATGGGACTTAAATTTAGACGTGGTAGTACCGCACAACAATCCGGTTCATTAGCATTCGGAGAACCATATGTGAATACCACATTGGGAACATTAGTAGTCGGTGGTGCTACTGGTGACATCGTATTATCATCAGCAGGTACAGGAAGTACTGGAAACTTCGGAGCTATTTCGGGTTCTGGATTAGACATTACCGGAAATGCAAATATCGGTGGTAATTTATCAGTAGGTGGACAATTAACAATTGGTGATAACACATCGGACACAATTAATGTAGTAGCATCTTTAAGTTCTTCACTTATTCCTCAAACAACAAATGTATTTGACTTAGGTTCTGCAAGTAAAATTTGGAGAGACCTTTATATATCAACGGGTTCAATTAAATTTGTAAATCCAGCCGGAACAGTTGTATCGACACTATCTGTTAATGCAGATGGTTCTCAAACTTTTCCAAGTGATTTAATCGTTAATGGATTAACGGTAGGTAAAGGATTAAATTCGGGATCTACTAATACTGCAGTAGGGGTAAGTGCATTAGGTGCAAATACGACAGGTACTACTAATACTGCCATTGGCCACACTGCCTTACAAAATAATACAACAGGTGTTTCTAATACTGCAATTGGTGCATGGACTTTAACTGCTATTACAACGGCAAACGCTAATACTGCCGTTGGTTGGGGTGCTTTAAGATATAATACTACTGCTAATTCAAATACTGCAGTAGGTTCAGGTGCCATGCAAAATAATACAACAGGTAATGGTAATACTGCAGTAGGAAATGCATCTCTAGCAACAAATACAACAGGTGTTAATAATACGGCTTTAGGTACAAATGCTTTGGCTGATAATGTTGGTAATTATAATGTTGGTGTAGGTGCACTTGCATTAAGACTAAATGTAAGTGGTAGTAGTAATATAGCTATTGGACATTCTGCTTTAGAATGGCATACCACAGGTCAAGGCAATACTGTAATTGGTGATACTGCAGGAAATTTAATTACTACGGGTTCTTACAATACAATAATTGGTAAATATACAGGTGAAGAATCTTTATCTAATAATATAGTTTTAGCAGATGGACAAGGTAATATTAAATATCGTTGGGATGGAACTAATAATAATATTTATGGTAATGTAAATGTAAGTGGTTCTATTACTGGACAAATATTATCAACTAATGGTATAGTTTCGGGTTCATCACAAATAACATACGCAGATATTAGTTCAATACCAGCAGGAATAGTTAGTGGTTCATCTCAAGTAACACTATCATCAACGACTGGATATGATTCAGTATTAAACCAAGCAGTATTAACAACATCATCTCCAACCTTCACAGGTTTGACAATTAATGGAGCAATTACGGCAACGGGTGATATTACAGCATACTATACTTCGGATAAAAGACATAAACATAATATCGTATTAATTTCTGATGCGTTATCAAAGGTAACTAAATTGAATGGTGTAACTTGGGAATGGAATGATGATGTGAATGAAGTAACAAAATCAACTCCTAATACTGGTTTGATTGCACAAGAAGTTCAAGAAGTTTTACCAGAAGTGGTGAAAGAAAGAGAAGATGGTTTTTTAGCATTAGATTATTCAAAAATGATGGGTTTAATGATAGAAGCAATCAAAGAACAACAAAAACAAATTGATTCTTTATTAATAAAGATAAATCAACTGGAAAACAAATAGATATTTATAAGGGTATAATGAATTTATTATACTTTAACTAAAAAAAAGAGTAAACTAAAATGGGACTTAAATTTAGACGTGGTAGTACCGCACAACAATCCGGGTCATTAGCATTCGGAGAACCATATGTGAATACCACATTGGGAACATTAGTAGTAGGTGGAGCAACAGGCGACATCGTATTATCATCAGCAGGAACAGGAAGTACCGGAAATTTCGGAGCTATTTCGGGTTCTGGATTAGATATTACCGGAAATGCAAATATTGCAGGTAATTTAACATTAGGTGGAGCAATCACAATTGGTGATGCATCAGCAGATACTGTAAATGTTGTAGCATCTTTAAGTTCTTCACTTATTCCTCAAACAGATAATGTATTTGATTTAGGTTCTGCAACAAAAAGTTGGAGAGATTTATACATCTCAACAGGTTCAATTAAAGTAGTATCAAATGGTGCAGTTGTATCGACACTATCTACAAATGCGGATGGTTCTCAAACTTTCCCTAATGGTTTATACTCTCAAGCAAATATACAAATTGGAGATGGTTCATATCTAGACGCTGGTAAATTTCAAGTTGGTAGAAGAGGAACTAGTCCTGACCAAAACGTTGTTTTAGGTATTGATGTAATGCCATTTTTGACAAGTGGTGTAGGTAATGTGGGTATTGGTAGACTTGCATTAAATAAATTAACAACTGGTACGTCTAATATAGGTGTTGGTGAAAGTGCAGGATATGGTATAAGTGGTAGTAATAGTCAAAATATTGCAATAGGATATGGTACTGCATTTAATATGACTGGTTCAAATGTGAGTCAGAACGTATTTTTAGGAACTAATGCGGGTACTTATCTGAATAATGGTATTTACAATACTGCAATTGGTGGTAATGCATTATTAGGTAGTATTGATTCTAATGATACCCCAACTAAAAGTACAGCATTAGGATATTCCGCAGGTGAATATTTAATAGGTAATAGTACAAACAACCTTTTATTAGGTGCAAATGCAGGCCCTAGTTCAGATACTACGGAAAGTTATAAATTGTATATAAGTAATGGTGATAGTGGTCAACAACCATTTATGCTTGGTAATATGGCAAATGATAGCAGAACATTATCTATCAATGCAGCAACAACTATAAGTGGTTCTGCGATTATTACGAATGATTTAGATTTGTACGGAAATAATATTAATTTATATCACAACGGTACAACTATAATAAGTGGTTCTACTATTCAATTTAGATATGCAGATTTTAACTTGAATGGACTTAGACCACCTACACTTGGACAAGGTTTAGCATTGGATTGGAGATATGGTGGAGTACCAACAGGAAGTGCAGGTGGTGCTTCGGTAGATTGGGTAATTGGTGGAACCGGTGTATCAAATCATACAATGTTGAGTGGTCATCCAAACGGACTTAATGTTAATATAGCTCCTCAAACAGGTGGTACACTTTATCACGATTTATTATTCCCAAATAATACAGGTTCGGATTATCCAGGATACCAATATACATTCCCATCGGCAAATGGTACCATTGCTTTAACAACGGATTTAAGTTCAGGAGCAACTTCGATAACCGCTTTAAATTCATTCACTGCAAGTTTAAGTACTACATCAAATGTAAGATTTGGTTCAATCGGAGTTGGTATGGATGCAAGTGGAACATCTGGTAGAATTGATGCAGCAAATGATGTTGTAGCATTCTCTACTTCGGATATTCGTTTGAAAGAAAATATCAAACCAATTGAAAATGCATTAGAAAAGATTTCTAAGATTAGTGGTAACACTTACGATTGGAGAGTAGAATTGAAAGATGTTCATGGATACGAAGGAAATGATGTGGGTGTAATTGCACAAGAAGTTGAAGCAGTATTACCACAATTAGTTCAAGACAGAGACAATGGATATAAGGCAGTTAAATATGACAAGTTAGTTGCATTATTGATTGAAGGTATTAAAGAACAACAAACACAAATACACTCTTTAACTTTAGAAATAGAAAAGTTAAAAGAACAAAAAGGTTTATAATAAATGTATGATGTTTACTACACAACCGCTGGAGGGCCTTGGTTCAACAGTGGTGCAGATATGTGGGTAACCGAATGGATAAAAGAAGTGGCACCTCATTTAGAAGTTAAGCCACTTCTTTTGTTTCATAGAAAGAGACCCGATAATTATGAAGAATTTCCAATTGATATAGACCATATTTGGGAAACCAATGAGTTAGATATTGATGAAATTCTAAAAGGTGCAAGAAACATTCATATATTACATGGACACTACACTCCTACGACCGCAATTCATAATAATTTAGATAGAATCAATTCAATTGTATTTCATAATTTGACAAAGGTATCAATGATGTCACAAATGAATAAAGATGAATATTTGCATTGGTATGGTAATTGGGAATGGGAAAGTGAATTGATAGATAAAATTAAAAATAAAGTTTGGGTAGGATTGTATCATTTTCCATACAAAACGGAAAACTTACATCATATTCCAAACACATATCAGTTTACACATAATAAAGAATTAACAAATAATACTAAGATAGGATTTGCAGCAAGAGCAGAAGGTAGAAAGAATTTGGAATATATAGACGGAATTGATTCATACATATCTACAAATTCAGAAACATTCAACAAGTATTATAGAAAAAAATATGGATATAAATTTGAAAAATCAAAAGTTTACAAATTTGACCATAAACATAAAGAAAGATTTTACGGATTAGATTGGGGAATATCACATTCTTGTTTTGAAAATGAACCATTTGGATATGGAATTTTTGAAGCAATAGATTGGGGCAAACTACCAATATTACATACAAAATGGGTAGACTTAATTGACTACAAATACAAAGCAGATAGTAAGGAAACATTTAAAGAAACTTACGAAATAATTTGTAAAGATGACTATGAAACCCGTAAAGTTGAATTTGACAAACTTAAAAAGTGGATGATATCTAATTTCTCTAATAAAGATGTATGGAAACAAAAACTTTTAGATATTTATAACGGAGATTAATACATAAAAATATGCCAAGGACAAACTTATCATTAGGAAATTTATTTAGAGCCGTTAGTGGTTCTGCAAGAAGTGGACAAGTATCATTAGGTGGATTATCAGGAACTGCAAATAATAGTTCTTTGATTGGTTTTGCAACCGATTCAATTACAGTTACACCACCTACATTTACATATATAGTAGAGAGTACAACTGAAAATGCACAATTTACATTTAATTCAACAGGTTCTTTATTTTATTCAAAAGTACAACAACAATTGAATAATTATACTTGTTCTTTTAATAATGCAAATTTTGCAACTGGTTCAAAATCATTTGGAACAGGTAATTCTGTTTTCCCAATAACTCCTGCATCAATTAACTCATCTAACTATTCGGAAGCTGCCGCTACATTAAGTATGGCATATGCAGATGGATATAATTTAGCAGCAACAAACTACGGAACTACAACTACAAAAGTATTATTTGCAGTTGATGTTTACAATACAATAAACGAACCAGATTTTTGTTTATTATTCGGTACACAAATCCAATTGGCAGATGGTACAATGGTAAATGTTGAAGATTTAAATATTGGAGACGAAATTAAATCATGGGTTCCTGCAGGATTACCTGATGAAACACAAGACCCAGAAAGTGACCAAGTTGAATGGAGATTTTATCACTCTGACGAATTATTAGGAACTACACAAAATGTAACAGTTAGTGATTTGACTTTTAATTTTGCAGAAGGATATTTTTCTTTAAATAATGGTTTAATAAAGGCAACTGAAACTCACCCACTATACGTTTGGGATAATGAGATTGGAAAATATAAGTTTAAGAATGTAGGTGATATTTTACCTGGTGATAGACTTGTAATGCAAGATGAAACAGAAGTTGAAATAAGCAATATAGAAATTGTAAGAGAAGATGTTGAAATTGTAACTGTAAATGTGGAAAATGCCGATGTGTATATTTCAAATGGTTTAATTTCACATAACAAAGGAACAACAACTCAACCATCTATTCCTGCAAGTGGTTTAAGAATGTACTTAGACCCATCAAAAGCTGCATCTACAAATGGTACGGCAACAACTGACTGGTTAGATTTAAGTGGATATAATACGGGTGTAAGACCTGCCGGTGTTTCAAATGCAGCAGGTATTAGTGGTGGTAACCCATCATATAATAACGGAGCTAGTAGAAAAGAAAAATATTGGGCAGGAAATGGTACAAACCAATTCTGGTATAAAGATACTACGACTAATATAAATGGTGGTATTTCTCAATTTAATACTAATACTGGTACAATTCATATGTGGATTAGACCTACAACAACATTAGGTACAACTACAAGACACATTTTTGACTACGCAGGTTTTTATGGTTTGGCAATAGAATCAACAGATAGCTCTACTTTAAATAGAATTCAATTTAGAGGTAGTTCATTAGGAAATAGTGGTCAATTTACAACTTCATTATCATCAAATGTTTGGTATATGATTTCAGCAACTTTCCAACCTAGTGGTACAACAACAGTTTATGTGGATGGTAGTTCAATTGGAACATATACATCATCAGCATTTACTGCACCATCTAATAGTAACTTTGTAACAATTGGTAGTAATAGTGCAATAACAACATTTTGGAATGGCCAAATAGGACCAGTATTGTTCTATAACACATTACAAACTTCGACATCGGTAACACAAACATATAATTATTTCTCTCCAACATATAAATAAGAATTATTGTTTTGACATAAATTTTTATATTTATAAGGAGAATTAATAAATTTAAATTAAAGCATATAAAATGGCAGAAAAATTAGTATCGGCAGGTGTTTTCACAAGAGAAAATGACCTTTCATTCTTACAACAAGGTGTAGCAGATATAGGTGCAGCATTCATAGGCCCTTTCAACGAAGGTCCAGTAGTTCCAACAATCGTAAATTCACAAGCTGAGTTTACTTCATTATTTGGAGCAGCTGATGGAAAATATTATACTCCTTTAGCAGTACAAAACTATTTAAGAGAAGCAGGAACTGCAACAATTTGTAGAGTAGCAGGTGTTGGTGGATATACAGCAGGGAAACCATTGATGGTAGTAGGTTCACATGGTAATGTAACATCTTCACTTGCAATATTATTCCCAACAGGTTCTTCATTGACAGGATTAAGTGGTTCAACAATTATATCAGACATTTCGGGTGGTGTAGTTGAATTAACAGATATCGAATCTACTTATGGAACATCTCCATTTGGTTCAAAATCAGGATATGCTTATGGTGTATTTAAAAATACAGCTGTAACGGAATCAATCGCTACTGCAAGTGTAGTAATATTAGATGAACAAGACTTCACATTTGATGCACAAGAAGCATTGACACCGATGATTAAATCACAACAAATTAGTGGTGAAAGATACGACCTTTTCAAATTTGAAACATTGGGTGTTGGTAATTCTGCAAATACAAAAGTAAAAATAGGTATTTCAAATATTAAAGCAGCTGGTTCAATAAACGGAACAGACTATGGAACATTTACAGTTGTAGTGAGAGATTTTAATGATACAAATAAGAAAAAGAATGTTTTAGAAACATTTGCAAATGTAAACTTAGACCCCAACTCCCCAAACTTTATTAGTAGAGTAATTGGTGATAGAAAATTATCATTCGTTCCAAATTCAGATGGTAAAATACAAGAAGAAGGTGATTGGGTAAATACTTCAAAATATATTAGAGTTGCAAGCTTAAATGTAAACGCACCAATTCAAGCAGTTCCATTCGGACATGCAGCTTATCAATTACCGGTTGTAGCTGGAGCAAACAATAGTTTAATTCCAGTAGTAACATTTGTAACTGCATCTGCAACACAATATGGTGGTATTGATTTGGATTTCAATAATGATAATAAAGTATACTTAAAACCAATTCCAGTTTCTGCAACAATAGGTTCTAACTCTGTGTTTGGATTAGATGTAGCAAATGGAGGTTCATTATCAGTAGGTTCTACAACTGCACAATTCGTTGTAGCATTCCAAGAAGGGTTTGATGGTATGAGTCCATTAACACCTATTAATTTGGGTTCTGATATATCTCAAGGAAACACACAAGGATTTGATTTAACAAATTCCACATCAAATGGTTCCGTTGCATATATGAAAGCAATTAACGCTTTATCTAACGCAGATGAATTTGATATTAATATGGTTGTAGCACCTGGTGTTACAAAGAACGACCACTCATATATTCACACAGCAATTGTTGATATGGTTGAACAAAGAGCAGATGCATTCTTTATTACTGAAATGGGTGATTCTGATTTAAGTTTAGAAACAACAATTACTAAAGCTAGTGAGTTGGATACTAATTACGCAGCAACTTACTATCCTTGGATTAAAACAATCGATATTAATACAAATAAATTAGTAACAGTCCCACCATCGGTATTATTACCTGGAGTATTTGCAGCAAACGATAGAGTAGCAGCAGAATGGTTCGCACCAGCAGGTTTGAATAGAGGTGGATTGGTAGGAGCAGTTAGTGTATTAAATAGATTAACTCAGTCTGAAAAAGATGAATTATACGAAGGTAAAGTAAACCCAATCGTACAATTCCCAGGACAAGGTATTGTAGTATTCGGACAAAAAACATTACAAGATAGACCATCTGCATTGGATAGAATCAATGTTAGAAGATTGTTGTTAACTGTTAGAAAATACATAGCATCTACTTCAAGATTCTTAGTATTCGAACAAAATACTTCAACAACAAGAAACACATTTTTAAATATTGTTAACCCTTATTTAGAATCAATCCAACAAAGACAAGGTTTGTACGCATTCCGTGTTGTAATGGATGAATCTAATAACACTCCAGACGTAATCGATAGAAACATCTTAGCAGGTGCTATCTACTTACAACCAACTAAGACTGCTGAATTCATTCAAATTGATTTCAACATCTTACCAACTGGAGCAACATTTAACGGATAATTTAGAAAACAGATATTTATATAAAAGAATTAAAATAAAGTAAAATGCCAGAAATATTAGAGTTTGATAAAATTTTCTACCGTAATTTTGAACCAAAGTTAGCCAATAGGTTTATAATGGAAATCAATGGTATCGAATCGTACATTATCAAAACAGCACAAAGACCTACTGTTACATCAGAAGTGGTTGAGTTAGACCATATAAATGTAAAAAGAAAGATTAAGGGTAAAACACAATGGGATGATGTAGAAATCACTCTATATGACCCAATCACCCCATCTGGAGCTCAACAAGTAATGGATTGGATTAGATTATCACATGAGTCAATCACAGGTAGAGATGGATACGCTGCATTCTACAAAAAAGATATCAAATTTTGGGCATTAGGTCCAGTAGGAGATAAAGTTGAAGAATGGACATTAAAAGGTGCATTCATTGTACAAGCAAACTTTGGTGAAATGGATTGGTCAAACACAACAGACCCGGTTTCAATCACATTGAGTTTAGCGTATGATTACGCAATCTTAGAATACTAATCGTATTAAAATTATAAAAGAAAGGGATACCCATAAAGTATCCCTTTTTTATTTTTGAAAAACATAATATATATAATAAAGACAAAAGTTATATTATGGAACAAAACATTGAACAACAAGTTACAAGAGGATTGGGTGGATTTACACAACAAGGACAAAGGTCATTTCCTTTCCCAACCGAAATTATCAGTTTACCATCAAAAGGATTATGTTATCCTGAAAGTTCTCCACTATCCAAAGGAGAAATCACAATTAAGTTAATGACTGCAAAAGAAGAAGACATTTTAACTTCTACTAATTTGATTAAAAAAGGTATTCAATTAGATAAGTTATTAGAATCTATTGTAGTTGAACCTGGAGTACATATTAACGATTTATTGGTAGGTGATAAGAATGCAATATTAGTTACAAGTAGAATGTTAGCATTTGGTCCTGATTATCAAATATCAGTTAGAGATAATGGTTCTGGACAAGATGTTGAAGTTAATGTTGATTTATCACAAATACAGGTAAAAGAAGTAGACGAATCTTTATTAAATAGACAAAATGAATACGAATATACATTACCTGTTTCAAAAACAACAATTAAATTTAAATTGTTAACACATGGTGATGAATTGGCAATAAATAAAGATATAGAGGCAACCGAAAAGGTTTTAAAACAAGGTAATGAAATTACCGCAAGATATAGAAGAATTATAGTAGAAGTTGGTGGAAATAAAGATTTAGGATTTATTAGTAATTTTGTAACAAATCAATTACTTGCAGGTGATAGTAGAGGTTTGAGAAAGTATATGAAATCTATAACTCCTGATTTAGATTTAACATTCAACTACGAACATTCAGACGGTGAAATGGAGGCACTAAGAATCCCATTCGGGTTAAACTTTTTTTACCCTGCCGAGTAATTATTCAGTAGTTTTACATGAAAAAATATTTCAAATGATATATTTTGCCAATGGTGGATTTAATTGGCAAGACCTATATTATATGCCTATTAAATTAAGAGAATTTTATTGGAGAGAATTGTTGAAAACAAAAGAATCGGAAAAACAATCATACGAAAAGGCATCTAAAAAATCAAATACATCAAAAACATCTAGAAAGTAATATTTATACTAAAGTATTTTATGCCTAAACAAAGATTGATTGAAATGAGTGTTTTTAATAGATTATTAAATCTATTCTTAAAAGCAAAATCTAATAATAGAGAACAATCTTTTATAAGAGATATATCTAAAAAAGACCCACAGTTGGGAAAGTTATATTCTATTTGGAATGATAGAATGGATGATGCATTAATTTCTATGAAAAATACTTTACAAAAGCAAGGATTGTCAACTAAAGAAATTGACAAAATTTTGAATAAAAATTACTAATGGCAAAAGAGCAATTTTCTCAAGAGGATATAAAGGATATAAAAGAATATAGAGACTTATTAAAAAGTACTCAAGCAGAATGGACTGCCATTAATAAAGAATTAGCAAAATATAAATATGTAACCAATCAAACAAAAGAAGATTTAAAAAATAAATTAAAGGCTTTAGTAAATGAATATGGTACATATAAAGATATTATTTCTGAATTAAAAAAATATGAAAATCTTGTCAAAAAAATAGAACAAGAACAAGAAAAGAAACTAAAAAATTTAGAAAAAGAAAAAGACTTACAGGAAGACATTGAAGAAATAACTAAAAATCAATTAATAAATTTTGATGAATTAGATGAATTACAAAGAAGTATTACATCCGAATATAAGAGACAATATATAGATGCAGGTGCAATAGAAAAAAAGATAGATTCTACAAAAGCTTTAGTAGGTGGAATTAACACATTCTTAGAAAAAAATACAGACATACAGGGTAGACAAAAAGAATTAATTGAAGAAGCAGCTGACCAGTATAAAAATATGCCTATATCGGTTGCTGATTTAAAAAGGCAATTAAAAAGTGGTAGTATTACTCAAAAAGAATATAATAAGGCTTTATATGAAATGTCAGACACATTTGAAGAAACTATTTCAAAAATAGATAAAAATGATGAAAGACTTAAAGGTATTTTGGAGACTTTAGAAAAGATGAAGGAAGAAACCAATGCTTTTGGAACAGCAATGGGTAAAACATCAGAAGCGGGTGAATTATTTTTTGATAAAACATTTGGAGCTATGCCTGGAGGAATTGGTGAACTTTCCAATTCAATTAAAGAAGCAAAAAAAGAATTTAAAGAAACGGGAACTCTATCGGATTTAACACTCGCGGGAGGAGCTTATTTAGCAGCAAGAGCTAAATTTTATGCGGGTAATGCTTTTGGTATGGTTAATCCCACCGGTGCTCAACCAATACCAGAATCAAATGATAGTAATCCATTAATACAACTTTCTTCTCAATTAAAGTATTTAGACGCACTATCTGATAAATATAACACATTAGCATCCGCATCTGAAAAGTTTTATATGAACAATTCTGGTTTAACCAAACTATTTGCAGAATTTGATTTTCAAACACAAGTTCAGCTTGCAAGAAAAGAATTTGAAAAAACTTCTAAAACTGCATTTTTTGGTAGTGGATTGGGTAGTGTAAAATATGCGGCTGACCAATTACAAATGGCAGGAATAGGTGCAGATGTAATAGTATCTACTATGTCAGAAATGACAACAGGTGCAAATAGTGGAATTCAAGGATTAAGTGAAGATGTTGCAGTATTTTCTAAAAAAACAGGAATAGCCGCATCAGAACTTTCCGGAATAACTGGATTATTTAGAATGTTGGACAAAACGGGTGGTGCAGATGCATTTAAAGATTTAACATCGTCTTTAAGTGCAGCCGATTTGGATAAATTCAATATTGCAGATATTTCAGGGGAATTGGCCAACTCTAGTGAAATGGCATTACTTGCCAATATAAAAAGTGGTAAAGAACTAGTTAAACAGGTTAGAAATGTAAGAGAGATGGGTGGTTCTTTTGTAAAAATTGCAGAAGCTGGTAAATCTATGGTATTAAATTACAAAGATAGTATTAAAAAAGAAATGGAATTATCTGCAATGTTGGGTGAAAATGTTGACCTTTCAGAAGCTAGAGCACTATTTGCTGCAGGAAAAGATGATGAGGGGTTTAAATCATTAAAAGATTCTGGAATATTAGAAAAAGCTCAAGCACAGGGGATTTTTGCAGTAGATTTAGTCAATAGTCTTTTTCCGGCACAACAATTAGCTAAACAACCTTTGGAAAAGGGGGCATCTGCGGGAATAAAATCAAATGAAGATTTTTTAAAAACTTTACAAAATTCTTTAAAAGATTTTGAAATAGGTAGTGCTATAATAAATGTGCAAAGAGCCGGATTGAGAGAATTATTACAATTTGCTCCTGGAAATAAAGGTGATGAATCTGTAAATCAACAATTGGCAAAATTAAGAGAAAATGCATTTTCTGATGCAATTAGTACATTAGTAGATATTCAAAAATTTGCATTAAGAGAAGGGAAAATAATTGGTGAAGTTCCAGTACTTGGGCCCCCACTAAAATCTGCACTTGATTTAATAGAGCAACCTTCCGGAATAAATAACCCATATATAACTGGTAAATTTCCAAAAAATAATGATAAATTATTCGGAACAACACCATTTTTAAATCAAACCAACCCACAAGGAACCCCAGCCGAACAAAAAGAGAGATTAAAAAAAGCTATTGAGGAAATTAAAAATTCAATGCCAAAAGGAGGAGTTATTAAGGGTAGTACATTTGATTTTAATATGTCTGAGGTAATTTCTCAACCATTGAAGATATCAAATACTTCACTTAAAAGTATAGATGTTCAATCAACTACACAAACTGGATTATTACAAAATTTACAAACAATAATGGCAACACTGGCAAATTTTACAGACCCAACTTTTGGATTAAAATTGTTAATAGATGGTAAGGATGTTAAAAGTAGAATTGAAAAAATCAAAATACAAGAAAAAGGAAAAACTAAATAATCTCAACAAATTATAATATAAGATATTTATAATAAATAAAATTATAAATGGCTCAATTTCTTAGAGATTTATTAAGGAATGGATATAATGGTGTTAAACCAATAGAAACCGTTGAAAAAAAGAAAGGACTAGGTCAGAGAATTAAAGATGTCGCAACGGCAGAATTAGATAAAAATGGCCCAAGAGTTTTATTTTACAAACGATTACCAACATTATATGGTTCAGATTTAGTTAGAATATCAACTAAAGGTTCGGTTGAACCTGCAAGAACATTGACCGTTAGAGGTGCAAGATATGTAGATACAAATAATGCAGGTGGTGGTGGATTTGCTAGATTTTTAGGTAATTTATTAGGTGGTTCTGCAAATAGACCATCCGACACTATATTCCCCGCAAATGACCAGGGGCAAGGTATTGCAAGTGAACCTCCTGTTTCAATAAATGGACAACCTATCAATGGTGATTGGAATGGTTTAAAGTATGCAGTTGAAGCTGGTAAAAATTATGCAGTATCACAAGAGCCAGCAGGTAAAAATGCACTTACTGGATTATTAAAAGGAAATCCATCAGACATTGCAAGAAATGCAGCTGGAGCAATTACAGGTGCTGCAAAAAATGCAGTAAAAAATATTGCAGTAAATGCATTGACTTCAAGAAGGAAAAATGCAATTGGTGATTTATCTGATAAACTAAAAAAATCAGCAAATTTAAATACAACTGTTAGAGTACCAAATACAAAAGAAAAACCTGGTAGTAAATTTATAAAGGTAAAAGATGGTGTATTGGGGATTCCAAAATTGATTGATGTTAAACAATTAGGATTAAAAGAAAGAAATTATTTAATTGATACGATTTTACAAAAAGAATCCTTAGTAAACTACGCAAGATTAAAAGACATAGTAGAACAAAATACAGGAAATAACTTACAATTTATAAAAATAAAAAAAGAAGGAACAGGTCCAAACGAAGGTGCATATCTATTATTTCCGGCAACCATAACCGATGTACAGGATAATATGACACCTGAATGGTCTTCATTTAAATATGTTGGTTCACCTTTTAATACTTACAGATATACGGGTGTTGAACGAAAGATATCATTTGATTTTAGAGTTTATTATATTGAAAATGGTGACCAGATTGTAATGCGTAATAAATTGAACTTATTAAGAGAATTGGTATACCCGTCGACAAACGTTACATCGATAAATTTAACAGGAACAGAATATACACCAATTGTATTCAAACCAAATACTATACAACTCAGTATAGGTGCATTATATAATAACTTAAAAGGATTTATTTCAAATTTATCAATAACGGTTCCACAAGAAGCCCCTTGGGCAACATCAAATCCAAATTTTTTGAAAGAAAATGTAAATATGGTATATCCTACTTTTGTTGATGTTTCATTTGAAATGACTATAATTGAAAATCATATATTAAATCCAAATGAGGGTATTACATATAGATTTGATGATGTTGAAGAAAAAGACCCGAGACCTACATTACAAACTCCAAATGTATCATCATTAAATGGGGTAAGAGCTGACAATGGATATAATGATGTTGGAATTAAAACACAGTTTCAAAAAAACAGAGAAATAGATAGACTAGCTGATTTTGCAAATCCTGGATTAACAAATTCAATTTATGGTAAAGGAGGAATAGTTAAATGGGATGCATTTAAAGATAGACCAAAAGGAGAATAAATGAGATACACATATAATAAAATATTAAAAGAAAAGGCAACACAAAAACAATATTTTGAATCAACTATATATCCAAAAGTTAAGGCAACAGATAATGATATATACATTATATCAACACAATCTGATAGATTAGACTTATTGGCTTCAAAATATTTTGGCAATGCATCTTATTGGTGGATAATATCGGTTGCAAACAATTTAAATGATGCATCTTTATCAATAGAACCTGGTACACAATTAAGAATACCATCCAACATAAATTCTGTATTAAACGAATTTGAAAGAATTAATAGATAAGTTATATGATTTACTTAGCACCTCTCAAAAAATGGGTAGTAGATATTTTAGAAGAAAGAGAAAATAATCCAAAACTGGCAAATACAAAAATGCCATTTGTGATTATGACTTCTGGTGCAAAGGTGATTAAATCAGGAGGCCCTGCAAATACAAAAAAAGAGGCACTTGAACGAACAAAAGAAATTATACAAAATGATACCGGAGTTGAATATAAAGGATGTATAATTGCAAATCAATTTAATCCATCTTTAAATTATTCATTAGGCCAAACTCCTGTTGGATTTGATTTTACAGGAAAACTAATAACTGCGGTTGGTGAATTTGGTAGAAAAATATCCATGCCAATTATAGAATCGGTTGATATCAATACCGATGGTACGAATAATACATTATTGACTGCAAACGTAAATGTTAGATGTTTTTCATTAAAACAGTTTGAAATGTTTGAATTGTTTTTTTGTAAAGCAGGTATGCATATATTGATAGAGTATGGTGATAATTCGAACTCACATACATTAATTTTAGATGAAGTAATGATTGATAAGTCGGATTATGAAACATTTGTTAAAACTTTTAAATCATTTACTGACCCAAAAATACAACAATTTGCTAAATATTTAAAAGCTTGTGAAATATCAAATGGTTCATATGCTAGAGTTGCGGGTAAATTGATAAATTATAGTTATTCAATTGAACAAGATGGAACATATTCGGTACAATTGGAAGTTGCACAATCAAATGAATACAATTTGGCATTACCAAAGGCATTTATTACAAAGTATAAAGCCTTCGATGCACCTTCAAAGGGTGTAACGGTATGGGAACAGTGGACAAATAAATTGGTAAATGATTTACCTGGATTGAATAAAGATATGGTGAAAAAATTAAATGAAGCGGAATGGAAAAATCATTTTTTTAATTGGGGTAAAATCAACGAAGACGAAATAGATAAAACTGCATCAACCGAACCATACCTATCTTTAAAATTCATATTAGAAATTTTAGCAAATAATACGGCAAATCAAGGAAACAATTCTGATTTTATATCATTTAAAAGTGATTATTTTAAAATTAAAGATTCAAATGAAAAGATAATTCCAATAACTGTACATAATAATATGATATCATCCGACAATGATATAATATTTCCAAATGAAAATTTACCTGAATTTACATTTAATTCGGGTTCTGGCCTGATTGAAAGAAAAACCAATGGTTCGATTGATGGTAGTATTGGTGTTGGTAATGATAAACTTTCTTTAATTCCAAATAAAGAAATAACATTTATAGACCCATTAGAAAAAAATACAATATTAAAACTTGTAGAGATTAAAGATAAAAATAATCAAACATTGGTTGATTTAAAAATTGGAAATGCACTAAACATTTTTGTATCGTATAAAGTTGTTGGGGGAGCTTGGGAAAGAAATACAAAAATCATAGATTTTATAGTTGATATATTAGATAGAATAAATAAAACTTCTTTTGGTTTATTTAAATTAAGAATTGGGTCTTTATATGAGGGTGCAAAACAAACAGTAATAGACACAAAATTATATCCGTTAAATACGGAACAACCCAGTAATAGAAAAGAATATAGATTTAAACCAACAACCATGAATTCAAATGTTAGAGATTTCAAATTTAACTTTGAACTAACGGACCAGGTAGCTGCAGCAACTATATTCAATTCATCTAAATTTTTGGCAAATAGAAAAGCAGTAAAAGAAGGAAATCCTGAAAATAAGGATAGTATAAATTTATCACCAGAATTATATCAAAGTATAGATTACTCTGCATTTTCAACGGCTGACGGATATTTTTCTATAAATGAAATAGAATATCAACAACTTATAAATACTCCAGTAAAACCAAATACTGATGATAAAAATAAGACAAAAGAAGGTGCAGATGCCGAAAAAGAAGCAAAACGAAAATCTTATGATAATTTTCAAACTAAATTCAAATTCAAAAAAGGAGATATACGAACATTGGTTTACGAAGATTATAGTTTTATAAACACAGAACTTGGATTGAATACGGAGGATGTTAGAAGTAGATTTGAATTAGTGACTCCAATAAAAGTAAATTTGACAATTGATGGTATTAGTGGTATAACCTGTGGTGAAACGTTTAAAGTAGATGGTATACCTGAACAATACAATAGATTAGGACAATTTCAAATAACGAATACCAAACATGTAGTAAGTACGGACCAGGGTTGGACTACCGAAATAGAAGGTGAATTTAGATATGGTGTTTAAATAAAAATAATATGTATAAAGACGTTGCAAAAAATATTGAAAATTTTACATTACAAATTCCAAAAACCGTAATCCCGACTCCATCCGAATTTGATTATGACAATGGATTTTTAAGAAGATATTTTATTCAAAAAACAAATGATTCAAATGGTTTTGTTTTTGAAGTATCCGAAGAAATACATGATGAGCTGAGAGATAACCCATTTTGGAAAGTTGCAGACTTAAAGTGGAGAATATCAGGACCAAAAGAAACGGTATATAATCAAATGGGTGAATTATCAGATGTTGGTGTTGAAATAACAAATAAACAAATTATCAATCTAACTTCTAACAAGATAAGAAATATATCATTATATCTACCAAACCTATTACAATTTCACAAATAATAATTTGGTAAAATAAATTATTTTTACTATATTTAGTTATAAACAAATTAAAGTTATGTCAAAATTTAAACATCTTACCACCGAAGAAATCCAACAAATGACATTTGATTGGAGATATAGAGGTTGGACAGTATTGGAACTACTTACCGAATCAGAAGTTGATGAAATAAATGCAGAATTAGATAGATTGCGTTTAGAAAGAAATGAATCTGAACCTGAAAAATGGCAAGAGTATGAACCATTTATGTATCCTCATAAATTATCTGATAAGTTAGAAAAACTATTTGCACATCCAAAGTTGATAGAGGCAATGGAGTTTTTAATGGAAGGTGAAATCGTAGGTATGCAAACTTGGGCATATTTTAAACCAAAAGGTGAGTTGGGTAGAGACCAACATCAAAATGCATTCTATACAGGTTGTGGCCATAATGAAATTGTAAACACTGCATTGGCATTAGATAATCACGACCCTGAAAATGGTTCAGTTTGGAATTATGAAGGTTCACATAGATTACCTGTTTTACCTATGGAAGATAATGAGGAAAGAAAGGCAACTAACACTGCAAACTGGAGAAGTGAGAGAGGAATTAGTTGTGTAATGCCTGAAGGGCATGATTTCCGTAAAGTAGAAGGACATTTGAAAAAGGGACAAGTTGCACTTTTACACTCTCATGTTGTACATGGTTCTGACCCAAATAAAGATACTACAAGAATGAGAAGAAATTTCTTAGGTGGTTATTTAAAGAAGGGTGCATATTTTAGACCAGGAAACCAAATGAAGAGAGAACCAATTGATATCTATGAAGTTAGAAAGAAACATTGGGGAGAATAAATTTTGTAAATCAAAATATTTTTAGTATATTGTAGGGTATGAATCTAATTGAAGATAAACGTACCCTACTTTCGTTTTTAGGGGGTAATGTAAATATTGACCTTATCATTCCTGTATGGAGTTCTCATAGAGCACATCCGTTGGGGAATCGTTTGTCTTTTATATATTTTAGACAAATCAATGGTGAAGATGGTATAATCAATTTCAATCACATAGATGCAAAGAAATTAGACAAATTCGACATATCAAAAATAGTCCATGTAAATACATTAGTTTTAGACAATAGGTATTTAAAGACCATAGGATTGGATTATGAGTGGGTATACTTTGAAGAGAATGGGAAACCATTTATCTTTAATGAAGTCGTAGAATCGGTTTATAGAGGGTATAGAAACGACTTTAAGGAGTTGAATGATTGTGTACCTTTAATGAAGTGGTTGGAAATACTTAGAACAATCCCAAATATCAGTACAAGACAAGATTGGTATAGAAAATATACATCAGCAATCAACATATTGGGAAGGCTGGAAGGGGCTGGGGTAAAAGTCGTAGAAGAAAAATTTATTGATAGTTTTACATTCAATCCACAATACATCAAAAAGGGTGGTATCGTTTACACACAATATAATCCATATACAACAACCGGCAGACCATCCAATCGTCATCTTAATGTCAACTACTCTGCGTTAAACAAATCCGATGGTACGAGAGAAATGTTTATTAGTCGTCATCCACACGGAACCCTAATTCAATTTGACTATGAGTCGTATCACATTCGTTTGATTGCAAAAATGGTTGGGTATGAGTTTCCAACGGGTACAACGGCCCACCAACACCTTGCAAACCTTTATGGGTGTGATATAGAGACGGCAAAGAAAATAACCTTTACATACCTTTATGGGGGATTAGACGATAATGCTCGACAAATACCATTCTTTCAAAAGGTCGATGAATACATTAAGGAATTATACCAAAGGTTCGTCATTTCGGGAAAATTAACGACACTCTTATATAAAAGAGAAATACCATTCCATAGAATTGAGAGTGCCAACGAACAAAAGGTATTCAACTATTTACTACAATCATTAGAGACTGAAATCAATTATATGAAGATTGGTGAGGTATTGGAGTATTTGGAGGGGAGAATGTCAAAAATGATACTTTATACTTATGATGCCTTTCTTATAGACACACATCCTATTGAAAGAGAAAATCTTTTAAACGACATTAGAGAGATAATGGAGAAGGGTGGTTTTCCGGTAAAAATCGAAGAAGGAGAGAATTATAACAATTTAGAGGTTATAAGTTAAAAAATTATATTTATATCATATAATTATATCTAAACGAAAAACTATACAATGAGATTAGTAGACTTAATGCCATTACAGGAGATTGACTTTCCAAATCAGAGAGCATTCGACCAATACAATAAAGTACATAAATTAAGACCTGATACAAAAGTAACTGTTGCAGGTAGAGTGACTACTGCAGGTAGAGCTTCTTTAAATTCTAAAGATATAAAAGGAACATCAGTTTTCGGTAAACAAAATACACCAAAAGATTTAGAATCATCTATTGAAAATCATTTGAATAAAGTATCCGGTGGTAAAGGATATGCACAAAAAGAAGATGGTAGTGGTGCAATTGTATATAATATGGGTGATGGTGATAATCCAACCTATACTTTATATATGGGTAAAGAAGGTGATAAACATCGTGTTACATTGGAACCTACTTATGGCAATGACCCTAAAAAACTACAAGGTAAAATTGATAAGAGTTTTGATAAAGTAAAAGATGCTGTAAAGTTTATGGGTGATGTTGCAAAGAAACATAGGAAAGAATTAGAAATGGACGATAATAGTGGTAATGCAAAAAAGAAGCCTGAACCACAAGATAATGATGTTTTCGATGGTGGTGTAGATGTTTTAGATACAGTTTCGGATTTATTACCTCCGGGTACTGGATTTACTAACAAAAAGACAGGTGATAAGATTACCGTTCAAAGATACGATGGTGATAATATGTATGTTTCATATGACAAAGTTCCTGGAAAAGAATTAAAATGGCCAATGAAACAATTTTTAAAAATGACGGCTAATAAAGAATTACAATTTACTCCAAAAGATAAATCAACTTCTAATCAACAACAATCATATAATCCGGCACAATCCTTTAATACTAAGGTAAGTAAGATGACAGATGATAATCAACATTCTGCAGCCGCAGTTGAATTGGCAATCTATATGAATGACAAAGAGTCATTAAGTAAATTACAACAAATCAAAAAGTATCACGATAATAGAGGATATTTGAGACCTGATGAAGCAAAAGAAAGAAATACAATAACAAAAGATTTATTGGTAAAAGCTCAAAAGGAATTACCTAAAAAAGATTACGATTTAGTTAGTAGTGCGTTTTAATAAAAAATAATAAAGATGTCAATAGATTTTCAAGAAATCCTTAAAGAATTGGAATATCGTGTAGAACATGGTATTATCGATTTGACTAAAGAGGAACAAGTTACAAAGTTAGTAGAAATTTTAAGAGAGAATAAGATAAGTGATGCAAATGAGATTGCACAAAAAGTAAGAGTTTATTTCTCATACTTAAATGAAGCAGGCCCTAAGAAAATGAATGCACCTAAAAAAGAAGAACCAGAGGCAATCAAAGGTTCTTTTCCCGCATTTAGTAAAGAAGCTGAGAGAATTGTTGTATTCAAAAATAAAAAGAACTTCGATGATGCAATTTCATCTGGAAAATATTCAAAACCAACTCCACAACAAGTTAAAGCTCAAGCCGAAAAAGATAGATTAGACGGACAAGGAGAAGATGATAAGGAAACTCCAACTGGTCAACCTGGTGAAAAACCAGAACAACCTGTTTCAAATATATCTCCTGATGAATTTAGAAATGATGCAGAAAGAAATTTAGAAAAAGAAAAAAACGATAAATCTAAATTAGATAAGAATGGTAAGTTTATTCATTTAGATGATAATGATGCTGTTGATGTGGATGGTGAAGAAATGAGTGTTGCAGATGCAAGAGAATTGGATGATGATACAGTTTATTCTGCATTATTAAAAACCAAAGCTGAAAAAGCTGCAGAAGATGCAGAAACTTCTGGTGAGAAAAAAGGAGTTGGTGCAGGTAGTCCTGAATCTAGAGCTGGTGAGTGTGCCGTTACACATGGGGGTAAAGAAATAACTAAATTGATGAAGGAAGGTGCAACATATGATGCAGCCAAATCAAAGGTTATGAAACAATTAAGAAAGGCAGTTGTGAAAAATGGTGATGACGATGATACATTCTTAACCGATGCATGGGTAGACTCTGCAGAATCGGTATTAGACTATATAGAAGATAGTATTGGATTTGAAAATATAAGAGAATTTGTATGGGATACTCCCGCAGGTAGAGCAATTGTTGATACGGAAGGACATGGTACATCATCGGATTGTTTTGTTTTAACAAATAATGGTTCTAGAGTTGGTATATCACTTAAAAAAGATTTGAGTGTATTCGTATTCAATGGTGGTTTAGCATCTATGATTGATGAATTGAAGAACGAAGGTATGAAAATATCAGACACATCTACCGGAGAACATTATAAAAACAGAAGAACCGAAGAATTCAAAAAACTAGCTAAAGCAATTACAACAAACGAAAACGTTAAGAAAGAATTTTGTAATGAATTTAATAAAACCAAAAAAGACCCATCTGCAACATTTGGTAAAAACGGAAATGGTAGAGCACAATCTATTATCAATGCAGTTTATGAAAAACCAGGTAGAGGTGAAGTAGACAACAGGCCGAATGTTAAAAAATCAGGTGCTGCTAAAGCTTTATCTGATGTAAATTGTAATGATGTTATCAAACATGTCGTAAATGGTGAATTGAATGGTGATAATATGAAACTTATTGCAGATATGGCAAAGGTTTCAAATAGTGCAAAACTTAGAGCTGGATATGATGGATTGAGAGGTTTGGATAGAGAAATGACAAATTCTATTACTGAAGATTTCTTAGACCCAGAGAATAGAGAATCTCTTATCAAATTGGTAAAAGGAGAAACACATATAGACGACATTTTATTCCCAGATAATCCTAAATTGGATGAACTTAAAGTAATTTATGGTGAGTCACCTGCAATTGAAATGAAAAAGGCAAATTTAGTTAGTTTGATAGGAATTAAAAAAGAATATGCAGAATGGGAAAATGCAAAAACTGCATCGGAGAAAACCAGATTAAGAAAAATATTAGACCAAAAGATAGACGAAGCAATTCAAGTAACGGATAAAGGTGGTGTTATGTCGGTTGGTATCAATGTGGGTGGTAATAATATTATTCCTGTATTTGATGCAAAAGTTAGAACAAGAGGTATAGGTGCAGCACCAACTTTTGAAATGTCTCAATCTCGTTTTGGTGGATTGGCATTTAAACATGGTACAACTGACTTTGAAAAGTGGGATGATTTTGATAGAGAAGATGCAGTAACCGCAATGTCAAAAGAATTGATGGAAGATTTGGAAAATTTAGATATGAATGACGAACAAACTAAAAAAGAAGTTTGGAATAGAATATCTAAATTAAATAAGATTTTACCTGAAGGTGCAAAGAATAGGTCATTAAAAGCAGTATACACTGCAGTAAAAGAAGGTTAATAAATGAATACACAATTACTTTGCCTTTTTACAACCAAAGAGGAGTTAGAGAAATCGATTCAATTTATATTGGGAAGTTATACCTTAACCAATCCAAATGTTTTTATATTAGAAAATAAAACACATTTAGAAGAGTGTTATATTACTTTCAATGTGGAAAAGGGTTCGATTGCAATTCCGTCTGATTGGAAAACAATTCTTGTACATAGAAAAAAACAATCTAATACAATATACACTATTAACGCTTTAAATGAAGTAGTTAAGTCAAAAACTGGTGGTATGTTGGATAATTCATATATGATTGATTGGGAAGAATTTAGAAATTGTATTCTTACAACCTCAAATTCAGGATACAAAAAAATACCTACAAAAGTATTTAAATCTTTTAATACTCAAAATTTGGAGAATTAAAATATTTTTCTTATATTTGACTTATGTCAATAAGAAAGAGATTTAAACCAATAGAAATAAGTGCAGACGAACCTGCAGATATATTCGAAACCAATAGGAGAGAACTTGCAAAGGCAATCGTTGCCGGTATTGAGTTTGGTCTTAGGAATAAAAAGAAAAGAGTTGATTTTGCAAAAGTCTTAATCAAAGAAATTATTGTTATTACATTATCAATTGATAGTAGAGAATTTACAGACCTTTTAGAAGAACAATTACAAATCCTTATTGATTTTGAGGAGTATGAGTCATGTGCATTAGTTGTCAAATTACAAAACAAATTAAACAAACAAAAAGTATAATTATGGAAAATTTAGAGATTTACGAAGATTGTATTATGTGTGGAAAGAAAACCACAACTCTTAAAACTGCACATGTCGATTTTAGATATGGATATGTAGATGGAGCAGGACAAATGTGTAGAGAATGTTATTTAAGTGAAAATAGAAATCTAATAACAATAGAAGGTAGGATGGTTTTAGATACTCCTAACAATGCAGAATTGGGTGAAAAAGTTAGACAAATATATTGGGACAGTAAAAAATAGTTATGGTAGCTAAGAAAAAAGAAGAAGCAGAATTTCATATTGGAGATGGAAAACATTTAACGGTGAAAACATCAACCATTGTTCAAATGAATGACCAATTGAAATTAATGACCGGAGAAGGTAGGGGTATTACATTGGATATAGAAATTAAAGCAGACTTTGACAAAATTCCACCGGGATATCATCAGATGTTTATGCAAATGATGCAAATACGATATGGTAGTATTGTAAACATATGGGATAATACACAACCTTTTACACCACCTGAAAAACAACCCAAAAAATGGTATCAAATATGGAAACGATAAAAAAAGTTATATGCCTGCAAAACCAAAAATAAGAAAAGAAGATTTATTACCGGATTTTAAACATACACCTCCGGCACCACAAAAGGAGATGGTTTACGGCCCTCAACACTATGGGGGAGTAGACAATCCATACGAAGTAATTAAAGTATGTGAAGCATGGGGATTAGACAAAGATGCTTACCTATTCAATGTAGTTAAGTATGTTGCAAGAGCGGGTAAAAAAGACCCTCAAAAAGAACTGGAAGACCTCAAAAAAGCCGTATTTTACCTCGAAAGAAAGGTAAAAAACCTCCAAAAATAGATTTGGTAATGTGGAAAAAAAGTCGTATATTTATAGTAATAAAAGATAAAAAGGTTATATTTAGCAATAAGGAAATCGCGATAAAACCTTAAACTTTAAAACAAATTTTTAAACCCTAAAACAACAAAACAATGGACATTTCATTGGCACTAAAGAGATTTAGCTCTTTACAAAACAACACTAAAAAGTCGGATTCAATTTTCAAACCGGCAAACGGAAAATCTCAAGTGAGAATCGTTCCTTACAAGTTCAACAAAGACATTCCTTTCATTGAACTTTACTTTCACTACAACATTAACAACAAGACTTATTTGAGTCCAATGTCATTTGGTAGACCTGACCCTATCGTTGAGTTTGCAGAAAAACTTAAGAGAACAGGTGATACTGATGATTGGAAAGCGGGTAAGAAAATGGAACCAAAGTTAAGAACTTTTGTACCAGTTATCGTAAGAGGTAAAGAATCAGAAGGAGTAAAATTCTGGGGATTCGGTAAGACAGTTTATCAAGATATCTTAGGATATATTGCTGACCCTGATTACGGAGATATTACAGACCCAATGACAGGTAGAGATATCGTATTGGAAGTAATGTCAGCAGAAGAGTCTAACGCATCTTACCCAACAACAACAATCAGAGTTAAACCTGCAACGTCTAAATTAGCAGATTCTCCGGAAACTATCCAACAATTATTGGATGGTCAAAAAGAAATTACTGAATTATATTCGGAGTTATCTTACGCAGAATTAAAGTCAGTTTTAGAAAATTGGTTAAACCCATCAGCAGCAGTTGGTAGTGATGATATCATTGAAGAATTAGAAGCACCAAAACCAAAAGCAATAGTTGCAACACCAAAACAATCTGATGTTTTAGTTGATATGGGTGGAACAACTGGTGAATTGGGTGACTTACCTTGGGAAAAGGAAGAAGCTGCAAAACCAGCACAAAAGGATGATGTAGCATCAGCATTTGATGATTTATTTAACAATTAATAATTAGGTTACAATGGCCAAAAGAGAAGAGGATTTAGCAAGTATTCTTGCAGATTCATTAAACAAACAAAATAAGGATGGTAAGATTGCCTACTTTCTAAATGATGAAGGTGGTGATGCTCCTACCAATGTTAAAGATTGGATTTCAACTGGCAATGCTATGTTGGATGTTGCAATCTCTAATAGACCTTATGGTGGCTTCCCTGTTGGACGTATTAGTGAGATTACGGGTTTAGAGCAAAGTGGAAAATCTTTGCTCTCCGCCCATCTCCTTGCTGAAACACAACGCAAAGGTGGAGTGGCCGTATTGATTGATACCGAAACTGCAGTAAGTAGAGAATACTTAGAAGCAATCGGAGTAGATATTTCAAAGTTATTGTATGTTTCAGTTGACACCGTTGAAGGTATCTTTGAAGCATGTGAAACGATTATTGAAAAGGTTAGAACAGGAGATAAAGATAGATTGGTTACAATTGTAGTCGATTCAGTAGCAGCTGCATCTTCAAAGAAAGAGATGGAAGCTGATTACGACAAAGATGGTTACGCAACTGACAAAGCTATTATTATTTCCAAAGCAATGAGAAAGATTACCAATATGATTGGTCGTCAATCAATCGCTTTAGTATTCACAAATCAATTAAGACAAAAGATGAACGCAATGTTTGGTGACCCGTGGACAACATCCGGTGGTAAGGCATTAGCATTCCATGCTTCAGTTAGATTGAGATTGAAGAATATGGGACAATTGAAACAAGGTGATAGAATTGTAGGTATTAAAGTTCGTTGTCAAGTTATTAAAAATAGAATGGGCCCACCATTGAGACACGCAGACTTTGACATTTTCTTTGACAGAGGTATTGATAATTTCGGTGGATGGTTAGCAGTAATGAAAGACGCTAAAATCCTTAAACAAGCAGGAGCTTGGTACGAATATGTTGATATCGATTCAGGAGAAGTTATGAAGTTTCAATCTAAAGACTTTGCAAAAATGTTACAAGATGAGAAACTTAAAGAACAAATTTATTTAAGAATTTGTGAGACTGCAATATTGCAATATAAAAACAATTCCAATTCGGATGAAGTTGAAGTAACAACGGACGAAGCAAATGAGTCAGATTAGTAAAAAGTATTTAGATATACTAAAAGAAATAGATGAAGAACATAAAGGATTTGGAGATTTGCAACGCAACTCTAAAACTTTAGTAATTGATGGTCTTAATACCTTCATTCGTTCTTGGTCAACCGCTCCGAATCTTAATGATAACGGAGACCATATTGGAGGCATAGTCGGTACTTTAAAAAGTATCGGCTTTGCAATCCGTACAATTAACCCAACAAGAGTTATCGTTGTATTCGACGGTAAAGGTGGTTCACAAAGTAGAAAAGACATATATTCTGGTTACAAATCGGAGAGAGGTAAGAACAAAATCAAAATGAGATTGAATCGTGCCGCAACTATCGAAATGAATCCTGAAGAAGAAAGTGCATCAATGAAAAGACAAATGTCTGCATTAGGTGAACTACTTTCATCATTACCTGTTTCCATTATGATTTATGATGGAATTGAGGCAGATGATGTTATGGCGTATATTGCTACAACCCTACGACAAGAAAACGAAAAGGTTGTGATAATGAGTACGGATAAAGATTTCCTTCAATTGGTAAATAAAGATGTGAGTGTATATTCTCCATCTAAAAAGAAAGTTTACAATATTCCAGAAGTAGTAGAAGAATTTGGTATTCATCCACATAATTTCATTAATTTCAGAATGATTGACGGAGACAAATCCGACAATGTAGAAGGTATTAGTGGATTGGGTGTTAAATCAATTATGAAAGCATTTCCAATGTTAACGGAACACCAATTAGTTGACACCAACGATATGGTGGACTATGTAAACACATTAACAAAAAAATCAAAAGCACACGAATTATTCTTAGATAATTTGGAAATTTGCGAAAGAAATCGTAAATTGATGCAGTTAGCAGAACCAACATTTAGTGGTAATCTCCGTATGAAAATTATGGATAGATACAATGAACCAACAACAAAATTTGACAAACAAACTTTCTTAAAGTATGGTTTGAAGAATAGAATATTAGAAGGTTTCCCAAATGTGTTGGACTGGTTACAATCAACATTCGCACATATAGCAAAATTTTAAAAACAAAAAGTTATGACAAAAACAGCAGACAAATTAGCAAAACCATTAGGAGACAGAGTTCTTTTAACGGAATTAGAAGCAGAGGCTTCAAAAACTGCCGGTGGTATTATCATTCCAGATAGTGCAAAATCGGAAGATGTAAAGAGAGCAAGAGTAGACGCAGTAGGTGATGGCCTATTCACACAATCAGGAGTAGCAATTCCGATGAGTGTAAAAGTAGGTGATGAAGTAATCCTTCCACCATATCATCAAGGAGTAGAAATTAAAGTAGGTGGAAACAAATACATCTTACTTAGAGAATCAGAATTATTAATGGTTATTAGATAACATAAAAACATGGAGGTCAACAATGAAGTGTCTTAAAAGTAATAAAACAGGAAAAATTATTAGAGTTAGTGATAGAGAAGCTAACCTAGCAACGAGTGAGTGGAAGTTTATTCCAAAGAGCGAGTGGAAAACGGCAACAAGAAAAGTAAAAGTAGAAACCGATAAAACTGAAGCATAATGCAAGAAGTAGATACACTAGTCAAATATGGCCAATCGTATCAATCTAAAGTTGTTGCTTCTCTTATAACAGATGTAAAGTTTTTAGAACAAGTAAGTGAAATTACTAAACCTTTATTCTTTGAGTCTCAAGCAAACCAATGGATTGTAAAAGAGGTTCAATCATACTTTGATGAATATAGAACAGTTCCGACAATGGAAGTGTTTAAGATTAAAGTTGGTGACATTGAAGATAAAGGATTGAAACAAACGGTAGTTGAACAATTAAAGAATGTTTATTTACAAATTGGTGCAGAAGATATACCATATGTAAAAAAAGAATACCTTACATTTGCAAAAAATCAGAAAGTTAAAGAAGCTCTATTCAAATCGGTAGACCTATTAAAGAACGGACAATACGACCAGATTATAGATACGATGATGAAGGCATCCAAAGTGGGTGTTGAGTCGGATTTAGGTTTGGACTATATTGAAAACTTTGAGTCCATTTTAGAAGATGTTAAAAGAGATTCCACACCAACAGGATGGGATGTTATTGACGAACTAATGGATGGTGGTTTAGGTCCCGGTGAATTAGGAGTTGTTATGGCACCATCTGGTATCGGTAAAAGTTGGTTCTTATCTAAGATTGCATGTTCTGCATTACAAAGAGGTATAGATGTATTACATTATACTTTGGAATTGTCAGAAAGTTATGTAGGTCAAAGATATACAACTATTCTTACCAACATTGCAACCGCAGACCAGAAAGATAGAAAGGATGAAATCATTCGTAAAATCAAACAAGTTCCGGGTAGAGTTCGTATTAAGTATTATCCACCACAATTTGCATCTGCAAAAACAATTGCAGCACACATTGAGAAAATAAAACAAACTGGATTCAATCCAAAACTAATTGTGATTGATTACGCCGATTTGTTAAAGAGTGGTAATGGTTCAAGAGATGGTTTATACGCTGAGTTGGGTGGTATCTACGAAGAACTTAGAGGGTTGAGTGGTGAACATAAGATTCCAGTATGGACTGCAACACAGACGAACAGAGCAGCAATAGACCACGAAGTTATTCAAGCGGATAGTGTGGGTGATTCGTATAAGAAAGTCCAAACTGCAGACTTTATAATGTCAGTAAGTAGGAAAACAAAGGATAAGTTATCAAACACAGGTCGTATTCACATTGTAAAGAATAGATTTGGTCCTGACGGAATGACATTTCCTGCAAAGATTGATACATTTACAGGTACTATGGATGTGTTTGCCGCCAATTCGGTTGACGGAATGTCATCTACAAAGGATAGTAAAAATGGTGAAGGATTAGAGAAAAAATTACTACATAAGAAGTATGTAGAGAATATGGGATAAGTATTAAAAAATTAAAAAAAGTGTGAATAAATATTTTCAAAAAAACCTAAAATTAACTAAAGAAAATGGAGTATAATGGCACTAGAGTCCATATATATCTTTACATTTCCCACTTTTTTAGGGAAAATATTTACTAACGAAAATTAAAAATTTACAAACAAAATGGACATTTCAAACAAAATCTTATCTGAAATTACGGTTTATATGAAGTACGCAAAGTACAGACCAGAATTACAAAGGAGAGAAACATGGTATGAATTGGTTACAAGAAATATGGAAATGCATATTAAAAAGTATCCACAATTAGAACAAGAGATTAGAGACAATTATCAATTTGTATATGATAAAAAGGTATTACCATCAATGCGTTCAATGCAGTTCGCAGGTAAACCAATTGAAATGTCACCAAATAGAATTTACAATTGTGCATTTGCACCGATTGATGATTGGAGAGTATTTTCAGAAATTATGTTCTTACTTTTAGGTGGAACAGGTGTAGGTTATTCAGTTCAAAAACATCATGTAGATGCATTACCTGAAATTAGAAAACCAAATGCAGACAAAACTCGTAGATTCCTTATTGGAGATTCTATCGAAGGATGGGCCGATTCAATTTCAGTATTAGTAAAATCATATTTCTTTGGTGGAAGTAAACCTCAATTTGATTTTAGAGATATTAGACAAAAGGGTGCAAGATTGATTACATCTGGTGGTAAAGCTCCAGGACCTCAACCACTTAAAGAATGTCTAATCAAATTAGAAGGTATTTTAGATGCTAAAAAGAATGGTGATAAATTATCTCCAATCGAAGTACATGATATGGTTTGTCATATTGCAGACGCAGTATTGGCAGGTGGTATTAGAAGAGCGGCATTAATTTCATTGTTCTCTGCAAATGACGAACAAATGATTAGTTGTAAGAGTGGTGCATGGTGGGAAACAAATCCACAAAGAGGTAGAGCAAATAACTCAGCAGTATTGATGAGACATAAGATTGATAAACCATACTTTATGGACTTATGGAAAAGAATTGAAGCAAGTGGAGCAGGTGAACCTGGTATCTACTTATCAAACGACAAAGATTGGGGAACTAATCCATGTTGTGAAATTGCATTGAGACCTTTTCAATTCTGTAATTTATGTGAAGTTAATGTAAGTGATGTGGTTGACCAGGATGATTTAAATGCAAGAGTTAAAGCAGCATCATTCATCGGAACATTACAAGCTGGTTATACTGATTTCCATTACCTTCGTCCAATCTGGCAAAGAACAACTGAAAAGGACGCACTTATTGGTGTATCTATGACAGGTATCGGAAGTGGTGCAGTTTTGAAAATGAATATGAAAGAAGCAGCAAAAGTTGTTAAAGTTGAAAATGCAAGAGTAGCCGAAGTATTGGGTATCAATGCATCTGCAAGAACTACAACGGTTAAACCTGCAGGAACAACATCATTGACTTTAGGAACAAGTAGTGGCATCCACGCTTGGCATAACGATTACTATATTCGTAGAGTAAGAGTAGGTAAGAACGAAGCAATTTATTCTCACTTATTAGTAAACCATCCAGAATTAGTAGAAGATGAATATTTTAGACCACATGATACCGCAGTAATCGGTATTCCACAAAAGGCACCATCGGATGCAATCTTTAGAACTGAATCTCCAATTCAATTATTAGAGAGAGTTAAGAAAGTACATGGTGAGTGGATTAAACCAGGACATAGAACAGGAAACAACACGCATAATGTATCTGCAACGGTTTCAATTAGAGAGCATGAGTGGGATGCAGTTGGTGAGTGGATGTGGGAAAATAAAGAATATTACAACGGACTTTCAGTATTACCTTACGATGGTGGAACTTACATTCAAGCACCATTTGAAGATTGTACAAAAGAAAAGTACGAAGAATTAATGAAAACACTTAATGAAGTAGACCTAAGTAAAGTTATTGAAATCGAAGATAATACAGATTTATCAGGTGAAGTAGCTTGTGCAGGAGGTGCGTGTGAAGTTAAATAAAGATGATAAGGAATTATATTATTTGGAAAATGGTAAAGTGGTGTTCACTCCTGAGTATCACCTTCAACGAGGTGATTGCTGTGGGAGTGGGTGCCGCCATTGTCCATATATTCCAGTTGGTATAAAAGGAAATAAAAATACAAAACAAAAACAAAATGGTAACAGTTAAAAAATTCTCAGCAGTATGGTGTGGCCCTTGTAGGGTGTTAGCACCGGTAATGAACGAAATCAAAGGAAATTTCTCAAATGTAAAGTTTGAAGAATATGATATTGACGAATATAGTGAAGTAACCGAACAATATGGAGTCCGTTCAGTTCCAACAGTAATTATCGAAAGAGATGGTGTTGAACTACAAAGGTTTACAGGACTTTCATCTAAAATGGCATATACAAACGCAATCAATGAGGCAGTAAAGTAAATTTGGTATTGTGAGAAAAATTAGTTATATTAGACATATGAAATTAGTAGGTGAATTACATCCAATGCATAAACTGACTGAAGAACAGGTATTGCAAATTAGGGAACTATATAAAATAGGTCATAGAAATATTAATGTAATAGCTAGGAACTATGGAGTATCATCAGCTAATATAAAAAAAATAGTTACAAACGAAACATGGAAACACATGGTTAAGTGGCCATATGAAAGTACAAGATAAACAATATTGTGATACTTCCAAGTTTAGTGTAAGGTTAATAGAAAAGTCGGTTGCAAAGAATATAATAGTAAAATATCATTATTCTAAACAATGGACAAAAGTTAGTTACGCATTGGGATTGTTCTACGAAAACGACACCGAACATAAATTCTTTGGTGGAGTAAATCAGGAACTAATTGGAGTGATTTGTTATGGTGACCCGATTGGTAGACATTGTGGAGCATCTATAAGTGAAACATTGGATAGAACGGAAGTGATGGAATTAGTAAGACTTTTTGTATTTGACGGTTATGGTTGTAACATTGAAAGTTGGTTTGTCGGAAAGTCTTTTGAATGGTTAAAAGAAAACGCAAAACAAATAAGAGCACTGATATCATACTCCGACCCTGTGCAAGGACATAAAGGTCAAATATATCAGGCAACAAATTGGTTATATCAAGGAACAAGTATTAGACCTAATGACACATGGTCTTTTCGTTTTGAAGAAGGTGGTAAATGGATACATGGTAGAACTATGGCACCTTATTGGGGAACAACCTCACCTTTCAAATTACAAGAACTTATTGATAAACCATTTTGGGTAAAGAGAGAACCAAAGAAACATAGGTATATCTACATTTTGGGCAAGGATAAAAAAGATAAAAAGGAATTATCAAAAAACATAAAACATCCTTTATATCCATACCCAAAAACATTAGAGAAATATACCGAAGAAATATTAAAATTAGAACCAATTGAAAGAGTTAAATAAGTTATATTGTGATACAAGTAGAGTATCGGTTAGAGAAATAAGCAGTTCAGTTGCAAAAGAAATTATAGTTAAGAAACACTATACACATGCATGGACTGCGTGTAGATATTCATTGGGTATCTTTTACAAAACTGATGAGTCAAATGCATTGGGTGATAATGATAAACTAATTGGATGTTTAGTGTATGGATTCCCAGTAGGTGCAAGAGCTGCAAATTCAGTTTCAGATTCAATTACAAAAGATAACATTTTAGAATTGACACGATTGTATTGTGATGATGGATATGGTTCAAACATTGAGTCATATGCGTTAGGACAATCGTTTAAGTGGTTTAGAGAAAATGATAAAGCAATTAAAATCTTAATCTCATACGCAGATAACGGACAAGAACATTTAGGAGGTATTTATCAGGCAACGAATTGGATTTATCAAGGAATGAATACCGATATTGCATTGATGCCAAATTACGGAATATCACTTTCAAATGACCCTTACAAATGGATTCATAGCAGAACTGTGTTTTCAATGTGGGGTAGTGGTAATTTGGAACATCTTAGGAGAGAAATTGGTAAACAGGGATATAAAGAGTTTTGGAGAAGAGAAGAACCACCAAAACATAGATACATACAAGTATTGGGTGCAGACAAAAAAGAAAAAAGAGAATTACTTAAAACTCTAAAACACGACCCAAAGTCATATCCAAAAGATACACGTGAATTTAATAAGGATATAGAAATCCATACTACAATTGCACCTGAAACCGAACTTGCAAGTAAGTTTTGGTAATTTGAATAATTTTTAGTATATTACATATATGAATAAATTTTGGGATACAGGCAATGAGCCTAAAAAATCAGACGGATTTGATTTTGAAAAAAATAAAAGAGAGTTACTTGAAAATTTAGACTATCTAATGGGTATGTCAGTACAAGAACAAACCCTCTATAAGAAGTGGGTAGAATGGAATCAGGATTTACATGGTAGTATGAAATTACTTCCTGCATTACACCAACAATACGATAAGATTTGGGAACCCACAGACATATTGGATTATGATAAAACTGTAAAGGAAATACAAGAACTAGAACCATTTGTTGAATTGGTAGAAGATGGTGAAGCAACTCGTTGGACACATATGAGAAAGTTAATTTCCTCAATGGAATTCAGTGCAAATCCAGGTCGTAATGTTAAAGCATTTGTGAAAGACAGAAAATCAAATAAAATATTAGGTGTTATTTCATTGGGTTCGGATATTACAAGTTTGGGTGTTAGAGATAATTTTATAGGTTGGAAAAAAGAAGATAAATTTCAAAATGGTAAATTAAATAACACCACAATCGGAACATCCATTATAGCAACACAACCATTGGGTTATAATTTTTTAGGTGGTAAATTGGTCGCAGCATTAACTACATCTCCTGTTTTTAGAAAACAATGGAAAGAAAAATACAATAATATTTTAATTGCAGTTGGAACTACTGCCTTATATGGTGCAAGTTCTCAATACAATGCAATTCCACATTTTAAAACATTAGGTGAAAGTAAAGGTTTAATTAACATTAAACCAGATGATAAGTATTATGATATTTGGCATCAATATGTTAAAAATTTAGACCCAGTGTGGTATGATAAAGCGATAAACTCCACGGGCCCAAAACAAAATGTTTTAATGAGAGTTTTTAAAGAAATCGATGTTAAGGCTTCTCTTTATAATCATGGTTTTAAGAGAGGTGTATATTTTGCACAAATGTATGAGAATGGTAATGATTATCTATGTTCTAAAATTGATGAGGATAAATTGATAATGAAACCAAAGTTTGTACAAGGTGACGAATATACAATCAAATGGTGGAAAGATAAGGCAATAAAAAGATATACAACATTACATAGTGAAGGAAGATTAAAATCGGAAAAGTTATTTTATGCTGACATCATTGGAATGACATGGGAAGAATGTAAAGAAAAATATTTAAAAGAAGTGGGAAGATAATATGTATCAAAATATATTTTACGAAAGAGCAAAAAATCTCATGCACTTGTGGGATGACAAAAATGGATATCAAACAATGCCATACCGAAAGTATGCGTATAAAAAAGACCCACAAGGACAGCATCTTTCAATGAATGGAGAAAGACTTACAAGAATTTCAAAATGGGAAAAAGAAGACAATGATGACTTATTTGAAAGTGATGTTCCAGAAACAACAAGAGTGTTAGTGGATATTTACGATAGTGATATTCCTTCGAATGGACATAGAGTATTGACTTTTGACATTGAGGTTGAAATGATATCAGGACTCCCAAACACAAAAGAAGCACAAAACGAACTGACAGCAATTGCAGCACATGATGGTGCAACTAAATTGTATGATGTATTCGTATTAGACAAAGACAAAATAGTTAAAAATAATGCCAAAAACTTTAATAAAGATGGGAGAGAAGTTACTCTACACATTTTCGATAACGAGAAAAATCTCTTACTTGCTTTCCTTAATTATTACGAGGAAATTGACCCGACTATTCTTACGGGATGGAATATAGATTTCTTTGATATTCCGTATTTGTATAATCGTATAAAAAATGTATGTGGAGAAGGCCATGCAAAAAGACTTTCTAGAATAGGACAATGTTTCTATTCACCATATAGAGAGAAATGGTCTTTTGGTGGTGTATCAATTTTGGATTACATCAGTTTATACAAACAATACAACTTTGGACTAGAAAGTTCATACACATTGAACCACATCGCAACAAAAGAATTGGGTAGAGGCAAAGTTGAGTATGAAGGAAGCTTGGATGATTTATTTGTAAATGATTTAGAAAAGTTTATTGAGTATAATATTGTCGATGTGGACTTAGTGGTATCAATGGATGAGAAGTTAAAGTTTATTGATTTATGTCGAGCTATATGTCACGCCGGTTATGTTCCTTATGAAGATTATATGTTTTCGTCAAAATGGTTAGAAGGAGCTTGTTTAGCATATCTTAAAACTAAAAATATGGTTGCAACAAACAAACCGGCCGATAGGAGAGAGAGAATGCAAGCATTGAAAGATAATGACCAAGAAAAGTTTATTGGAGCATATGTAAAAGAACCCATCGTTGGTAAGTATGATTGGATTTATGATTTGGATTTGACATCACTATACCCATCAATCATTATGACCCTAAATATCAGTCCTGAAACAAAGATTGGTAAGATTTCAAATTGGGATGCAGAACAATATATCAAAGGTGAGGAAATCACTTATAAGTTAAAGGGTAAGGATGGTGATGAATACGAATACAATCGTCAGGAATTAGCAGATGTTATTAAAGATAGTAATTTGGGTGTAGCAGCCAATGGAGTCCTTTATATGCAAGATAAACCAGGTTTGATTGCGGATATCCTTAACACATGGTTTAACAAAAGGGTTGAATATCGTAAATTAGAAAAGAAATATGGTGAGGAAAAAAATACCGAATTATATGAGTTCTATGGTAAGAGACAACACGTTCAAAAGATTCTATTGAACTCAATGTATGGTGTATTAGGATTACCTGCATTCCGTTTCTATGATGTGGATAACGCAGAGGCAGTAACCCTAACAGGACAAGTAGTAATTAAAAAGACGGCTGAAATGGCAAATAGAAAATATTGGAAAGAATTAGAAACAACTGACGACTATAATGTTTATATTGATACCGACTCAATTTATATGATGGCAGAACCTTTGGTAAAACATAGATACCCAGAATATAAGACATTTGATGAAAAGAGGATGGCAGTTGAAGTGGATAACATTGCAACCGAAACACAAACATTCTTAAACTCATTCTACGACTTATTGGCAGAGAGATTTTTCTTTATTCCAAAAGATAAACATAGATTTGAGATTAAAAAGGAATATATCAGTAAAGCAGGATTTTGGGTAGCAAAGAAACGATATGCACAATGGATGATTTTGAAAAACGGAATACCTTGTGATAAGTTGGATGTTAAAGGTTTGGATGTAGTTAGAAGTTCATTTCCAAAAGCATTCCAAAAGTTTATGTCGACAATGTTGAAAGATATTCTAATGGGTAAAGACCATGAATATATAGATGATACTCTATTGACATTTAAGAAAAGTTTACCAACACTACCTGTAAATACAATAGCAAAAGGTGGAGCATTAAAAGAATTGAGTAAATATGATAATGGTAGTTGGAAACCTGGAAATGCAGTAGCAAATTTTGAGAAAGGAACACCTGCACACGTTAAAGCCGGAATAACATATAATAGATTATTAAAATTCTTTAATTGTCCATATAAGCATGAACCAATTAGAGATGGTGATAAAGTAAAATGGGTATATCTTAAAGACAACCCATTAGGATTAGAAACAGTTGCATTCAAAGATTATAATGACCCAAAAGAAATTATGGATTTTGTGGAAACCTATGTGGATAGAAACAAAATATTTGAAGCAGAATTAGAAAACAAATTAGATGACTTTTATAACGCATTAAAGTGGGATAAAGTTACCGCAGATACAAAAACAGCAAAAAAGTTTTTCGCATTTTAATTATGAAAAGTTTAAATTTTTGGAAACCAGAAGGATTTGACATTGCCAGTTATAAGTGGCACCTAAAGGAAAGAGTAGATAAAGAAATATTAGGAAATGGTTCCGATGTAGGGAGTTGTTATTACACTTTCAATGAATTGGGATTTAGAGGAGACTCACCAAAAAAGAAAGGAACTAGAGTAATGTCCGTTGGTTGTTCACACACCGAAGGAATTGGTGTCCACAATCATCAAACTTGGTCACATTATTTGACTAGGAGCATGAAGTCCGCAGTTGATTTAAACTTAGGAATAAGTGGAAGGAGTAATGATTATATTTCCAGAACAATAATATCATGGACAGATTATCTTAATCCTGATTTGGTTTTAGTGATGTACACATACCCACATAGAAGAGAATTTTATAGAGAAACAGGTGAAGTTGAGCCATATCATCCAAATCCTTGGGGATACTTTGATGAGGATAAAGAAGGTAGAATGGTATGGGCAAATAAAATTGCCTCATCAAACGATTCGGAAGATTTTATCAATTGGTATAAAAATCACCAACTAATAACTTATTTTTTGAAATCAAAAGAAATTCCTTTTATTTGGAATGGAACATTTGTTGGAACCGATTACACCGATGAAAATAGATTTGATGGTGATTACCCAAATTTACCAGACTCACATAGTCATGCATCCCCACAACAAAATGAGATATATTCCAAAAAACTTTTAAATCATATCAAACAAAATTTTGAAATTTAAAAAATTATTCGTATATTAGTAAAATATAAAACATAAAACAAATGAACAAAAACAATTTATTAAAATTTATTCAAAAGTATTCATTGGGTGGACTTATTGAATCAGTAGCATGGAATGCAGAAGGAACAAAGTTATCAGTTAGATTTATTTCAGATGACAAAACATTATTAGGTGAAGTAGAGTTTAACGCTTACACATCAACATCAATGAATGTGGGTATTTACACAACATCATTATTGAAAAATATGATTGGTGTATTAGACAACGATTTAACATTAAAAGTTGATAAAGCAGGTGATAAATCGGTATCATTAAAGTTATCGTCTGACGAAACTGAAACATCTTATCAATTAGCAGACTTAGGAGTTATTCCACCTGTACCAGATTTGAAAGCATTGCCTGATTTTGGTATTTCAATTGATATGGCATCTAATATGATTGACAAATTTATCAAAGCAAAAGGTGCATTGAGTGATGTAGATACTTTCACAATCTTTACCGAAGCTGGTGATTTGAAGATGGCAATTGGTTATTCTTCTATCTCTACAAACCGAGTTACATTTACTGCACAAAAAGATTACGCAGAAACAGTAAAACCAATTTCCTTCTCAGCAAAGTATTTGAAAGAAATCTTAACTGCAAACAAAGAAGCAACATCAGCAAAGTTAAAAGTTTCAACCGATGGTTTATCGAATGTTGAATTCCAAATTGATGACTTTGTGTGTAAATATTATTTAGTAGAAATTTCAAACTAATAAAAATGAGTGAACAATTAGAATTATTCCCACAAGAGGAAGTAAAATCAGAAATAGAACAATTACCAACAATTCAAGATGCAGAGTGGTGTTTTCAGTTTTTCAATAATGAACCGGTAGTATTTGCATGGCAACAAGAAGGTGTAGAACCAAATCCATTGGTATTACAAATTGAACCAAAAGATGGTGATGGATTAAATTTTCAACAAAATGGAATGTCATTTAGAATTTTTCCAAGACCAATTAGTGAAAAAACGAAACAACAAAGACAAGATGAAAGTAAAGATAAAGAAGCTTAGTCCGGAGGCAGTCATCCCAACTTACGCAAAAGATGGTGATGCTGGTATGGATATGGTTGCAACGAAAATTATAAGTGACAATTTAGGTGCAGTTACATACGGAACTGATATTGCAATAGAAATTCCCAAAGGATTTGTAGGATTGATTTTCCCTCGTTCATCTATTAGAAAAACAAACTTACAATTGAGTAATTCGGTTGGTGTAGTAGATAGTGGATATAGAGGTGAAATTCAAGCCACTTTTAATAAAATTCAGGGTATTGATAATGTTGAAAGAGATAGTTATAAAATTGGTGATAGAATTTGTCAAATTATGATTATACCACATCCACCTATCGAATTTGTAGAAGTAGAAGAATTAAATAACACCGAAAGAGGCGAAGGCGGATTCGGTTCAACTGGAAAATAATATTATGAAAAAAATATATTTTGATGGGTGTTCTTACACATTCGGCCAAAGTTTAGAATTATATTGTAATTCACATGATATATTTCAACATGATAGATTGAGTAAATATAAATTTACAGAAAGTGATTTAAAATTTATAAAAGAAAACAGATATACTTCAATTGTATCAAAACATTTTGAATTTGATGAAGTAAATAAATCGATACCTGGAAAATCAAATGGAAAAATTTTATTTGATTTGAATAAACAAAATATAGATTTATACGAACATGTTATAATTCAATTAACACATTTTGGTAGATATTTTACAAAAAATATGCACGAATGGCAAAGTCACGAAGCAACGATTGACTTTATGTTAAAAAATGGATATCTAACACAGGAAGAAATAGATTATACAATAGAAAATATAGAAAAAATTCAACTTGATTATTTTTTACAATTAGAAGAAAAATTTAAAAACTATCCAAATAAACTTAAAATCATATTTCATAGTGATGAGTGGGAAGAAATACTATCAAAAGAACAAATACAAAAATATGGTATAAATATTGAAGGTGAGTATATGATTAAGAAGTGGGCTGAAAAGAATAATATGTTTATAAATCAACAAGACGAATTTAAAAATAGTATCTTTGCAAACTACGATACACATTTAACACCTGCAGGACATAAAATATTAGCAGAATCAATAATAAAACAATTATGAGTTTTTTCGCAAACGAAAACAATAAAAAAGAACATAGCTTGTGGGTGGAGAAATACCGTCCACAAACTCTTGCCGACTATGTTGGTAATGAAACCATCAAAGAAACAATTCAGCAATATTTAGATGCAAATGATATACCACATTTATTGTTGTATGGAAAAGCGGGCACGGGTAAGACCACACTTGCTAAACTAATCGTAAACACAATTAAATGTGACTTTATGATTATCAACGCATCGGATGAAAACAATGTGGATACCGTAAGAACAAAAGTAAAGAACTTCGCATCATCGGTTGGATTTGCAGGTTTCAAAGTAATCATCTTAGATGAGTTTGATTATATGACACCCGGAGCACAAGCGATTTTGAGAAACTTAATGGAAACATTCAGTAAGCATTGTAGATTTATCTTAACCTGTAATTACATTGAGAAAATCATTGACCCTATCCAAAGTAGATGTCAATCTTTCGCAATCACTCCTCCTACTAAAAAGGATGTAGCAGTTCAGGTAGCAAAGATATTAGAAGCTGAAAAGATTAAGTTTGAACCAAAGAATATGGCTGATGTGATTAATTCATATTATCCAGACATTAGAAGGATACTTAATACTTGTCAATTACAATCTGCAAAAGGTGAATTGAAAGTAGACCATAGAGTAATGGTTGAAGCAAACTTTGCAAGTAAACTTATTGAGTTATTGAAATCAAATGATGAAAAACGAAATGTGTTTATGGCAACAAGACAAGCCGTAGCAGATAACAAATTAAATGACTACTCCGAAATGTATACAATGTTATATGACAAAGTTGATGAATATGCAACCGGAAATGTAGCAAATGTTATTTTGACAATTGCAGATGGTCTTTCAAAAGATGCATTGGTAGTAGATAAGGAAATCGTATTTATGTCTACAATTATACAAATATTAAACATTATAAAATAAACAAAATGGAACAAGGACAACAATTACCAACGAATTTTAACTTAAACGATGCAAGAGATATGGATTGTGAATGTGGTGGAAAGATATTTTTACCAGCATATAGATTTAAAAAGATATCTCGTTTATTAACAGGACAACCAAAGGATTCGGTTATGCCTATTGAATTGTATGTATGTGCAAGTTGTGGTAAAGCATTAAACGAATTATTACCACAAGAATTACAAGAAACAAAAATCACAGAATAATGGCAGCAAAATTGTTTGACCATATCAATGCAATAACTACCATACAAGACCCTAAGTATTTTGACAAACTATCTGACGAAGATGTTAAGACTTGGAGTAATTTTATGATAAATAGATTTCTATCAATGAAGCCTGAATGGGTTGAGTTGGTAGCATCTCTATTGCCTTTAACACAAACTCTACAACCAAAAGAAATGTATAAGTTGTATATTAGTGTTATTCCAAAAGGTAAATACTTTTTGAAATATATAAAAGGAAAATCAGAGGATAAATATGAACAATTCATAGTTGACTTATTAAAGAAAGAATATGATTGTTCAGAAAATCAAGCAATTGAATATTTGGAAGTTCTTTATTCTACAAGAGAGGGTAGGGAATATATGAAGTATGTTTCCGAAAAATATGGTATAGATAAAAAACAAATAACAAAACTAAAATTAAAAATATAGTGTTAAATAAAAAATATTTAATAGCAAATGGCTGTTCTTTTACCGAAGGTCACCATTTGGGAAACGAAGGGTCGTGGGCAAAATTTTTAGGTAGTAAATTGAATTTAGAGGTAATAAATTTGGCAAAAGGTGGTAGTGGAAATGATACCATAGTATGGCGAACTATGGAATTTTGTGAAATGAATAAAGATATTGCAAACAATTCATTATATGTAATTCAATTGAGTGAATGTTTAAGATACCACTTATATTTTGATAATGGTATGGATAAACCACAGGAATGGCAAGTCACCCCTTTATGTTTTTTAAAAGGAATGGAGTGGAATAAAGGTGGAAATGGAGTTCAAAGTTGGATTTATAAAAACAAAGAAGAGTTGGTTTATATTTACAATAATATAACATTTGCATTATATAAAACTTTTCAAAATATTTTATCAATTGTTTCTTATTTTGAATCAAAAGGATACCCATATATTATTTTTGATGGAATAAATGACCACAATCCAATAAAAGTTAATAATTCATATTATTTAAAAGAATCTTGGAATGATGATGCAAACGAACAATTTAAAATATTAACATCATTGGATATACAATTCCCAAATGATTATAAAAAATCTTTAGTAGATAGAGATTATGGTTATTTTATACATGAAACATTAATAAAAAATATATTTTCAAATAAGAAAGTATTTAAAGAAATTCCAACAATGATGAAATTTGTTATGGAAATTGGTTTAAAAAATCATAATGATAGTGAATACTATTTTAGAGAAAATGGTGGCCACCCAAATATGGAAGCGGCTGACCAATGGGCAAATGTACTCAAAAATTATATAGAAGAAATATTTGGTAAATCGGAATAAATTGTCTATATTAGATATATTATGGCAAGAGTATCATTTTCACAATATAGTATGTGGCATAGTTGTCCACAACAATACAAATTAGCATACATAGATAAGTTAGGTGAATCATCATCTAACATTCATTCAATCTTTGGAACTGCAATGCACGAAACACTTCAAAACTATTTGGAGAAATGTTTAAGAATATCAAAGTCACAAGCTGACAAAATGATTGACTTGCAAGAGTATCTAAAAGAAAGAATGAGAGATGCATATCTTAAAGAAACCGAAGGGGAAATAGGAAATACTACAATATGCACCAAAGAAGAAATGGTGGAGTTTTTAGAAGATGGAAATGTCTTATTAGATTGGTTTCAAAAACCCAAAAACTTTAACAAATTCTTTTCGTTAAAACACGATGAGTTGGTAGCAATTGAACAACCTATAAACACAAAGATTTCAGAGAATGTAAACTTTATGGGTTTCATAGATTTGATTATCAGAGACACATTTACAGGTAGATACAGAATTATTGACTTTAAAACTTCTACAAGAGGTTGGAGTAAGTATCAAAAATCAGACCCAGTTAAAAACGCACAAATCTTATTATACAAAAAGTTCTATGCCGAATTGATTGGTATTTCGGAAGATGTGATTGATGTTGAATTTATTATTTTGAAAAGAAAAGTAGAAGTAAGAGAGGATATCCCAACACATAGAATTAGTAAACACATACCTGCAAATGGTAAGGTATCAGTCAACAAAGCCTGGAAGGGTTTTACGGAATTTGTCGAAAGTGTATTTGACAAAGATGGTAATTATAGAACCGATATAGAGTTCCCAAAGAATGCAACCAAACTATGTGAATGGTGTGAGTTTTTTGATAGAGGAATATGTGATAGAGGATTAAAAAATTTAAATTAAACAATATATATTTTAAAAATAAGTTATGGCAAAAAAGAAGATTCTGTTATTATCAGATGATTTAAGAATGGCAAGTGGTATTGCCAATGTTTCCAAACAATTAGTATTAGGAACGGTTGATAAGTATGATTGGGTTCAATTGGGAGCAGCAATCAAACATCCAGAAGCTGGTAAGGTTTTAGACTTAAACGATAGTGTTAGAGAACAAACCGGTGTAAAAGATGCAAGTGTAAAAATTTACCCATCGGATGGTTATGGTAATCCGGATATTATCAGACAATTGTTGATGGTTGAAAAACCTGATGCAATCTTACACTTTACAGACCCGAGATATTGGATTTGGTTGTATGAAATGGAACATGAAGTTCGTCAATCAGTACCTTTATTCTTTTATCATATTTGGGATGATTTACCAGACCCAAAATACAATAGAGATTACTACGAAAGTTGTGATTGGATTGGATGTATTTCTAAACAAACTTATGGTATTACCAAAAGAGTATATAGTTGGGATAAAGAAAAACATTGGACTAAGCCTGAAGATTGGCAAGTAAGTTATGTACCACATGGTATCAATTCGGACTTATACAAACCGGTAGAAGTTCCAAAAGATTTTAAAGAAAGTATATTTGGTGATAAAGAATATGATTTCGTATTGTATTGGAGTAATAGAAACATTCGTAGAAAACAACCAATTGATGTAATTCTTGCGTTTGACAAATTCGTTGAAGCATTGGCACCTGAACATAGAGATAAAGTATGTTTATTAATGCATACCGAACCTGTACAAGAACATGGTACAGATTTACCTAGAACAATTGCAGAATGTTGTTCATCAGAAACAAATGTAGTATTTGCACCGAACCGATACAATGAAGAACAATTAAACTATCTTTACAATATGGGTGATGTGACAATCAATGTTGCATCTAACGAAGGATTTGGATTAGCAACCGCTGAATCGGTAATGGCCGGAACTCCAATCATCGTAACGGTGACTGGTGGATTACAAGACCAATGTGGATTTAGAGAAAACGGAACGGGTAAATTACTTACGGCAGATGATTATGTAGAGATTGGTTCTTTACACGATAGACATAGAAAAGCAGGTGTAGTTTGGGGAGATTGGGTTAAACCAATTTGGCCAGTTCGTTCAACAACGGGTTCAGTTCCTACTCCATATATCTTTGATGATAGAGTTGATTTTGAAGATATATCTCCATTGATTATGGATTGGTATAAAATGCCAAAAGAGGACAGAGAATCGGCCGGACTAAAAGGTAGAAAACACTTTTTAGGAGAAGGTGGATTGAGTAGAGAAAATATGTGTCAAACATTAGTAGATGGTATGGAAGGTGCATTTGCAAATTGGAAACCAAAACAAAAATTTAAGTTAATAGAGTTATAATATGAAACCAACATTAGTATTTCAGGCACCAGTAGCAACAAGAAGTGGGTATGGTGACCACGCGAGAGATTTATTACATTCTCTTTATAAATTAGATAAGTTTGAAATTAAAGTAATTAGCACTCGTTGGGGACAAACTCCAATGGATGCACTTAATTATGACAATCCATTTCATAAGTGGGTAGTAGACAGTATTATTCCAAAAATTGACCAAAAACCTGACATTTATATTCAGGTTACTGTACCAAATGAATTTCAACCATTGGGATTCTACAATATAGGAATCACTGCCGCAATTGAAACCACACATTGTGCATTAGATTGGATACATGGTTGTAATAGAATGGATTTAATATTAGTACCATCCGAACATTCTAAGAAAAGTTTAGTTGATACAATTTATAATGAGGCTGATAAAAATAGTGGCCAATTGATTGCACAACATAAAATTCAGAAACCAGTTGAGATTATTTTTGAAGGATTTGATGAGATGGATTTCGGAACAGATACAATTGAACACATTACTGAATTGGATTCAATCAAAGAAGATTTTGCATTTCTATTCGTAGGACATTGGTTAAGAGGTGATTTGGGTGAAGATAGAAAGAATGTTGGAATGATGATTAAAACATTTGCAATGGCTTTCAAAAATGAAAAAGTTAAACCGGCATTAGTATTGAAGACAAGTTCGGCTGGATTTAGTGTAATGGACAGAGAAAACACCATTAAGAAAATTAGAGAAGTATTGGGTAGTGATTATAAAAAAGTTCCAATTTATCTATTGCATGGTGATTTAACACCGGCACAAATGAATGGACTATATGAACATAAAAAAGTAAAGGCAATGTTAAACTTCACAAAGGGTGAGGGATTTGGTAGACCTTTATTAGAATTCAGTTTGACAGGTAAGCCGGTTATCGTATCTAATTGGTCTGGCCATTTGGATTTCCTAAAACAAGGTGCCGTATTATTAGAAGGTGAATTAAAAAATGTACATGAATCAGCTGCAGACCAATTCTTATTAAAAGAATCCAGTTGGTTTAATGTTAATATTTCAAAGGCATTGACTACAATCAAAGATGTTTATAAAAATTACGACAAATATAAAGTAGATTCATCTCAATTAGGTAAACAAAATAAACAAAATTTCAGTTTAGAGAAAATGACTAAATTGTTTGATGTAATTTTAAATCAGTATGGTATTTATACTAAGATACAACCAAAGTTTCAACAATTACAATTACCAAAATTGAAGATGTTAAATAAATAAAATGTACACAAAAATATACCAAAGATATGTAAAGTCCAAAAAGAGAGTGGCAGATGCTCTTAGAACAATGGAGAGAGGTAATTTCTATCAATTATTGGAATACGATTACATAGATGTAGAAGATTCTAAAACTTGGTCAGCATCAACAGCACCGATAATATATGTTCTATATGTTTCAGCAAAAGATGATTTGGTACATGCTATAAAATTATCCGATATTAATCCAGTCACTGTAAAAAGATTGTTTGGTAAATTGGTGGACGAAGCCGATGGTGAATTAGATTTAGGAAAGAAAGCTTCATCTGCTTATGAAAATAAAATAAAAAATATGAAGTTTTTTTCAAAAAACTTTTACAGAACATACAAACTTTCGGGTATTAGGAGAGTATCATCTTTGGATATGGATATTGCCAATTTGGTTCCAAAAGCAAAACTAAAAAATATTAAAGATGGATACGCGGTATATAGTAGAACAAATAAAAAGAGAAATATAGACACAAATCCAAACGATTAAAAAATAAATAGTTATGACATCAAAAGAATTCGTTATTTGGTTAAAGGGTTTTACGGAAGGAGTCCATGAATTTGCAATTACTCCAAAACAATGGGATTACCTAAAAGAAAAATTAGCAGAGGTTAAGGATGAAGAACCAATAGGATTTCCATTTGGAGTTCCGAATACTGCACCAATACAAACACTACCACATATTACACCAGGTCCATTGACAGACCCATACAATCCATATAAAGTAACTTGTACACCAGGAACAACAATTACAACAACACCAGGTGTTGGTTCTATTACAATATCTAATCCACCATTTGGATTTGGAAGTACATCAACTGCCTATGGATACCCAAGTGGTTCTGCATGGAGTTATACAACATCAAACGAAAAAGTATTTTAATGAAATTAAGTTACGCGATAACGGCTTGTAATGAAGTCGAAGAAACAATTAGATTAGTAAGTCAGTTGTTAAACTACAAAGAAGAAAATTCAGAAATAGTAGTTCTGCTAGATACACCAAAAGCTCCTACGGAATTGATAGAATATTTGGAATTACAAGGTAATGCTGATAAGATTACTTTGATTGAATCCGAATTTAATAATGACTTTGCACAATGGAAAAACTTACTAAATTCGGAATGTAAGGGTGAGTGGATATTCCAATTAGATGCGGATGAGTTTTTAGAACCAGATTTAATTTATAATTTAGAAGATATATTGGAGACGAATGTTGATAAAGATTTAATATTAGTTCCAAGAATAAATACCGTAGAAGGTTTAACCGAATCACATATTCAAAAGTGGGGTTGGAAAGTGGATGAAAAAGGTTGGGTAAACTTTCCTGATGTTCAAACTCGTATTTACAAAAACAAAGAAACCATTGGTTGGAGTGGTAAAGTACATGAAAGAATTGGTGGATTTGAATCTTATACAAATTTTCCATTTGAAGAAATTTATTGTATCAAACATCCAAAGACAATAGAAAGACAAGAAAGACAGAATAACTACTACGATACTTTATAATGGTTCACATATACTATCACATATACGCAATTGATGGTGTTGAATCTATAATAGATGAACAATTAAGTTTAATCAAAAAACACTTTGATTTTCCTTACAAATTAAATGTAGGGATTTCTATTGCAGACGATAATACCTCAATAGATTATATCATTAACAAATTTGAAAAAATTAGAGATGTAAGGTCTAAGGGTAATGAATTTGTTACATTGGATTTAATAGAAAAAGATAAAGAAAAATTTGGAGATTCCGATTATATTTTGTATATTCATACCAAAGGTGCTTCAAAACAAAACTTAGAAAATGTAGTAAGTTGGAGACATCTTATGAATTATTTTAATATTGAAAAATATAAAAATATATTTAAAATTTTTGAAAAAACAGATTATAATACATATGGAGTTTTATTGGGAAGTGCCGGAAAATGGAAATTATATTCAGGTAATTTTTGGTGGGCAAAGTCATCGTATGTAAAAACAATAAAAATGGACGGAGTTAGGAAAAATAGATTTAATGCCGAAGTTGATTATATTCAAAACGGAGTAGATTGGAAACCATACTCATCATACAATAGAGAGGGAGAAAATCATTATTCAATTTTATTTAAAAGAGAAGAATATGCAAAATAAAATAACATTTATATACGATTATAAAGACGGAGAAATTTGGTCAACTCCAATGGCTTTACTGAATGAGTTTAAAGAAAGAGGTTGGGAAACCGAAATAGTGCCAATACCAAATGGAGATGATTCTCAGTTACAATTATGGATTCAACAAGATACACCAACTGACATTGTATTATTTATGGATTGGGGTAGAATTGATTCTAAATGGTTGGACAAATCATTAAAACCCAATGCATTTTGGATTCAGGAAAGTGGTGATGACCCACAAAACTTTGAAAGAAATTATCCTAAAGCAAATCGTTTTCATTACACAATTACACCGGATAAACAATCTGCAATTGAATATAGAAATAGAGGTATAAATGCAGAATGGGTAAATCACTTTGCAGATACCAAAGTTCAATTCCCAATGAATTTAGAACCCGAATATACTGCAGTCACTACAAGAGGATTTGGTAATTCGGAATTTTTAGATTATATTACAAATTGGGCCGAAGGTGCAATAGGTAATAAAAATGGTTTAGGCCCAAAAGAACACACCGAATTTTTGAACAAAGGATTGGTAGTTATTCAAAATAGTAGATGGGGAGAAATTACTCGTAGAATTTTTGAAGGTATGGCTTGTGGTAAATTGGTTATCACAGATAGGTTACCGGAAAGTAGAGGATTGAATGAAGTATTTGTAGAAGGTGAAGAAATTATTTTATACAATGATATGTTTGATTGTATTGAAAAGATAAACTATTATGCAGAAAATGAAGAAGAACGAGAAAAAATTGCACATAATGGAATGATAAAAGTATTACACAATTATACACAAATTCAAGTAGTAGACAAATTAATAAAAGAATATGAAAATTTTAATAACAGGAGTAGCAGGACTATTGGGTAGTCGATTGGCCGATTGGATTATTGAAAATGTACCAGATGCAGAAGTCGTTGGTATTGATGATTTAAGTGGTGGGTATAGAGAAAATGTAAATCCTAAAGTAATATTTTGGCAACAAAATTTAGTAGAACATCCAATTGAAAATGCATTTGATGTACATAGATTTGATTATGTATTTCATTTAGCTGCATATGCTGCAGAAGGATTATCACCATTTATCAGACAATATAATTACGAAAATAATTTAGTTGCAACTGCAAGAATTATAAACAATTGTATAAAGTATAATGTAAAAAGATTAGTATTCACATCTACACTTGCCGTATATGGTTATGGTGATGGGGGTGTATTTGATGAAATACAAATACCAAAACCAATTGACCCATATGGAGTTGCAAAGTATGCATGTGAGATGGATATTCAAATAGCAAATGAACAACATGGATTAGATTATTGTATCATTAGACCACACAATGTATATGGTAGAAATCAAAACATTTGGGACAAATATCGTAATGTGTTAGGTATCTGGATGTATCAACATATGATTAATGAATCAATGACTATCTTTGGTGATGGAAACCAAACAAGAGCATTTAGTTGTATAGATGATATTGTAGAACCATTATGGAAGTCGGCAATTTTACCAGAAGCATCTAAACAAATTATCAATTTAGGTGGAATAGAAGAGTGGTCTATTAATAATGCTAATGTAGTATTAAGAGAGGTGTTAGGAGGTGGAGAGGTAAAATATTTTGAAGGAAGACACGAAGTAAAACATTCAATTCCTACATTCCAAAAGTCGATAGACATATTAGGATTTGAACATAAAACTTCTTTGAAGGATGGTTTAACTGATATGTGGAATTGGTCACAAGAACAACCAAAAAGAGAAAGATTTGTATGGCCATCATATGAGTTAGATAATGGAATTTATTCATTTTGGAAAAAATAAAGTATGATAGAATTTATTATACCAACATACAATAGACCACATCAATTATTAACAATAATTGGTTCTATACTTTCTCAAAATAATCCAAATTGGAAAATTCATATAGTAGCAGATGCAAAATATAATGGATATGATGATATAAAAAGAATATTCTCAAATATAGATAAAATAAAGTTTAGTGAATTACAAGGGCCACATAATGATTGGGGCCACACACCGAGACAATATGGGTTGGATAATGCAACAACGGAATGGGTAGTGATGTCAGGTGATGATAATTATTATACACCAAATTTTGTAAATGAATTTATTTCAAAAATAAATAATAATATAAATTTCATATATTGTGACATGATACATAATCATATCAATTATAAATATTTTAATTCAGAACCAATGATAAATAAAATTGACATAGGAAATTTTGCAGTTAGAACTGAATATGCTAAACTTATTAAATTTAATAAAGGAAGTTATGGAGCCGATGGTGAATTTGTTGAAGAATATGTGGATAAATTTTGCAAAGAAAAAAATAACATTGAAAAAATAAATGCAGCATTATATGTCCACAACTAAATTCTCAGTAGTAATTCCTACACTTTGGAAATCAGATAGAACAAAAAAACTACTTTCGGATTTAAACGAATGTGAGTATGTCGATGAAATAATCGTAATAGATAATGAATACGATGGTTATCAAGATACAAAAGTTGAAAAAATTAGATTTGTTTCATTGGGAGGAAACATTTATGTAAATCCTGCATGGAACAAAGGAATAGAATTGGCAAAGAATGAATGTATTGCATTGATAAATGATGATATAAACTTTAATCCAAACATATTCGAAGTAATAAGTGAAGATATATTAAATCAGTTTGGTATTATTGGGATGGGTGAGGGTAATTATAAATCTGTAAACATAGAGGGTGACCCAATATTAGAAGTATGGCAACCTGGTGTAAATGATTGGGGATGGGGTTGTTTTATTATGTTAAATAAAAAAGATTGGATTGATATTCCTGATAATATTAAAATATGGTATGGTGATAATTTTATAAAAGATGTAAATCCATCACCAAAATCATGTTTAAGAAACTTTAAGGTAGAAACCGAAATGTCAACAACATCGGATGGTGATGAATGGAACGATAGAAAAAAAGAAGACCATATTAACTTTATAAATTATTTAAGAAATGGAAAAACTACCAATTAGTATAGGAATATTATCCTGGCATAGTGGACAAGTATTAGTAGATACATTAACCACATATCATAACAATGGATTATTTGATATGGTAAACGATGTCACTATCTTATTTCAGGAAGTAACTCCACAAGATATCCAAATTGCAACTCACTTTGGATTAGACTTTATAGGTTTACAAAAGAATATTGGAATAGGACAGGCATTTATTAGATTAACTGAAAATGCACAACAAGATTATGTTTTAGTATTAGAACATGATTGGAATTTGATTGAAGATAAACAAACTACATATGATAGATTAAAAAGAAGTTATCAAGCAATCGAAATGGGATTGGATGTAGTTCGTTTAAGACATAGAGCAAATCCAGGTAATCCACATTTTTCATTTAGACATAAAGGTAAAGAACTTACCTATTATGATGATGAAATCGGATGTCAATCTCCACACTTATTAGATTCATTACATTGGTTAGACCCATCGGTTGAATTTCCAGAATATATAAAGAAAACCGAAGATATGTTTTGGACAACATCTCGTTATGGTAATTGGACAAATAACCCTTGCTTATACAAAAAACAATTTTACTTAGATACCGTTAAACCATTTGCAGGTGAGGGAATTGCATTGGAAGGGAATATTAGTAAATGGTGGGCCCAACAAGAATATAAAGTAGGACACAACGAAGGATTATTCATGCATAACGATTGGCAAAAATATGGTAAATAATATAACTGCACATATGCAAGTTCATAGAAATGAAATTGCAGTAGAGGAATGTCTTCGAAGATTTCGTATACATTTTCCAATTACCCCCATCTATTTACATGGTGATAATGGGTATGATTTTTCCGATTTTGAAAATAAATTTAAATTAAAATATACACACTCAAATATAAATGTTTCACCGAAGGGATTGGGAAACGGTAACTGGCCTAAATATTTGGCAAGAATACTATTGACATGTCAAACATTTCCAAACGATTGGTTATTGTTTTTAGAGGAAGATGTCAACACATTACATGGTGACATAATATTTCCAACAAAAGACTCTGGTGGTGGAAATATGCATCCATATAAACTTAAATTTTATGAAACATTATTATCAAAATATCCTGATATGGATATAACTCATGTTGGGTACAATATGGGTGGTGGTAGTATTGTTAAAATGGATGCAATGGTTAAATCAATTGTATCGGTAATAACTAATCAGTATACGGATGAATATTTGAGTGAATTGGATGATAGAATAATAATACATGGTGATACTTTAATTTCTGCATTACTACATTTAAATGGATACTCCACTTCCGAATGGGAACAATTATCAGAAAAGGCAAGTAATATATTTAAACCGAATCCTGTATTTGACCATCAATGGAAGGAATTTTACAACCAAACCGATTATAAAAATTATTTAAATTATAAAAATATGAAAAACAATAGAGAACATTTTGACAAGTATTTAGAAACAATTCAATCCGAATTATCCCATCCGGAAAAAATGGATATTAACCATATACTAAATGAAATTTTAAACTTAAATGTTTATAATAATGATTTTATATCAGTTAATGAGGGTGATATTGTAATGGATATTGGTGTAAATTTCGGACTATTTAGTTTAGATGCTTTACAATATAATCCAAAAAAAATAATTGGATTCGAACCAAATCCAAGATTAATTCAATATTTTAGTAAATTGAATCTACCCAATGTTGAATTATACCAAGCAGCTGTATCAAATAAAAATGGCAAAATTACCTTTTATGAGAATTCATTCCCTGGTAGGTCTTCACTACATGCTGAAAAGAGTCCTGATACAATTAAATCTTCATATGAAGTTGAGGTATATAATATAAATGATGTATTAAAATCACATAATAAAATAAATTATTTAAAAGTAGATTGTGAGGGAGCGGAATATGAAATTTTTGAAGCAATGAATATGGATATTCTAAGTAAGAATATTGATAAAATTGCAATAGAATTTCATAATATACCAACTGATTTGAAAGTAGTAAACTTAATATCAAAAATTCAATCTGCGGGATTTGAAACTAAATTAGATTATGTTGAGGGAAGTGGTGATACTGGTATGTTGTATGCTAGAAAACAATACAAAATAGATTAAATGAAAGATTTGGTTATATCGGCAATAGCAAACTATTTGCCAGAAAAGATTAAAATATATGTAGAATCACTAAACGATTGTGGATTTAGTGGTGATAAAATAATGATATGTTATAATATTCCAAATGAAACGATAGAATATCTTTCAGCAAAAGGTTGGGAATGTTATGGTGCAGAATTACAAGGACATCCTCATATGAAACGATTAGTTGATATGTGGTGGTTCTTACAAAATGATGAGAGAGAATGGAATCATATAATTACAACCGATGTTAGAGATATAGTATGGCAAACAAATCCATCCAATTGGTTAGAACAAAATCTTAAAACGGAAATACTATGTGCTTCGGAGTGTGTGACTTATGAAAACGAACCATGGGGTTATAAAAATATACACGAAGGATACGGCCCGATGTTTTGGGAATGGATAAAACCAAATGTAATAGGTAATGTTGGGGTGATTGCCGGAAAACATAAATCAGTAAAAGATTTATTAATGTTAAATTGGTTAGTATCACAATCAGGAGATACAAGACATTTTACCGACCAAAGTTCTTTCAATTTTATCATATCAAATAATTTAGTAAAAGATAAAGTTGATATTAATTCTGATTTTGCTTTACAAATTGGAACTACTACAAAGGATTTGAAAATAGAAAATGATATAATTATGAATGGTGACATACCTTATGTATTAGTTCACCAATATGATAGAAACACAGAATTAAATAATTTAGTTATAAACAAATACAAATGAAAAAAATAGTTATTACAACATTTATAATGCCAAATGAAATAGATGATTTGGAAAGAACTTTGGCGGATTTAAATAAAGCATCTAAATATGTTAGAGGTGAAAATTATGAATTATATTTAGCTCTTACGGTATCTGACTTTTTGGTAGATTGGGAAAATTCAAAATTAGATAAACAATATTTTATTGATAGATTTAATTCACTAAAATCATTAACAGAGTGGGCAGGTAAAACTTCATTTCATATAAGAGAGGATATAATGGGTTGTACCTCATTGAGAAGGATTGCACACAATGAATGTACTGATGCAACTCATTTTATTTGGTTAGATACTGATATTGTATTTGATGATAAGATATTGTTTTATGTAGAAAATTCAATCGATGCAATAGAGTCCGAAAATATTACAAAAAAATATGTTATTAGTCCAGAGTGCGTAAAGATTTGGGATACAACTTGGGATTGTTTGGTTAATGAAAATTTCTTAAATAAAGAGGTTGGATATTGTAGAATCAACAACCCTTTCATAGATGCAGGACAACATGGTGAAATTGGTGTAGAAACTTTATTGAATGATGTCCCAGGACAACCTAGAATGAAATTTGGTGGAGGTTGGTTTAATTGTTTATCTAAAGAATTATTAGACAGAACACCACTTCCTGAATCAATGGGACACTATGGTCCAGATGATACATTTATTATGTGGGCATCGGAAAAACTAAATCAAAATGGTGAACAAATACATCAGTTTAAATTAAAAAACTATGTAGTTTGTGAAAACTATATTTATAGAGATAGAACTCATTACGATAAACTAATAAAAAGAATAGACAGAAAGGAAGAATTTAGAAATCAAGCCAATGAATCATTCTCAATTGAAATAAATAATATAAAATGACAATAGAACAATCTAAAGAAAAATTAAAAAAAGAAGGATATACTTGGTTTGAACTAAATGAATTTGATCCTGAATTTTATAATTGGTTATTACCTCTAAAATGCAATAAAGAAAATAACTTAAAAAATAAGATTAAGGAATTAAGAATGGATATGGCCCGTAATCCAAAAATTCCAAACCATCAGATAAAAGAAATGTTTGAAACACATGATTTAGCCTCAGAAAAGAAGAATTGGATAGTAAATGAATATAAACATATAACTAACTTTTCACAAATCTGGTATTATGGTGATTTAAATACAATGTTTAATCCAAATACATCAGAAGATGATTATAAAAATTATAAAAAATATGTTAAAAATATAGTAAACCATTTTTTTGATTTTGAAAAAAACCAACAATATTCAGATTTATCTTTTTGTACTTATTATGATGAAGATTGTCACTTACAAAACCATTCGGATGGAACCGGAACTGGTAGAGTATGTGCACTACTAATTTATTTAAATGAAACATACGATGAGAAGGATGGTGGTGTATTAGTTTTAAACAATACTGAAAAAGTAATTCCGACCTTTGGTAAAGTTGCAATGATAGATTTACAAACATTTGATATACCACATATGGTAACAAAGGTAACTGGTGGAATTGGGAGATATGCAATCCTATCCTTTGTTAAGAAAACCCAGAATGAATTCAAATAAAAAACTTTATATTTTTGGTGACTCTTTTTCTACAAATTTTTCTACATGTCAAACGATAGAAAAAGAAAAAACATGGCCATATCTACTATCAAATAAATTAAATTTAAAAATAGAAGACCATGCACATTCTGGAATATCAAATCAAGGAATGTTACAAATGATATATAGAAATTTAAATATAGATGATTGCGGAATGATAATATTCGGATTAACTTTTTTTCATAGAATATATGATTTTTACAAAAATAGTGGTATTGATTTAAAAATAAGTGATACTGAATTATTAAAAAATGGTATTAACGATTATGAAATTAATTATTACAGAAAAAAAATGTTAGATGAAGTTCAATATGATGAATCAATAAAACAACAACTTGAACAATTTCATTTTATATTTAGAACATTAAAATCAACAAATAAGCCGTTTTTCTTTTGGTCATTGGATAGGTCTAATATTTATTTTTATGAAAAATTAACTAAAGATTTTAAAAAAGAATTAATAAAATCACCAGTTGGTACGGATGACTGGTTTAAACCATTTATAGATGTAAATGTTGAATGGGGACAGATGAATAGTGATAAACATTTTGGAGAATATGGGCATAATCAATTTTTTCAATATTTATATCAGTATATACAACCAAAATTAATATGAAATTTCAAGTAACACATCCTAAAATTTGGAATAAATTGGCAGAAAAGAATATTCCAATGAAACACAAAATCCAAATCTACGAAAAATTAGGTGGAGCATATCGTTTAGGAGAAGATGGTGGAGAACAGGTATTTAATAAAATGACTGAATTACTTAAATATAAAGTAAATGAAGGTCCAGAATCACAAGACCATGAAGTATCTATGGCAGGTGGTCAATTAGACGATATTATAAAAAACGCAACCGAACTTAAAGGTAAAATTGGAGAACAAGAAATGAATCTACCAGGTTGGATTTCAGACCACATTTCACAGGCAATGCAATTTATTAACCAGGCAAATACTGGTTTTCACAAATTAGACGAAAAATAATGGAAAATATTTATTCAGTATTAATTACGGCAATAACCGTATTAGGTGGAACAGGAGCTTGGAGATACTACGAAAAGAGAGCTTTAAATAAAGAAAGAGATGAGGAGTTTATCAGACACGATTGTAAAGATAGAATCTCTAAATTGGAAGGATTATTAGAAGCTGCATCAAAAGAGAAAGATGAACTTCGTAATATGGTATTGGCACTTACAAAAGAAGTAGCAGCATTGACTGTTAAAGTAGAATTTCTTACAAAAGAAAACGATAAGTTAGAAAAGGCTCTACCAAAAACAAAGAGACAATTAAATGGGTAAAAACGGATTCATAGAAGGAATGTGGAATGGTTTAAAAGTTGAATTTGGAAAAGTATATTCAAATTTAAATGCATTTGCATTCAATCCATTACATGAAGCTGGTGAACCTACTGGTAAAAAACTTAGAGTATTTGATTTTGACGATACATTGGTTCAAACAAAATCATTCATATACATTACACATAAAGACGGAAAGAAGTCAAAATTAAACCCAGGTGAATACGCAGTATATGAACCAAAAGAAGGTGACGAATTTGACTTTAGTGATTTCCAAAAAGTAACAGACCCACAAGAAATTAAGGGAGTTACTAACTTACTTAAAAGAATAGTAAACGCATCAGGTGAAAGAACAGTTGCAATATTAACTGCAAGAAGTGCATACAAACCTGTTAAAGATTATTTACAAGATATTGGATTGGAGGGAATATATGTTGCTGCATTAGGTAGTTCTGACCCACAAGATAAAGCAGATTGGATTGAAGAAAAGATTAAAAAAGGATTTAATGATGTATTTTTTATAGATGACTCACACAAAAATGTAAGTGCAGTAAAAAAACTAAAAGAAAAATATCCGAATATAAAGATGAGTGTTCAACATGTAAAACATGATGTTCCAAAACCACCTAAAAACTCAAAAATGAAAAAGGACGAAAAACCAAACGATATGAGTTTGAAATCGTTATTACCAAAGAATTTAAATCAAACAATCAAAAACCCAGATACAGGTAGAACGATTAAAGTTAAATCTGCATTAGGATATGATAAACAATCTAAAGTATTTAAAGCAGCACAGAATTTAGTTAAAAAGAAATAGTTATGATATACCTTTTCACAGGTCAGCCGGGAAGTGGTAAAACTACTTTGGCTAAGAAGTTACAAATGTGGTTACAAACTGATAAAGCAAATTGGAGAAAATCCGTATTTCATATTGACGGAGACCAATTACGAGAATTATTCCCAAACAAAGACTATTCAAAAGAAGGTAGAGAAAAGAATATCCAAAAAGCTTTCGATATTGCAAGGTTTTTAGACGATTCTGGGAACGATGTTGTAATATCCTTAGTTAGTCCTTATAAACATTTAAGAGACGAATTTAAGTCTCAATGCAAGGTACAAGAGATTTATTGTCATACTAAGAAAATTAGAGGTAGAGAGGATAAGTTTGCATTAGATTATGAACCACCTACCGAATATTTTGTAGATTTAGACACATCGGAGCCATCGGACGAAACTTTTAAAAAGTTATTAAAAATTATTGTTTGATATACTTATAGTTATAATTAAATAGTTATTAGTATGGAAAACGAAGAAATTCAACAAGAAGATGGTTTCTTTCCAAATTTAGAAAAAAGAAGAACTCCAAAAAGAGGAATAGGTGCAAGACCACTATTAGAATCCGAAATCAAAGATGCACAATCCAAATCTCGTTCAGCATTTGAAGCTGCAAGATTATTAGAAGTATCTTATAACACATATAAGAAATACGCTAAACTTTATGGTATTTTCGAAGACCTTAAAAACCCGTATGGTATTGGTATTGAGAAAGCAAAAGCAATCAAAAACAAAAAGTATAATATTGATGATATTATAAATGGTAAACATGTACATTATCCACTACATAAATTTAAAAATAAATTATTTTTAAGTGGATATGTTCCTAAAGTGTGTAGTAGTTGTGGATTTAGTGAGGAAAGAATAACGGATGGTAAGATGCCATTACTCATAGACTTTTTAGATGGTAATTTAAATAATCGTAAATTAGATAACATTAGACCTTTATGTTATAATTGTTTCTTTTTATTAGTTGGTGACCGAAATGTTAAAAATTGGTATGCAGAAAATGGTGGACAAATTACAGAGGAAGAGGAAAAATTATTAGAACAACAAAATCAAAACAATCAATAGTATGGAAAGAAAGTATTTACCTACATTAGCAGAATTGGTAGACAGACTATCAATATCTCAATTAAAAGAAGTATTCATCACAGACCACAAAGAGGAATACGCAAAAGAAATCGATGAAATTGTACATGACATCGAATTGATTCTAAGTCAAACTGATGGTAGAATTACCGGTGAACAAATTAGAGCAATTGTCGTATTATCTCAAATGAATTTACACATCTGGCACAATGAATCTGCAGTTAGAAAAGGAACAGCTGGCCCTGCAAACTTAGCATTGACACATGGTTTGAACGGAATCAGAAACACTGCAAAGAATAAAATACAAGAAGTTGCAGGTGGTAGAAAAGATTATAAAATTGATTGTCTAGCATCCGAATTTAAAGATTGGGAAATTAGTTGGTAATTTCAAATATTTGTTGTATATTTATAGTAAATGAAATAATATGGCATATAGTGATAAAGTCTTAGACCATTATTCCAACCCAAAAAATGTTGGAACTTTGGACAAATCTAAACAAAATGTAGGAACAGGATTAGTGGGTGCTCCAGAATGTGGTGATGTGATGAGATTGCAATTGGAAATCAATGATGGTGTCATAACAGATGCAAAGTTTAAAACATTTGGATGTGGTTCTGCAATCGCAGCATCATCTTTGGCAACGGAATGGTTGAAAGGTAAGAGTGTGGAAGACGCTGCCAAATTAGATAATATGGATTTGGTTGAAGAATTAAATCTACCACCTGTTAAAATACATTGTTCAGTATTGGCACAAGATGCAGTTCAAGCTGCAATCAATGATTATAGAGTAAAAAATGGTGAAACTCCATTAGTATTCGAAGAAAGTCATATATAAAATGGTAAGTGTAACCGAATCAGCAGCAAAAAAATTAAACTCACTCATCGAAGAAAGTGGATTCCAAACACCATATGTAAGAGTAGCAGTTAAAGGTGGTGGTTGTAGTGGATTATCATATGACCTTTCATTTGATACTGAGAGACAACCCGCAGATACCCTTGCAGAAGACAAAGGTGTAAAAATCCTCATAGACAACAAATCTCTACTTTACTTATTTGGAACCGAACTACAATTTGAGGATGGGTTGAATGGTAAAGGATTTCAATTTGTAAATCCAAATGCAAGTAGAACTTGTGGATGTGGAGAATCTTTCGCACTATAATGTGGATAAAAATAATAAGTTATGTCTCTAAAATCATCTAAAGAAAACTTAAGTAAAACGGAAAAACCACAAAAATTCGAATACATATTTGAAGATGACGAATCAAAATCTATCTGGAAGTATGATTTGAAGAAATTCCCGAATGGGCCCGTTTCGGTTGAATATCATTGGAAACCACACTACCTAAAAGAATTGGCAATTCGTCAAAAAAGAGGAAGATAATTTGGTAATATCAAAAATCTTTCGTATATTTAGTTAACAAACAAAAAAACAGAATTATGGGAAGTAAGAAACAACAAATCTTTGAAACAATGAAAGCATTGTTCGTAAAGTTTGAAGAAGAACACAACAAGACAACAAAAGTATCTCAAAAGAATGCACGAACGCATATCGGTGACCTAAAGAAATTGGTTACAGACTATCGCCAGGCCTCAGTAGAAGAAACTAAAAATAGTAATTAAACCCAACGGGGTGGAAAGTAATATCTCCACCCCTTATTTTTTAACAAAAAACAAACAAACATGAAGAAGGCGATTTTATCGTTGTTCCTTTCGGTATCAGTTTTAATGGGATTTGGTCAAGTAACCACTTCCACTATTTCTGGTGTTGTTAAGAACGAAAAACAAGAGGTGTTAGTAGGTGCAACAATTCACGCAACCCACACACCAACAGGTACTCAGTACAAATCAGTTACAAACAAGAATGGTGTTTATGTATTACCTGCAGTAAGAGTAGGTGGCCCATACACAATCCACGCTTCGTATGTAGGTTTTAGAAAAGGTGAAGAGAAAGATGTAAACACTCAATTAGGTGTGACATCAAATGTGGACTTTAAATTAGTAGGTGAAAGCACTTCATTAAAAGAAGTAGTTGTAACGGGTACTAAATCTGGTCTATTCTCAAAAGAGAAAACAGGAGCAGCACAACAATTCACTCGTAGAGAATTACAAACTATTCCAATTACGGGTGCAAGAACTATCGATGGGATTACAAAGTATAACCCATTCGGTAATGGTAATTCATTCGGAGCACAAGACTCTCGTATGAATAACTTTACAATTGATGGTTCTCAATTCAATAACAATTTCGGTTTAGGTTCATCTGCACAAGCGGGTGGTAGAACCGGAGCAAGTGCAATTTCATTGGATGCGATTGACCAATTACAGGTTAACGTAGCTCCATTTGATATTCGTCAGTCTGGGTTTACTGGTGCAGGTATCAATGCGGTAACAAGAAGTGGTACAAATGAAATTGAAGGTTCGGCATATCAAACACAAAGAGATAATAGTTCTCGTTATGTTGGTGATAATGCAAGAGGAACAAAAGTAACTGCATCTAAATTTGATGAGAAGGTACAAGGTTTCCGTTTAGGAGCACCAATCATTAAGAACAAATTATTTATCTTTGGTAACTACGAATCAATTGAGAAAACTGAACCAGGTACAACTTGGATTTCATCAGGTTCTCCTTTAACCGGTTCACAAGTAAGTAGACCAACTTTCCAACAATTAACTGACCTTTCTAAATTTATGAAAGATAAGTTTAATTACGAAACAGGTCCATTTGAAGGATATTCTAATACCAACACATCTAATAAATTTTTAGTTCGTGTTGATTGGAATATTAACGATAAGAACAAATTAACTGCTCGTTATGTATACCATAATTCAGAAGCACAAATTGGTATTTCAAATTCACAATCTGCAGGTTTTGGTAATAGAACGCAAAACATCAACGCAATGTCTTTCCAAAATAGTGGATATACTATTCAGGATAACACTCGTTCGGCAGTATTAGAATTAAACTCTAAGATTTCAAATACATTATACAATAACTTAATTGTATCGTATGATAAACAAATTGAGAACAGAGGTTATTTATCTCAAATGTTCCCAACGATTGACATTAAAGAAGGTTCTACTACATTAACATCAGTAGGATTTGACCCATTCACTCCAGGAAACAAATTAGACTACTCTACAATCAATGTTACTAATAACTTAACAAAGTATTTAGGTAAACATACAATCGTAAGTGGTTTCAATTTCCAAAGTTATGAATCTAATAACTTATTCTTCCCAGCATCAAATGGTGTTTATATTTTCAATAGCTTAGCTGATTTCTATACTGCAGCTAATCAATCATTAGCAAATGGTGGTAAACCATCTGCGTTTGCACCAGCTCGTTTCCAATTCCGTTATTCGGCGTTGCCAGGAGCAATTGAACCAATGCAAACTTTAAAATCTTATAGAACTGATTTATATTTACAAGACGAATATAACGCAACTAAAGATTTAAAATTGACTTTTGGTATTAGAGCAAACATTATTGATTTTGAAAACAGCGCATTAGAAAATCCAGCAATCACTGCGATGACTTTTGCGAATGGTGAAAAATGGAATACAGGTGTAATGCCTAAGACTCAAGTTCTATTTGAACCAAGATTAGGTTTCAACTATGATTTAAAAGGTGAAAAGAAAACTCAATTTAGAGGTGGAACAGGCGTATTCACAGGTCGTCCTCCTTATGTATTTTTATCGAATCAAATCGGTAACAATGGAGTGTTAACTGGATTTATCGATGTAAGTGGTACTGCAGCTGCACCTTATGGTTTCACTGCTGACCCTAACAAATACTTCATTCCTTCAACTCCAACATTACCTTCAACATTTGATTTAGCATTAACAGACCCTAACTACAAATTCCCACAAGTTTGGAAAACCAATTTGGCAGTAGACCAAAAGTTACCATTCTTCGGATTAGTAGCAACGGCAGAATACTTATACAACAAAACAATAAACGCAGTTCATTACTATGAAGCTAACCTAAGAAATCCAGTAGGAACTTTGGGTGGTGTAGATAACAGACCTCGTTTCGGTGGAAGTGATGCAACTGTAAGAGTAAATAACAATGTGAGTAGAGCAGCAGTTCTTACGAGTAAGAATGGTGCATACCACGAATCATTGACATTGAAATTAGAGAAACCATATCAAAAAGGTTTCTGGGGTTCATTCGCTTGGACAACTGCTAACTCAAAAGACTTTATGAGTGCAGGTTCAATCGCTAGTGGTAGTTGGCAATCAGCATTATCAGTTAATGGTAATAACGATTTAGGATTATCATTTGCAGACGCATTTGTTAAAAATAGATTCGTAGGTTTATTAGGATATAGAATTGAATATGGTTCTAAATATGGTGGAGCAACTACATTTACATTAGGATATGTGGGACAACAAGGTAATCCATATTCTTATATCGCAGCAGGTGACTTGAATGGTGATAGAGTAAACAACAACGATTTAATTTTCGTTCCAATGAAAGGCTCTGACATCAAATTTGCAAGTTTAACTGCAGGTGGTAAAACATTTACTGAAGCTGACCAACAAGCTGCATTTGATAAGTTTATCGGACAAGATAAATACTTATCAACTCGTAGAGGTCAATACGCTGAAAGAAATGGTGGTTTATTACCTTACTTACATAGATTTGATTTATCAGTAGCACAAGATGTATTTGTTAAGATTGGTGGAAAGAGAAATGCTTTCCAAATCAGAGCAGATATCTTAAACTTTGGTAATATGGTTGATAATAAGTTTGGTATTTCACAAAGAGCTACGGCACCTCAAATTTTGAACTTTGTAAGCAGAGATGCAGTTACAAATGTTCCAACATTTAGATTGGCAACACAAAGATTAACAGATGGTTCTACTATTTTAGCTAGAGATAGTTATCAGTATAACTCATCGGTATTCGATGTATGGTCTGCACAATTAGGTATCCGTTACATCTTCGGTAAATAAGATTACGCAGTCAAAATATACTCAAATCCCTCACCCTAAAAAGTGGGGGATTTTTTATTTGGTAAATTAAAATATTTTTCGTATATTAGAGTATAAACAAAAAACAAAATAGAATATGGCAAAAATTATCAAATTTGATTCAGAGGCAAGAACCTCATTAAAGGCTGGTGTTGATAAGTTAGCAAATGCTGTTAAAGTTACATTAGGCCCTAAAGGTAGAAATGTGATTCTACAAAAACAATTCGGTGTACCACATATTACAAAGGATGGTGTATCGGTAGCAAAAGAAATTGAATTAGAAGACCCGATTGAAAATATGGGTGCTCAATTAGTAAAAGAAGTTGCAAGTAAGACTGCAGACCAAGCGGGTGATGGAACTACAACCGCAACTGTGTTAGCACAAGAAATCTACAATTTAGGATTTAAGAATGTTGCAGCAGGTGCAAACCCAATGGACTTAAAAAGAGGTATTGATACGGCAGTTGGAGCAGTGGTAAAAGAACTTGCAAACATTTCTAAAAAGATTAAATCATCTACGGAAATTGAACAAGTTGCAACTATTTCAGCAAACAACGATAGTGAGATTGGTAAGATGATTGCAACCGCAATGGACAAAGTTGGTAAGGATGGTATCATCACAGTTGAAGAAGCTAAAGGTATTGAAACGGAAGTTAAAGTAGTAGAGGGTATGCAATTTGATAAGGGATATTCATCTCCTTACTTTGTAACCAATCAAGATACTATGGATGTTCAATTTGACAATGCATTGGTATTGATTTACGATAAGAGAATTTCGGCAATGAAAGATATCTTACCTGTATTGGAATCGGTTGCACAAACCAACAAACCATTGGTAATCATTTCTGAAGATTTAGAAGGTGAAGCAATGGCAACGTTGGTTGTAAATAAGATGAGAGGAACTCTAAAAGTTGCAGCAGTTAAAGCACCTGCATTTGGAGATAGAAGAAAAGAGATGTTACAAGATATCGCAACCATCACAGGTGGTACAGTTATTAGTGAAGAAGTTGGTTTATCATTAGAGAAAGTTACAATGTCTATGTTGGGTAAAGCTGAGAAAATTGTAATTGACAAAGATAATACAACAATCATCAATGGTGGTGGTAAGAAAGAAGATATCAAAGCAAGAGTTGAGTTAATCAAAACACAAATTGATAAATCAACATCTGACTATGATACTGAAAAATTACAAGAAAGATTATCTAAATTATCAGGTGGTGTGGCAATCCTTTATATCGGAGCAGCTACCGAAGTTGAAATGAAAGAAAAGAAAGATAGAGTGGATGATGCACTACACGCAACTAGAGCTGCAGTAGCAGAAGGTATCGTTCCAGGTGGTGGAGTTGCATTGATTAGAGCACAATCTTCATTAGACAAATTGGAATTACCAAATGATAGTGATTATAACACCGGTATATTTATTGTCAGAAAAGCAATTGAATCACCATTAAAGACTATTGTACAAAACGCAGGTGGAAGTGCAGAAGTTATTATCAATGAAGTTAGAAATTCAAAAGGTAATATGGGTTACAATGCAAGAACTGAAGAATATGTCGATATGGTTAAAGCCGGTATCATTGACCCAACCAAAGTGACAAGATTGGCATTGGAAAATGCAGGAAGTATCGCATCTCTATTATTAACAACCGAATGTGTAATAGCATCGGAAAAAGAAGAAAAACAATTACAAATGCCACAAGGTGGATTTGGAATGTAATAAATAAAACAATAAAACAAAACAAATGGCAAAGTATTATTCAGTACAAGTGGCAATCGAAGTAGAAGATGCTAAGGGTAAGATTAAAAAACAAAAAGAAAACTATTTAGTAGACGCAATGTCGGTGACAGAAGCAGAAGCTAAGTTAGTAAACAAATTCATTGAAGAAGCAGTTAAGCTTGAATATGAAGTAGTAAAAGTATCAGAAACAAACATTATTGAAGTATTCTAATATGGAAAAAGAACTCAAAGAACAAAAGGAATTAGTCCTTAAAAGAGTTCCACCCGGAGATAGATGGATATTTGCTGACCTAAAAAATAGTGCAGTATATCCATCTCTCACCGATGCTTTGGAAGCTTGGTATCAAACAAATGGTGATACTAACTTTTACATTGAAGCAAGAAAAGGAACAGTTGAAATTATTAAACAAGAAGAAGTGGAAATACCTGTAAAAAGATTTTCACTATACGGAGAAGATTAATTATGAGTCATATCATCGGTAGAAAATGTGTTAGTTTTTGTGATACAGGATGTGTAAAGGTATGTCCTGTCGATTGTATTAACGGCCCTATTAAAATAGATGGAGTTGGTGCAGAAGTAGAAGAACTAAAAAACACAGGAGAGTTTTATAATTTAGTCAATCCACAGATGTATATAAATCCAGATGTTTGTATAGATTGTGGTGCATGTATATCCGAATGTCCAGTTGATGCAATTTTTAGTAATGAAAATGAAGCAATTAGAGAAGGAGACGAAGAATATATTCACAAAAATTATGAATTCTACGGAATGAAATTTAACTAAAAATTTTTTATATTTATATTTAATTCTAAACAAAAAACAAAAAACAATGAGTACATTAGTATTAGTAGTAGTTACATTAGCAGTAGCAGGTGCAATTACTTACATCCTTATGAAAAAAGGTACAATTGCTGACGCAAACAACAACAACATTCCAGATGCAATCGAAGAGAAAGTAGAGGAAGTTAAAGTTGTAGTTAAGAAAGCAAAAGCTAAAGCAGAAAAAGTAAAGACTGCAGTAGCTGAAGTTGCAAAAGTAGTTAAGGAAGTAAAAAAGCCAGCAACTAAGAAAGCAACTAAAAAAACAAAGTAAGTAAAGTAAATCGGAAAATAACTAAATAATGGCAAAAGCAATTGGTTCCTCAAACAAACAAAGCTTCGGCAAAAGAAAAACAGGTAGAGCAAAAAAAAGTTATAATAAACATTCACCAAAGCCAAAAGACTACAAAGGTCAAGGTAGATAAAATGATAAAATTAACGGACATTTTTAAAGAAGATGACATTGTAAAAAACAAAAAGTCAAACAATGTCTATCTCGTAAAAAAGATGGACCCGGCTAAACATATCAAACCCGACTCTAATTTACCATCTACACAAAAATTAAGTTCATCTGATTTTGAAAAACAATCGGAAAAACTTAAAGGAAAAACATCTGGTAAAGATATACAAACGGCGGATATCGGTGGAGGTAAGATATATGGTACTATTCATGGAAATACCAAAATGGTTGATGATATAGTTGACCATGTAAAATCTACTATACCACAAGAAAAATGGAAAGATGTTGTATTTGTAGGAGAAGGTGGTGCAACGAATGATATAGGTGAATTAGAATTCCACGATGAAATGGAATATGCAGTACCTAAATTCTTAGAAATGGGTGCTGGGATAGATACATTTGATGGTGATGAATTGGATGTTCATAAGCCTAAATCTTTTTTGTATAAAACCCAAATGAAAAAAACAGGCCTTCCACATAATCTTATAAAAGCAGGTAATTGGGCTAGTATGGTTGGACAAGGTGAAGGAACGGATACTATGAATCCTTCTATATACTTAGATGATACTGGTAAACAATTCTTACAAAACTCAGCTAAAGAAGCAGGATTTCCACCAATAAGTGATTTTGACAATCCATCTAAAAAAGATAAAAAAATATTATATCGTTTATCATTCCCCGAAGATTACAATGATACAGAAACAAAAGTAAATGATATTCAGGTTGCATTCAATCAAATTAGAGATGAAAATATCATAAAGAAATCGAATGAATTGGAAAAGAAAGGTAAAATTCCAATTGTAGTTGCCGGTGAAGGTCATGTTGAATTGGTTAGAAAATCAATGACTAAAAAATCTAAATTAAGTGAATTTTCTTTAAGAGGTATTCTTAAATCAATTAAATAATATATTTATATTAAACTATAAATTATGTTGTTAAAGAAAGGTGATAATAATGAGAATGTAAAGTTAATGCAACAAAAGTTGGGCATTGAACCAGCTGTTACTAACTTTGGCCCAAAAACAGAAGCTGCAGTAAAAGCTTGGCAAGCTGCACATGGTTTAGATGCTGACGGAATAGTTGGTGATAAAACTTGGGCAATGATTATGGCAGAAGGCCAATCGGTTCCTGCTCCAGTAGAAACCCCAATACCACAATCAACAGGTGGATTAAAATTAGAAAAATTAAAAGGACATATTCCAGATGCAGTAATCGCAATGATTCCTGATACTGCTGCTAAATTCCAAATCAATACTCCATTAAGATTGGCACACTTCTTAGCACAATGTGGACATGAGAGTGGTGGATTTAGACTTACAAAAGAAAACTTAAACTATTCAGCTAAAGGTCTAATGGGTATATTCAAAAAGTATTTCCCAACTGAAGCTTTGGCAAAACAATACGAAAGACAACCTGCAAAAATTGCAAACAAAGTATATGGTGGTCGCATGGGCAATGGTCCAGAAAGTAGTGGTGAAGGTGCAAAATATTGTGGTAGAGGATATATCCAATTGACAGGTAAAGATAACTACATTGCATTTGGTAAATCAATCGGTGTAGATATGACATTTAATCCTGATTTAGTATCATCACAATACTCTTTATTATCAGCAGCATGGTTCTTTTCTAAAAACGGATTACATAAGATGGCAGATGAAGGTGCAACCGATGCAGTAGTTACTAAGATTACTAAAAGAGTAAATGGTGGAACTATTGGATTGGCAGATAGAATCAAACACTTCAAAGAGTATTATCATTTATTGTCATAATGGATAATAAAAAAAAGTTATATTGGAATAGTTGTTCGTTTCTGTATGCAGATATTATGTTTGGTAGTGATTATATCTTATCAAAAGAAAGTCCATTATCTAAGCTATTTTATAATTTTGGTGAAGAAGGTAGTTTTATTGCATCTGGTATGGGGTCTAACAATGAGTCTATTTTTTTTAGAACTCTGATTGATTGTTCAAAAAATGATTTTGATTTTGTAATTATTGGTTGGTCACATCCTGAGAGAGCTTTGATTTTAGATAACCACATTGAGTTGGATTTCGAAAAACTAAAAGAAGATTCAGAAAAAAAGTTTTTAGGTAATAGTAGACATGCAGATTTATATGGATATCAAAATTTAATACCAACTGGTGCATCTTACAATAATCACTTATTGAAATTTGAACCAAAAGGTACTGACGATACTATTTTGTATACAATATCATTACACAATTTTTTTAAGCAAAAAGGTATTCCACATTTATTTTTAAATATGGGTAAATTGGATACAAATGTTTTATCTGCAAGAGAAAGTTGGTTGAATGGAATTGACTCTAAAAATTATTTGTCAATAAATGATAATGATAGTATTTTAGAAAAAATGAGTTTTTGTTTTACGGAATATTATGGTAAAAAGGCAGAAAAAATAGTAGTAAAAGATGGTGACATTCACAAGTATAATACATTGGTTGGTAATAGTGATAAAGAATATGCAAAAACTGGTTGGATAATGGATATCGGCGGCCACCTCGGAAAATTGGCATACAATGATTTATTTAATTTAATTTCGAATCATATACAAAAAAATAATTTGGTGTAGTTAAATTATTTTCGTATATTAGAAATATGGAAAAATTTAAAATTACATTTAATGTTATAATTGTGACTTGTGTCATAGGATTGGCAATATCATACTTAACTCAATTAATAGAAGTAATACCAAATGTATCTTTTTTAGAAGGTGTCGGTATTTATTGTCTTTGGACTCCAATTCATCATTATTTGAATACTTTAGGCAAAGATAACACAGATTACTAATGATTTAGGGGATTGTTTTATATTTATATTCGTAAAGTTAAAATCGTTTATAAATGAAGGCAAAATTATTAGAATTTAAAGAAAATTGGAATGATATATTGATATCATTTCTTGCATACATTGGAGTAGCATGGGTAATAGTTGCATTACTATTCCAACTTACAATGGTTGGTATGCATTATAGTGGAAGTGATATTCCTACTCAAGTTGGAAATTGGTTTGACCACAAATTTAATGGAACATTCAAAAATAGTCCAGAAAATATTATGTATGTAGCCGAAGACCATATTTGGGTTGAGAGTGTTACAAATCAAGTTAAAATAGGAAAATTAGCTGGAAATAGAAAATTAGAATTCGGTGTAAAGAATATATTAGAAGAATATTTGCAAGATAAAGGTTATGACATCACCCCATCTGCAACTTACAAATTGAAAGTGGATATTATATTTTTAGATGTATTAACGACTAAAAAGAATGTGTCGGTATTTCATAGTAACGAACAAGAAGTTGTTATCCGTTTAAGAGGAACACTTTACAAAGATGGTAAAAAAGAAAAAGAGGTTATGGTTGAAGAAAGTTCATCAGAAATCTCTATGTCAACTCTCATAGTAGATGAAGGTGGAAAGTTCAATCAAACTTCGTTAAGTAATGCACTTAAAAAAGGTTCCGGTCAACTTATCACCAAACTATTAGGAGAAAAATAATGAAAAAAATCATATTATTTATTGGGGTATTTTTATTAGTATCCCTATCGGCATTTAGTCAATTAACAATCAGTCAGTCATTATCACCAACAACCGGATTAAAGGTAGGTGACACTATAAGTGTTAAATATACTTTGACAAAAGGAGATACTATTGTTAATCCTCGTTATCTTTGGTTTAGATACCAATATAACAATAAGGCATTGACATATCTTTCAACTGAATTTAATCAGGGTACATCAACTCAAACATTCTACACCGGTTGGACTAGTTATAAGTTCACTCCAAATGTGGGTGCAAGTGATAACGCTTTGAATTTACAATATACACTGAGTCCTTGGAATTATGCAGTAAATGCAGATTGGAATATTGGTCAATTGACAATTCAAAGAGCAGACCGTTCTATCACCGGATTGTTGGCAACACAAAAATATATCTTAAAAGACCAAAATACTTATAACAACATTTTCAAAATAGACTTAGCAACTGGTACTGATACAACTGGTGCAAATGTTGGAACTATTACTGGTGGTGGGTTTTCATCTATATCAAATGTAACGGGTAATACATCACAATTCAAAGTTAGAGTTTTGTTTCCATCGGGATATTCAATTACTGACCACAATGTTCAATTGATGAGATTGAAATCAGATGGTAGTGGTGATATAGACTGGTCACAACAACCAATTACACAAGCTGCATTGGATGCAAGTGGTGAGGTAATATTCACATCAGGTATTAAAGTTGGTGATAGTGTTGGTGTATTTGTATCACCTGCTTCTCAAAAGACTTGGATGAATAATGTAATCACGGTTTCAGATGCATATAAAGCATTCTTAGGACACTCTCAAACTGATATTAGTGGAACTGCAAACTTCTTTACAAGACCTGTTTTAGAAAGAAAAATAGGTAATGTAACAAAGAACGATATGACATTCAACGAAGCTGACTCATACAATCTATTTGCATATGTAATCGGACAAGATGTATCTACAAATGCATTTATTCCAACATCAACTTCAACTTCGTGGAGATGGCATAGTGGTTTATTAAATCAAAGTTGGTTGGATGGTGTTACTAAGAATAGAGTATATGTTACAACTCCATCACAAACCGTTGATGTGGTATTTGCATGGGGTGGTGACTTAAACTGGTCACACTCATCTCATCCTGACACAATTGCAACTAGAATTACACAAGGTAATTTTACAAACTCAATAAACGATAGAAACTTCCAATCATTTTCAGTAAAATCAATGTCATATACTCAACCTACATTTGAAAAGGCAACATTGGGTATTAACTCTACTTTGGAAAATGGTAAAGTTGTATTAACTGCAACATTGACAAAAGAAGGGTTAGCAGGTTTACAAGTTATTATGAATTATGACGAAAGTAAATTAACTTTGGATAATGTTTCATTTGATGCAGGTTCTACAATTACAAACTTTTCAACTCGTGATGGTAATAGATTAACATTTGGTTCAATAGACCAATTAAAGACGGCAAGAATCAAAGTGGGAACACCATATAGATTAGTATTCACACCAAAAGAAACTTTAACAAATACTGCAGGTTTATTCTTTTTCATATTAGCAGATGCAGTAGATGGTTTGGGTAAAAAAGTTGATTTGACAATAGAATAATATGAAACACTTATTAGTTACATTATTTTTACTTATATCATTTTTAGGGTTCGGACAGAGTGTATCTGCTCCGGACTCTAAATCATTTATACCATCTACAAATGGACAAGATGCAAGTGGATTTGTATTGAGTGGGTTTGGTGCAACATCTACTTTACTTGCTTCAATCAGTTTAGTTAATCCACCAACCGGTACAACATTTGTATTAAACACAACAACAGGCCTAACCGCAGCAAGTGGATTTACTTTAAGTGGTAATAAGACTCGTTTAGTAGTAACGGGAACAATGGTAGATATTAACACCGCATTGGCATCACTTAAAGTAAACACAGGTTCTATAAAAGGAAATGTTTTATTATCTGTGGCAGCAACAATCAATCCAACGGGATATTTCTACAATGGTGTAAACGGACATTTTTATAGACCAATATCAACCGGAGCAACTTATACAAACGCAAGAATTTTATCCGAAGCAACAACATTCAAAGGACAAAAAGGATATTTAGTAACAATCACTTCCGCAGATGAAGATTTGTTTATTTTTAATAATGTTCCACAAAGTAGTATTTGGTTTGCACTAACGGATGAAGAAACGGAAGGTCAATGGAAAATTGATGCCGGTCCTGAAAAAGGAACTCTAATCAAAACATCAAACGGGCAAACTGAAGGAAACATACAAGGACAATACAATAACTGGGCAGGTGGTGAACCAAACAATAGTGGTAACGAAGATTATGCAGTAACTAAATGGGGTGGTGGTTCTCAATGGAATGATTTACCAAATGGGTTTAGTTGTGCTTATGTAATTGAATTTGGAACTTGGACTAATCCAGATGATGCAACATTTACAGAGTTTTATACTAATTCAGTAACTCACTCAAACGGAGAAGTCCTAACTGCACGATTCAATTTTGACTTTGGTAGTAATGTGGATGAAACTAAATTTTCAGCAAAAGCAAACACATATAAAAATAATATATGGGATGTAACAACCAACGCATCAAGAACATTAAGTGGATTAGGTAAAGCAGATATTACAAATGATTTAGATACTACCAAATACCCAACAGGAACTAAATATGTAAACTTAACACCTGGTGAAATTGAATTTTGTGTTATATACGAATACGATGTAACCAATAAAAGATATAGAGTTGGTTTAGATAGTAGATTATGGGAATACACACAAAACGCTCCGGTATGGAATGATGTAAAAAACTTAAAACTTTTTGATTTATACAACGGACCAGTAATACCAAATTCAACTGGAAGTGGTGATGTTTGGTGGAATGAATATTACATTTATACTGATACTCAATTTAATTATGCAAATTCAACATATCAATCAAATTTAAGAAATGGTGGTGGTTATTATGCATTAAAATTGGCATCAACTTTTACATTTGGTGATAATACATCATTGGTACAACATGGTATTGATGTGATACCAAACTCACAAACGGAATTAAACACTTTGTATAGTAGTATTGTTAGTGTAGCTGATGTGTATTTGGCATTTAAGGAATTGTCAAATGGTGGGTTGTTTGGTAATGAAACTGGTAATGAGTTTGGATATGGTATTCAATATATGAACGCCGATGTAAATGGTGATGGTTTATTTAATGAAGCAGATACATATAAATTACTGCAACATTTAACGGGTGTAGAATCACTTACACAATATTCAACATTAACATATTTGATGAAACTATATGGTAAATCGGAATATGATGGTATTACAAAATCAAATTGGAATACACAATTCAATTCAACGAGAAGTTTATACCCATTCAGTTTAAATACCGGAACACTTAATAACACATATAATGTTAGTGTAAGTTGGAGAGGTGATGTAAATCTTTCACATTCAGCAATACCTGTGGTTAATACAACCGCAAGCAATTCGGTTAGAAGTAGTATGAGTGTTAAAACAATGAGTTCACCAATATCAAACGAAATCAACGCATCAATCATAACTGAAATAATAGGTGATAGTGTTTATGCATATATTACAATAGACCCACTACAACAAGAATTAGTAGGAACTCAATTACATTTAAATTATGATAATAGTTTGTTAAAGTTTGGTAGTGTATCTTATAAAACAATAGGTTCACCAACCAATTACGGAACGGACAAAAGTGATTATGTGAATTTTGGTTCATTGATTACCGATGGTGGTGTTTTGAATAACACAACGGAATATAAAATTACATTTACAACTAAAACAAAATTGGATAATATATTGGGATTGGTTTCGGTTGGATTTATGGATGCAGTTAACAAAAGTGGGAAAACATTAAAAATAATAATGAAATAAAAAACTAAAAATTATGAATGTATCGTTTGATTATAATGAAATGAAGAATTTTATATCACACACAGGTAAATATAAAATTGTAAATGTTAAGTGTTTTATTCAAGTTCCTAGTAGTTGGTATAATCAATTTAGAAGAGAAGAAGAAGAAGTAGAGATGGAAGTGGCTTACCTAATAGATGATATTGAGACTGAAAAATGGATATTTGACGAAAGATATAGAAAAAGAAAAGACGAACTTATGAGATGGAGTATCGAATCAGTTTTTTACAGAGAATTCAAAAGTAAAATATTAGATTTATTATATAAATGAAAAAACTATTATTAATCATATCGTTAGTTTTAATTGGGTTTGTTGCAAACTCACAAATCCAAAAACCTGATACATTACAACTATCTGCAAAGGAACTATTTGGAGAAAGTGATGATTGGAACGATGTGGGTATATTACAATCATATGTTAATTTTTCAAAAGATGTACTTTCATCATCAAATCTTTCAATTGGTGTAATTGGTAGACAAGTATCAACTACTCTTAATTTTGGATACCATAAATCATCTTTAAATGGACAATGGGGACATTCATTTGCAGCATCAATAAATCCTATATGGAACTATTATGGTGTGGGATATGGACTTAGTAGAAATACAGAAAAAAGAACAACAACAATACAAACATTTTATTCTACGGACTTTGATTTCCAAAAAGATATTAACCTATCTTTTATAGATGTTTTTAGAACTAAAAAATGGGGAACATTCGGTTATAGTTTAACGGCATCAAAATCATTTTGGGGAACTTATCAGGGTGAGTGGGAAGGGAAATACACGGTAGATGAAAATGGTGATTTTAAAGATTTAATATATCCACAAATGCCCGCATCATCCGAACTTACTTATAGAGGTATGGTGATGTACACTTACACATTGAAAACAAAGAGGGTAGATATTTCACCGCAAGTATTTGCAATGAGTGATGTATATAAAGTATTTAAAGATGGAACTGAATCGGATTTAACATATGTAGATGATTTTAATTTGGACTTATATTATGGTGTATCTATGGATTGGAAAATAACTAAAAGATTTGTATTAAATACCAATATCAGATATAACACAACTTGGGATAAATTAAGTGAATCGGTTGGATATAAAAAGAGTAACCCAATCCTATTTATGATAGGAACAAACTTTCAATTTTAATGAGTAAAAAAGATTTAATATCATTCATAGTAATTTATTTCTTAACCACATTTGTAATATTATTTAGTGGTTGTAGAAAAACACAAGTTATGCCTACACCACAACCTGTTATAAACATATTTAGTGTTAAAGAAAGTAGTGTTGAAAACGGACAAGAAATACAATTTGAATTAATTAAAAATGGTGTCTATACATTGACTTTGGGTGATAGTGTGAATAACCAAGTTTTGACAAGAGAAAGATTTATCGGACAAATTGGACAAAATAAAAAGAAAATATACACTAAATCACTTTCAGTTAAATATTTATATCTGTTATTGGAGGATGAGAACAAAAGTAAAGTAGGAAAAACAATAATAATAGTAAAGTAAAATGAGAAAAATCGACAAAATTTTAGGATTGGGATTTTTGGTAACCCTTTTGGCATTGAGTTGTAGAAAGATAGACTTACCTGCACCAGTTGCACAAGAATTACCAACGGAATTAAAAATATCAAATTCAGTAGGTATTAAATTACAAACCGCATTCGTAACATCAGAAGTTGCAATGAATGTAAAAAGTGATGTAGCACAAACTGTGACTATTAGAATATTTGATATTGCAAACAAAGTTGTATCAAAATCTACAAGTGATGTAAATGTGGGTGACAATGTATTAAAAGTATATACAAATGCACTACCATCATCTGCTTATAGAATTGGAATATATGATATGAGTGGTAAACAATTAGGAATAACAGATTTTAACAAATTATAAAAACAACAATTTATGTCAGAAGAAGTAGAAAAATCAGAAACAACCGGTGGTTCAATTAAGAATATACTTATCGGTTTAGTATCAACAATCACATTAGGTGTGGGTGGTTGGTTCACAACAAAGTTAACAGGTGGTGACGAAAAAGAAGCTCCAGTTCAACAAGCAGCTCCAGTAATTAACATTACAAATTCTAACCAACAAGCACAATCTGCAGGTGGAACAACTAAAGTTATCGAAAGAGAAAGAGTAGTTGAAAAAGAAAAACCAGCTCCAAAACCTAAAAAGGAAGCAGACGAGTTCAAAGAGAAACCAGCAGCTTGGTAATTTAGAAAATTAAAAATTTATATAAAATGGCAGAACAACAACCAAGTGGTTTTAAAGACCTATTGAGTAATATGATGAAACGCAGATGGTACATTACTGCGTTAGTATTGGGAGGATTTATGTTTATTATAGGAGGAATGTTCTTTGCTATATTTTCTAAATCAGAAATAGCAGGAGAGTGGAAAGAACTTCTATTATTGTTATTGGGAGCATTCATTGGTAGTTATGGTAAAATCATTGACTATTGGTTTAGTGATACTGATAAGGACAAAATGTTAGTTCAAAAGATGGATGAGGAAGATGGTACATCATTAAGCAACACCGCTGATATGCCAGTAACTCCACCAAACAACACTCCATTAATTCCAGATGCATTTGTACAAGCTGCAAAAAACGCACATGAAATCAATTTAATCGAAGCAAACAAAGTAGATGTAAAATCGGAACCAAATAATCCACAACATATCGAAACCCCTTTCAAACCACAACCAAGAACAGGCGTAGAGGTAGACGAAGATGGTGATGGTGTAATGGATGGTATTGATTTTGATGGTGATGGTAAGATTGATATGTATTTTGCACATAGACAATGTGAACATATTTGGGGTGATGTGGATGGAGATGGTGATGAAGAATGTTTGAAGTGTGGAAAGATTAAAGATGAAGATGCTGAAATGGCAGGATAAATCGGTTACATAGTATTAACAATTTAAATTAAAAACTATGGGATTTTTTAGAGAATTATTTAGTGATAGCAACGACATTAATGAGAAATCAGTTGTAGGGTTTGCATCTTTCGGTTGTATGGTCTTAGCTTTGGTAGTTGACCTTGTAACTGGATATATGGGTAAACCATTATTGATTAACGAATACATCTTTAACGGATTTTTGGTAATCACTTTGGGTTCATTTGGTATCGCTTCAGTTGATAAGTTTATCAATAAGAAAGCAGAACACGATGCAGCTAAATTGGAAGCCGAATCGGAAGAAGGATAAAATTTAGAAAGGGAGTTAAATACTCCCTTTTTTTATATTTATATCAAAACATTTATGTATGAAAAACTTATTGGTATTATTAAGTTTCTTTTTGTTAAGCAATGTTGCCATTGCCCAAACTGTCGGAGTAACAAAAACAGAACAATTTAAAGCATCGTTTGAAACAAAAATTGATATTAGTCAATTTATGGATTATGACGGCCCTCAAATTCCTATTCAAATCCTAAAGGCGGGTATATCGGATGAGATGTATGAAATGTATCCTGAGTTAAAAGAAAAGAGAGTTGGATTGGGTGTTGCTAATATCTCAATGGAGTATTTGGAAAATCTTAATCGTTTCAAATTCACAGAGGACAAAACGGAAATTAAGAATAGAATGGTTAAACAATTCCAAGCATCTCAAGCTGGCATTTCCGAAAACAAATTAGATGGTAGAGGAAAGATTAGTTTAGCAGAATACTTTGTAACAATTGAATGTTATGATTACTCAGTTAGTGAAGATGAGACTATAAACTTAAAAGATGGTATCAAAGATAACATGGTGACAAGAATAGGTTTACAAGTTAGATTTACAAATGCAGAAACAGGAGTAGTATTTGGTGCAAGTGGATTAGGAGAAGCAACTACCAATAGACAATTAACACTATTATCGGATGCATCAGTAGACCCAATTAAATTCAATCAGTCAACTATATCAATTGCAACTAAGAAGGCATTAGATATCGCTTGTGCAAGAATTTTGGATAGAATGATTAAAAAGGGAATATTTACAAAATAGAATTATTATGAGAAAGTTATTGTTAGTATTATTATTAGGATTATTTAGTTGCACACCTGTAAGATATGTGTATGTAGACCAAAAGGACTCAGTTGTAAAAAAACAAAGAGTAGTGTATGATAACTTATATGTTCCATCACCATTCTTTTTTAATTATGGATGGGGTGTTCCTTATTACAATCCAATTATTATACAAAGACAAAGACCTATTGTAATTCCACGTAGACCAACAGTACAACCAAATAGATGGATTAGGCCTAATACTCCACAAAGAACTTTACCACCGAGAGTACCTAGAGTAAGAAGATAATGAAAAAATGGATATCAACATTACTAATAATTGTTATATCCCTAACGGCATTTAAAGCCGAAGGACAAACTTATACCCAATCATTTATAGATAAGTGCACCGGTGAAAGAAAGATTGCAACTACAACAATGATAAATGGTAGTGCAACAGTTTCTTTTTACAATGAGGTAAGAACATTTTCACCAATAGAAGTTCAAACAGGACAATTACAAATTTGGATAAACCAAGTCTATCTTAGATATTCAACATTGGCATGTCCTACAAATGTAGTAGTTCAACAAACGGTAACCAATGCAGTAGCACAAACGGCATCAAACGCCGCAAGTAGTGCAGCAAGTAATGCAGCATCCGCTGCAGCAAGTACGGCAGCATCTAACGCAGCAAAACCACCTACTATAAATGTACCACCTCCACCTCCGGCAGCATCGGCACCTCCACCACCGGCACCAACGGCATCGGCACCACCTCCGGCAAGTAGTAGTTCATCGAATCCTCCACCTGCAAGTGGTGGTTCTACACAAAGTGGGGGTAGTTCTTCATCATCTTCATCACAAAATTCGGGTAGTTCTTCTTCATCATCTGGAGAGAGTTCATCATCTAGCAGTAGTTCTTCATCATCATCTGAAACAAAATCGGAGACCAAAACGGAAACAAAGAGTGAATCGAAATCAGAAAGCAAATCCGAAAGTAAAAGTGAAGAAAAGAAATCAGAAAGTAAGAGTGAAGAAAAGAAAGAGGAAAAAAAATCTGAAGAGAAGAAGGAGGAAAAGAAAGAGGAAAAAAAGGAAGAAAAGAAAGAAGAAAAGAAGGAGGAAAAGAAAAAAGAAGAAAAGAAAAAAAGTGGTAACTTAAATCCAATGTTAGTATCATCGGATTACTCGGTTGTAGAAAGTGCAGATAGAAAGTTTGGTTCTATATTGGGATTGGGTTGGAGTAGAGCAAGTATGGCGGGAGATGAGATGTTCTCTACAAATGCAATGATATGGTCAAATTTGAAACAATTTGCATTAGGTGGTGGTTATACTAAAATGGAATTTAATGAGGGTAAATTGGATGCCATACACTCTTACGGTGTAACTGGGGCATACTTAGACGGAAACTATATGGGTTTATTAGGATATACATGGATTAAACCACATCCTAAATATGGAACATATGGTTATAATGTTGGTATGGTAAACTTATTCTTAAAAAATGCAGACAATAAATTTGATTATTCTATCATAACATCAGCAGTTGCATTTTGGACTAAACCTTATCAGTATTCAAAGAAACTTACAATATCACCACAGATATTCGTAATGTCATCTCCTTTATCTTATAATTCAACAACGGGTGGAACAACGGTAAATAGACATGCAGGATTCTTAATGGGTTCATCTTTTGACTATAAATTGAGTAAAAGATTTGGATTTAGTTTTAACTACAAATTTAATGGTTCTACACAACCAGGAACACCACTATTACATATGTTTTTAGTAGGTAGTAGAATGATGTTATAATTGAAAAATGTTATATTTATCCTAAAGTAAAATAGGATGAAAAAAGTATTATTGTTAGTTACACTATTGGTTATTAGTGTTACATTATTTGCACAAGATGTTGTAGTATTGAAACATACAAATTACACATCACACTTCAGTAAATCAAAGAAATATCCAGTAATGGTAGAGTGGTGGGAAACTAAAGCAAAAGTAGGTTGCCCAACTCCACTACCTCGTAAAGACAATTTCAAACCAGACCCATTGTTACCAGTTGAAACTAATATTGGAAATGACTATGTTGGTAGTGGTTTGGATAGAGGACATTTGATGCCAGCAAAATCAAATCAATGTCAAACTCAAGCAGTGCAAGATGAGTGTTTCTATTATTCTAATATGGCTGCACAAACACATAGATTGAATGCAGGAGATTGGAAATCATTGGAAACTTTGACAAGAGAAATTGCAGTTAAACAAGACTCAGTTCATATATGGGCAGGAAATGTTGGTGAGATTAGAAGAATAGGTAAAGTAGCAGTTCCAAAACAATGTTGGAAAGTTGTTTACACCAAAAAATCAAATGAATGGATGGCTTTCTTATTTGAAAATGACCAATCTAATCCAGACGGAATCAATAATAACAAAGTAGACTTATCAGACATAGAAAAATTAACAGGCCTAAAATTTAAATAAAGATGTTCGTACCAAACCACTTACACCTATTAGTAAAAGGATATATTAAAACTCCACCAAAAACAGAAAAAGTGTTAAACATATGGTTTACACAGTTAGTACAAAATGTAGGAATGAAAGTGGTTGCAGGGCCCACATCGGTATATGTCAATGAACCTGGAAATGAAGGATTGACCGGTACTGTTACACTTGCAACATCACATGCATCAATTCATATTTGGGATAACATAAATCCTGCTATGTTTCAATTTGACTTATATAGTTGTTCAAACTTTACACCACAACAGGTTTTAAACCACATTGACGATTGGTTTGGTTTACAAGAAGCACATTGGCAATTCATTGATAGAAATGGTATTGAGTTTTACACATTAGATAGTGGAAATTTCAAAAAAGGATTGAGTTCTAAATTTGTAGATGTATTTAAAAAGAAAAAATTCTAATGAGTTATTTGGTTGCCAATATACCACCAATTGAAGTTTTAGTAGATAAGAAATTTTTATACGATTTTCAAAAAGATTACAAGGGTAATTATTTGGGTGATGGTGAGTGGGAAAAAGGACATTGGGTAAGTGTTAAATCAATTGCAAATCGTGCATTACTATTTGAAACTTATATTGATACATTTGGAGCAGTATATGACAAACTACCTATACATGCATTCCGTTGGAGACCATTAGAAACGACAGATAAGACCTTTCCTTTGGACTTCTTACAACTTTGGGATTGTCTATCATACAATATATCAGTCATAGAAAAGAGGGTATTAAGGGGTGTTAAGACCTATACTACAATGAAAGACCAAACGGTTGTTGAGGGTGATTATCTTTTTACAATTGATACGGCTCATTCTGACCCAAATGAAATAGATTGTGGATGGAGTGAAACACCAAACGAACATAAATGTTATAATATATCTAAATTGGAAAATGGACAAATATGTGCACAACCAAATAATAGAACTAGATTTTACCAACCAAGTAGAACCAATGATATTACACAATCACCTTATTTTAGATATTCTACAAAAATATGGTCATGTGAAGATTTTGGAAAGTGGAGACCATCCGATACAAATTGGGACTATACGGAAACTAAATAATATTTAATATGGGAAATTTAACTAAAAAATATTATATGGATGTAATTCAATATTACAGGCCTGATTATAGAGAAAGAATTTTAAATGGTGAATATCCAATGCATCTTGTAAAAGGTAATGGATATGAAATACAATGGGTTAATGAATCGGAAATAACGGAGTATTCAATATTTAATTGTCCTGATGAACATTTTTTTGAAAGAAAAAGTGGTCAATACTTTGGATGGCCTATTACTTGGCACCCAAATGTTTCACATAATATACCTACAAAACCAGATTATGGTAGACCAAAAGAAGTGGAATCACCTATTCCTGATTGGTCAAATTGGAAAGGTTAATAATAAAAAATGATAGATACACCCACTTTACAATTTTTTGGTTGTTCATTTACTAGTTTAGAAACTAGTGATACTGGATATGTAGTTAATAATTTTAAAAGTATTGTTTCTGAAAAATTACAATATTCATTTATAAACCACTCTAATACTGGATATTCAAATGAAAAAATAATAGATGATGTTTATAACTTTTGTAATAACAATTTAACTCAAAATAACATATATGTAATTCAATTTAGTTTTAATGATAGATTTGGTATGTATTCCGATTTAGTAGATAAATTTATTTCAATGTGCAAAAGAAAAAATCCGGATGATTATACCGAATCAATATTTATTAATTTTTATAACGATTGGTTAAAATATTTTTATTCAAGAAAGGGTAGAATACGAGAATTTAGAAAACAAATAGATTTTCTTTGTGCATGGTTAAGGTCAAACAATGTAAAATTTGTTTGTTTTGGGATGGATGAGGATATGGATGCAGAATATTATACAGATGTATTTTATGAAAGAAATAATTTTATAAAATTTGAAAATACATATTCTTTATATGACCATATGTGTTTGAATAAATTAAGAATATCAGACATTCCAGAATACCAAAAAGAAGGCCTTGTATTGGATTTTCACTTAAACAACGATGGACACATTTATATATCTAATAAAATTATAGAAAAAATAATACATTACAATTTTTTATCTATATAGATACTTATAATACATAACTCATTGATAATCAATAAGTTATAAAATACTTTGAAAAATATTTGGAAATACCAAATATTTGTCCTATCTTTAGGTCTGTTCATTGAAATATTGGGGATGCTTTGGAATTGATTGCAATGCAAATAGTAGTACCACACGTAGAGGTAAGTGATAGAAACTCTTTAAAACTGCACAAAACAATAACTGACGAAAAGTCAACTATGACTTACAACGACTTAATGGCGTTTGTAGGTATGGATTACGCTGTAGCAGCCTAACCAATCCCGTACACATCATGGGACTTTAAATAGAATGTGAAATACGGGCCACAGGTCGGAGCCCATTTAAAATAATTTCGAGACCAGGTTCTTTGGAAGTTTGTTTCCCACACACATCAAACTTTATATTTTGTCAATTAAGAAAAATTGAATAAACGTGTGAAATGCTGGTATTATTAGTTCTTTGTAAGACACGGGTTCGATTCCCGTCATCTCCACCAAAAAAATATATTTGGTAATTTGAAAAAGTTATCGTATATTACATTTAATATCGCGGGATAGAGCAGAGGTAGCTCACGTGGCTCATAACCACAAGGTCGGAGGTTCGAATCCTTCTCCCGCAACAAACTTGGAGCACGAGGAACTAACATAAACGGAGTGCTTAACCCATAAGTTGATTAAATTCAATTATAAGGTTTCCAGTGAGTTAGTTTAAAAAAAGATTTGGTAGTTTGAAAAAATTATCGTATCTTACATTTAAGATGATTGGTTGAAGCCATCAAATAATAAAACCGATTGAGTGACCTGTCCAACAGGGAAGAAAGCCGGACACTAATTATCTTAAAAAAAGTTTTAAATAAATTTGGTAGAATAAAAAATTATTCGTATATTTATTAAAACGACAATAGTTCTTTAAAAGATTAAAATATTTTACATAGTGAGTTCGTCTCACATAGTAAACAACCGCCGCCTATGGTGGTTAAATAAACTACGAAAGTAGGATAAAGTGGGTGTATTAAGTGATACATCTGCGGCTACTCTCCCCGTAAGGAGAGATTAGCTTGAGTAGGCAAGTGGGATATTATTTGAGCTTTGTACGAAAGGGTAACACTATATCGGAAGAGTTTGAATAGTTGGGGTAGTATAGATACTCCGACTGAGTTGGGAACAACAATAAGAATAACCCATAGAATATCAGTAAGAAGTGTAGACTTAATCCCTCTACATCATTGCGGTATTCAGTTTCAAAGTTATCTTAACATCAAGCCATCCGAAAGGACGCAAGATAAGATAGTGTACAAGTGGTGTTGTTACCATCCTTATATAGAGTTTACCAAAACCTATATTTGAAGATGACTTAAAAAACGGCAGTAGGGATATTGCATCGGGTAGTTTAGTATTCTCTCGTTCAAAAGATGAGGGAGCTAGTGGTAAACCACTACCTGAATGATTCTATAAACTAAAACTCAATTTTTACTAAGGTGTAAAAACTACAATTTAAAAATTAAGCATGAGTGTTTACCAGTTGCAGATGAAAGGTGTGTACATAGTTAAGAGATGTTCTTAGCCACGATACCTCCGCAAGAGGTCTGTGATTCTATCGAAAGGTTTCTAATTCCGCAAGAACTAATCAGGCTGCGAGGCTTGAAGAAAATAATTAAGTAGAGAGTAATCGGCAACTTAAAGACTGATAGTCTTAAATCATCCACATTGAATTGGTACTACTCAAAAGGTAGTGGAAACGGAAGGAAACAAATAATCTTTCTAAAGTCGGTTCACCAAATAGAGTATTCTCATCTATTTATAAGCGGAGTTGGTGTAATGGTTCCACACGGGTTTACCCGCGGGATAGCACACTTACCGATCCAGGTGAGAGGATGTAGTTCGATTCTATGGCCCCGCTCAAAACGAAAATATTCGTGGTCTACATTTCCGGCTGTTTCTTATTCAACAGTCAAATCGTTTAAACTTAGACCTAAAAGATAGAACGAAAAAATAAAATTGGAAGTAAGTGTTTTAGGGAGGATTTTGGACATTAAAAATGCAATCAGAAACGATACACGATTGCCGGTTTCGTAGTCGTACACTACAAGAGTTACCGCCTCCTATAAACTCTATTCATGTGCTAAGTAATTTAATGAGGCTTGTATTAACCAGAGCATGACTTGGATGGCGTATTTTGAAATTAAATTACTTTTTAAATATTAAAATAAAAGAATTAGATATATATTAACGATGAGAACTCTAACACATACACTTTGTAGTCAACCGAATCAGATTTGGATTGGCAATTTTGTGCAGTTAGAGGATACGGATGTAGGATAAAATGTAATAATTTTTGAATAATATTGAGAAACCTCTGACTGAAAAGTTAGGGGTTTTTTTGTTATATACTCTCACTTGGCTCAGTTGGTTAGAGCGTCGCACTGTTAATGCGAAAGTCCTAAGTTCAAGTCTTAGAGTGAGAGCAAACAAAAGCGGGTGTAGCTCAATTGGTAGAGTGCGTTCCTTCCAAGTACGAAGTTGCTGGTTCGAACCCAGTCACCCGCTCAAACGGTTACCAATCCGGAACACGCCTGGAAGTTTAGTGTATTAGCACACCGGGAAATGGTGATAACAAAATTGGAAATTGTCGGATGGTGTAATGGTAGCACAAATGTTTTTGGTACATTTAGTTTTGGTTCGAGTCCAGGTCCGATAACAAAATGGGAATTAGCGTAGTCAGGTATCGCGCTAGCTTTGGGAGCTAGAGGCCGTAGGTTCGAATCCTGCATTCCCAACACTTTGGAATATAGCTCAATTGGTTAGAGCATTCGCCTGATACGTGAAAGGTTGAAAGTTCGAGTCTTTCTATTCCAACACACATCCGGTTTGGTGCAATGGCAGCATGTAGGTCTCCAAAACCTTTGATTACAGTTCGAGTCTGTAAACCGGTGCAATTAGTTCTATGGTGTAATTGGATAGCACGAAACACTACGGATGTTTTAGTTTGGGTTCGATTCCTAATAGGACTACAATATGGTCAGTTTGGTCGTGGAGGCCGGTGGGACTGCAAATCTTACGGAGTTGGTTCGATTCCAACATTGACCTCAAATGGTGTTTGAAGCATTAAGGTGATGCGTCGGTTTGTGGAGCCGGATAAGACGGGTCGGTACCGTCCTTACACCCCAAAGGAAAGATGGGTGAGTGGTTTAAACCAGCAGTTTACTAAACTGCCGGCTCAAAAGGTCCGTGAGTTCGAATCTCACTCTTTCCGCAAATGCCCGTATGGCGGAATTGGCATACGCAGTGGTCTTAGAAGCCATACAATTATAGGTTCGACTCCTATTACGGGTACATTATTTGGTAAAGTAAATTATTTATCGTATATTTAATTTATAAGGTTGATTGGGAATAAAGATAGTCCGCTAAATCGAGTTAGTGCAAATCTAATAAACTGTCATTCGGTTAGTAAAGCCAATCATAAAAGTAAATGTCCACGCACCCATCTTTTACTTTCCTTAAATGCTCAGTTCGACTAAGGGTTAGGTCACATCCCTTTCACGGATGTAATACGGGTTCGAATCCCGTACTGAGTACAATAGCCCGAGTAGCTCAGCTGGTAGAGCAACTGATTTGTAATCAGTAGGTCGTAAGTTCGATTCTTATCTTGGGCTCAATGGATGGGTAGTTCAGTTGGTTAGAATGTCGGCTTGTCACGCCGAAGGTCGCGGGTTCGAGTCCCGTCCCGTCCGCAACGGGTCTGTTAGTTAAATGGATATAACTTCTCACTTCTAATGAGATGTTCGTGGTTCGATTCCACGACGGACTACAATATGCCGGTGTGGCGGAATGATAATTGTACAGTTATTAGACGTCCCGTAATTCTAGAAAGGTGATGTATCCGAAATGGACATCGTGTGGGTAATCAGTCCCTCCACCGGCACCTTATGGGCTTTGATGATACAGCCATAAAGAGAGACAGATGTTTCTCATTCATCATAAAATAGGTAGGTGACTCCACACCTGCTTATTTTTAAAGGGAATGTAGCTCAGTTGGTTAGAGCAAAAAACTCATAATTTTGAGGTCACAGGTTCGAGCCCTGTCTTTCCCACAAAAAGATTTGGTAATATGAAAATATTATCGTATATTTATTAAAATTAGAAAATTATGAATTGGTTTGTTATTTATTATGTTATCAGTATTGTTTATTGTTTTTATCAGTTGAATGTTAAATACAAAGAAAGAGGAGTTGAATATAGTTCTCCTGAATTGGATGCAATTATGGTATTAGTTATGGCATGGGTATTAGCCCCTGTCGATGTATCTATCACTTGGATTAGAATGGTCAAAAAAGCAGAGGAAGCTAGAATAAGACAATCATCTACTACCTTTTTAGATGCAGATACTTTCAGAAATGAAGAAACACATATCTATTAGTAGAATATAATAGAGAGTTGGCCGAGCGGTTGATGGCACCAGTCTTGAAAACTGGCAAGTGTAAAAGCTTCTGGGGTTCGAATCCCTAACTCTCTGCAAAAACAAAAGTTATGACACTAAAAGAAGCAACTGCCGAATTACATAGTAAGGCAGAAAAGATGGATTTTAATCAAAGAATGTTTGCGGGTAAATTGAGTAATGATGAATACTTAAATTATCTAATTCAACAATCTTACATTTTCCAAGAAATAGAAAATAGAAATTTACCGCATCCAAATTTACAAAGATTAAGTTCAATCAATGAAGATATAAATGAATTGGGTGGATATAAATTTAAGATAAGCAAACCAACAACCGATTATGTTGTTTATTTGGGTGACTTAAATCAGTCAAACTTAAATGCACACATCTATCTTAATTACTTAGCTATTATGTTTGGTGGACAAATGATGAAATCAAAAGTTCCAGGTAGTGGTAAGATGTATGACTTTGAAGGTGACATGAGAGAATTGATTGGTAGTGTTAGAGCAATTCAAAATGATGGAATGGCCGACGAAGTAAATAAAGGTTTTATATTTATCATAAACATATTAGATGAATTACAAAGAAACTCTGGACAAACTATCTAATGATATCCAATGGTTGATTTATCAGTTAGCAGATGGTGTTAAAATCGAAACGGAAGATTTTGGTTGGGACAATCGTAGATACGCATCAAATCGATTTAGAATGGCACACATTGAAAGATATTCCGATTCAAATTTAGAAGTATTACACTTTACTTGTTTTCCTACAAAATACTCACAATTGCCAATATTTGGATGTGATATAATTACAACCGATAAAAAACCATTGGCAGCATTTATGGATTGGTCACCTGTTGATTCTGCATTAGAAATGACTATGACACATCAATTTGAAAAACCATATCCATTACCTGATTGGGCTAAGATTATATTTTCACCAACAGCATTGGCAATTGTCCCATCGGATAATGAAATGGAAAAATTAACGGAAGTAATATTACAAAGTTTTAAAACATATATTTCTTTATTGGGTAGTAGTAAAGATAAAAGTGAAAGAGTTGATTATATAATAGCAGCACAAAATCGATATTGTGAAAATCAACAAAAGAACGAAAGAACTTATAATGTATTGAAAGCAAAATTAGGAAAAGAAAGAGCTAAATACTTTATGGAAACAATCCTATTCCCGAAGATAGATTAACATATATAAAAAAATAATATATATAACACATTGACCCCAATGTTACTAAAAATAGTTTTGGTAATTTGGGGTTTTTTTCGTATCTTACATATCTAATAGAAAACAACTATATGGGTAAGTTCTACGAAGATTTAGATACTCTTAATGAGTTAATTAAAAAATTGGATAAGAAAAATCAATTGGGTGAGTTTATTATAAAAGCACTTAGATTGATGAAAGAAAATCCAAACAAATCAATATCAGATGTCATCAAAGAAACAAAAAAAGAACATTATAAATAAAGGACATTATTTGGAGTTAATGGATAGGATTCATATCGTAATGATGAATATTCAGGACCATCTAATAGACCATCCATTAGCAGAAAACGAAAAGGATATACAAGAGAAAGTAGGAAAAGCATTCAGACATTTGTGGGATGCTTATCAATTGGTAGGACAAAAAGAAGATAGTTATGAAAAACTGGAGAATAACGCACATAAGTGACACACATAATAAACACAATAGGGTAAATTTACCAGGTGGAGATATTTTAATACATAGTGGAGACATAAGTTCAATTGGTAGGAAACACGAAGTATTAGATTTTATAAAATGGTTTAGTAAGCAACCATATAAGTTTAAGATTTTTATTGCAGGTAATCACGATTTAACATTTGATAGTGAGGTATTGTTTAGAGATAAATCCGTTCACTTTGATAGGATTCAATACTTTGAACTACCTACTAATGGTAAACCCGATTGGTTAGTAGATGCAATATCGGAATTGGATGATGATGTATTTTATTTAGAAAACTCATCTATTGAATTTGACAACATTAAGATATGGGGTAGTCCTATCAGTCCTAGTTTTGGATATGGTTGGGCATTCAATAAAGATAGAGGTCAAGAAATAAATGAAGTATGGAATACTATACCTAATGATACTGACATTGTTATTACACATAGTCCAATTTACGGATATTGTGATAAGACTCAAAACAATTATCAAAATGTAGGTTGTGAAGATTTATATCATAGATTGCAAGAGGTTAAACCACACTTACACTTTGCAGGTCATATACATGAGGCATATGGTTATGGTGTAATTCCATATAAAGATGAGTGGGGTGATATTTATACCTTTAATGGTTGTAGTTGTAATTTAAGATATGAAGTGGATAATAATCCAATCACATTTGATTATAATTTCATAACAAGAGAAATAAATTTCATTTAATGGAAAGAAATACTATAATATTTACAGGTGCATCACATACATTTGGATTGGGATTAGAATGGGAATTAGACCCAATATTAAATAGTGAAGAATATTTACAAAAAGGTGTTAATATTCCCATTCCAAGACCGGATGTATATCAAAAATATTGGAGAGAAAATAGATGGCCTACTTTGGTATGTAATGAATTAGGATATACTCAATATAATGTTCATGATTCCGAAAATAAAATATTAATTGGAGGAAACGCAGTTGAAACATTGTGGATGATGGTTAAAAAAGAAAATGAACTTAAAGATTTATTTTCTAAAACAAAATATATTGTATTAGAAACGGGTGGTAATGTTAGATGGTATGACGAAGAATTACATGGTGGAATAGATGGTGACAAATATCCAAATACAGTTATAGAAATGATTAATCTAATTAACAATCCCAATAGTGATGCATTGGTTGTTGCTAAAACTTTAGAATGGATTGATAATATAGACCCGGTTATTTATTCAAAAGAACTAACTGATAAAATTTTATATCTTACAAAAAAATATCCAGAAATTAAATTTATAATATTACCATGGCATCAATTAGAACCAATAAAAAATGTTTCGAAACTTTTAAGAGATAGTATAGTAGAAATTAAAGAAAATGATAAAAGTTATAAAGATGTAAATAATTTTTTAGAAAAAGAAAAAATACAAGTTTGGAATAAAGCCAAAGCATTTAATGGTAATTACAAATACAATATGATAGAACAACATGCATCAATTGAAGGACATAAGAGAGTTGCGGATATTGTCATAAATCACATTAAAAAATTAGAAAATGAAAAAAAATAAGATATGGTTGTATTTGGATGATGTCCGAATACCAACTGAGGGTGATTGGCAAGTCGTAAGAAACTATGATGAATTGGTTGCACATATCAAAATGAATGGTTTGGAAAATTATGAAGTAATTAGTTTAGACCATGATTTAGGTGAAGGTGCAATGATTGAATATTATACAAATGTAAAACCTAATTATGAATTGGACTACAATCGTATACCTGAAAAAACAGGAATGGATTGTGCAAGATACTTGGTAGCCGAATCAATGAATACAAAGATTCCTTTACCAACTATTTATGTTCACTCAGCAAATCCAATTGGAGCAGCAAATATTATAGGATATGTAAACAACTATTTTAGAAATAATAAATTACCAGAAGTATGTGTAAAAGTAAATATTGAACATACATATGCACCTGATACAATTATGACGGAAGAGGAAAGAAACAATAGATACAAAATACTACAAAAATATAAAAACAAATAATATGAAACAAAAAGAAAACTTAATAATACTTTTTATTTTAATTGCGGTTTGGTTTAGATTGATACCACATTTACCTAATTTTACACCTGTGACTGCATTGGCTTTATTTTCAGGTTTAATGTTGAAAAGAAAATGGTTGAGTATTGGTATTCCATTAGTTGCAATGATGGTATCGGACTTAGTTTTAGGATTTAGTGCAATATCAATTTGGGTATATTTGGGATTTGCATCAATTACAATTATTGGATGGTTTTTAGATAAAATGAATGCAAAGTCAATTTTATTGTCATCTTTAATATTTTTTATAGTTTCAAATTTTGGAGCATGGTTAATTGGATATCCACACACAATTGAAGGTTTAATGATGTGTTATACATTAGCAATACCATTTTTTGGATATTCTATTTTAGGTGATTTATTTTGGGGATATACATTTAAACATTCTTATAAGTTTATAGAAAGTAAATTTTTAAAAGTAGCATAAGTTATGGAATGTATTGCAATTTTAATAATCGGAAGTATTTTATGGATGGCATTTGAGATGTGGAAAGCACCACTTTTAAGAGAAAATCCAGATGGTTCGTGGACTACGATAAGAAAAGAAAAGAAAATAATGGACTTTTTTAAGAAAAAAAATAAAAACAAATAGTTATGGGTGTTGAATTAAAAGATACCTTTTTTGAAAGTGTAGAAAAATTGGTTTGGTATGATACTAAACTATGGAAAGTATGGTCAGCTATACGATATGATATTCCATTGTTCTTTAAGAATGTATGGAGATTTAGAAAGGAGTTGTATAATCACCAGTGGTGGGATTATCGTTACACTTTGGAAATGATGTATCGTTCTTTGAGTATTATGGTAGTTAGGTTGGAGAAGGATGGAATAGAGGAAGATGTGAGTAGAGGTAAGAAGGTTGCTAAGATTAAAAGAGCATTGGAATTACTTAAACACAAATTGGATGATGATTATGTGAGTAGAGCCGAAATTCAATTAGGTGAGTTATCACATAAACCATTTGAGTTTGAGAAAATGGAAGATGGAAATTATCTATTAGTGGATAACGACACTCCTGCAGAAAGAGAACATGCAAAGAGTGTATATAAAAAAGCACAGGAAATTGAGAAAGTGGAGTGGAAAGAATTGTGGGAGATTTTCAAAGGAACTAAATTTTCAAAGAAGTTTGGTTGGGCATATGATGGGAGTGATATGCGACATTGGTGGGATTAAAGGGATTATTAATTGTTAAAGTATATATTTTATGTTTGTTGTTGTTTTGGTTATGGTCATTGTAACCGTTCTTATTTCTTGGTCGTGGGTCAATGGTATTGATTATATGAAAGAAAACCATCCCGATTATAAAGGAGAAGATTTTTTAGATTGTGGTGAAGATGAGTGTATAACTAAAATGGCAGGCAGAGATGGTTGGGATGACAATAACATACATTCGGAAGGAGACTTTTAAATAAAAACATTATGAAAGAATTTATACAAAAATATCAGAAAGCAATTGTTGGAACAGGTGCAGTATCAGTATTATTGATATGTTATTTCCAACAAAAAGAATTAAGTAAACTAAGAAGTGAACAAGTTAAGGTATACAATGTTCCTGCAGCTGCAGATAGTTTACAAAAAATAGTAGATAGTTTAGAAACCGAATTATTTATGGCTAAAACTATGAATGGAAGATATGAATTGGCATTGGAACATTTACACGAAGTGAACCAACCTGCAGGATTAGTCTTTCAAAGATATATGGAAACTGAAACCGAATAAATAATGAAAAGTGTTATAGTTTTTGTAGGAAGTTACAAGTCCCATATTCCATTTATTTTGGGATTTTTTGGAAAAGAAAATTTAGAATATAAATCGGAGTTTAACCCAACTATTTTTGATGAAAGTAAAACACAAATATATTATCATCCAAAATTGAATTGTGATATTTTGATTTATGCAGATACTTCTTATTTTTTACAAGAATCAAATGAAGTATTTGATGAATATGATGTTAAGATTTTTTCTATGGATTTAATTGATGGAAAGGAATTTTTATTCGATGAAAAAATATCAAAAATACCAAATTCAAAGAAAATATTCATATGGTATTTTGGTGAAGTATTTAGTAAAGAATTTTTGAAATCATTTGAAAAAACAAAATACGATAAAATTTTATTAGGTTCAAATAGACGAGAATTGAAATGTGATGTAGATTACATGTTACCCTTTAGGTATTTTAGATATTATATAGGTTATTATTGGATTGAAGATTTAATGAATAATTTTATTTATACAAAATACAATAAAAATTCTCCAAGATTATTTAGTTATACCAGAGCATATAATTCCAGTACTTGGAGAAATGAATATATTATTGAACTTGGGGAGGATTTAACATCCAAAAATTCTGCAAACGATGCATATGATTTAACATATCCAAAGTATAAACATTTTGAAACAATATTTGATTATACGAATTGTAATATCAATTTAATATTTGAAACAATCAATTGTAACAATACAGATGAGGCCTTTTTAACAGAAAAAACATATAAGGGATTATTTTTTGGAAAACCTTTTTATTTGATTGCACCTGTAAATATAATATCTTATTTAAAATCCAAAGGATTTTATTTATTAAATTTTGAATTTGGAAGTAATTTTGATTCTATTATAGATTTAAATCACAATTTTAATAATTTTAAAAATTGGATAAAAATGACTGCTGAGGAAGAGATTGAAAAAATGTATAATATTTGGTTAGAAAAATCACAAAAAAACAGAAAAATGTTATTTCACTATTTAAACGATTATTCTCAAAGTGAAGAAATCATTAAAAAGTTATTAAATTAGAAAAAAATATGGAAGTAGAACAATTTACAATTATAGTAGACTTATTAACTGAAATAAGAGATTTACTAAAAGAGGACAAACAACCACAAACGAAAATTACGGTTGTTGGTAACAAACCACAAAATAACACAAAAAGCCCAAAAGGACTACAAACTAACGAGGATTTTACCCTATAAAGGGGTATTTTCATAACTCATTGATAATCAAAGACTTATACATATAGGTCTTTTTTTATGCATAACTGGTTGACTATCAACATATTAAAAAAAAGTTTAATAAATATTTGGTAATGTCAATTATTTGTCGTATATTGAGGTATATTCAAACAATTATTTAACAAAAACACATAAAATTTCCGAGCTATGAGTTGGTATGACAATTTCAAGACAGGTACGAAAGACTACCTAACAAAAGGTAAAAGTTACGCATCATCATTTTGGTATGATGGCTATGACACTTCGTATGATGTATTAGAAACCTATGGTGGTTTCAAGAAACAAGATTTAGACTTGTATAAAAAGACTAATAACCTATATAAGTTAGCATCAGTAAGACGAGCTATTTCTAACTTCGTACAAATCGTTACACAAAAAAACATACCCGTTACATTCGCTACAAAAAGTGATAGTAAGACGGATGGTAAGAGAGTAATACTTTCTGCCGATGTTGATGACAAATTTGATGTGTCAGTTGGTTTAGCATTACACGAAGGTTCACACATTATATTATCCGACTTTAAGTTGTTGTCTAATATGAACGATATGTTATCTAACTACGAAAGAGTACAAAGACAAATCAATAGTGATACTCAAAATGAAATTGAGAACAATCTACCAATCAGTTGGACTATTGACA